TTAATTGCGGTTTACCTCCGGGTTATCGGTGCGCCCCAGCAGATAGTCTATACTGACGTTATAGAAGTCGGCCAGCTTGACCAGCCTTTCTGCGGTCAGCTCAATAACGCCGTTTTCATACTGAGAGTAGGTGTTCTGGGATACGTGGAGGACACTGGCAAGATCGCACTGACGAAAATCGTGATCTTCCCGTAGGCTTCGTATGTTCGGATATTCCATGGGCTGACTACCTCCTTACGATTATTATCGTTATCTTGGAGGCAGATATTGACATTTATCTGTAATACAGATATAATAGATTACATAACAATAGGAAGAAACGATACGATGGAAAGTAAAGGGCGTTCTACGGCCCTTTGTCTGCCTGCGGGCGGGCTGCGTATGCGATTGCAGGAGTCCTTCTATGTTGTCAAACCATGAAATTGCCGATATGAATTATTGCCGCCGCTGCATCAACCAAAAATACAACATCCATTTAAAGCGCAGCGATGTGGTCGTTTTGCAGATGATGTACCCCTGCGCACGCTGCGGGGAGATGAAGCACCCCGTCCAAGCCGTCAAATGGAACGCCCTGTGGAAACTTCTGTTTGCCCACGCCCGCAAGCGGAAAGAACCATAAAAAACGCAAAAGTGCCGTGAGGGATCTTCCTCGCGGCACTTTTGCGTGTCAAAAAACACCAATTCTTCCATATAGAGACTGTAGGGGCGAACACTGCTCACCCTTACAATGCACTTTTTGAGTATCGGCTCACGCCGACTGCGCGTTCAGCCAGCGGTGCAGCTCGTCCCGGATGGCGGCAAACGCAGCGGCGGTGTCCGGGTTATCAGTTTTAAAATCCAGCAGCCGCCACAGCCAGCCCTGCTCGTCCACGATGCGCAGGCTCTCGGGATAGCACAGCTCAAACACAAGCGACGCATGGCCGACGGCGTTGTCGGCGGGGTACTGCTTTAAGCTGTGCAGCACGCAGTGGTGGGCGTAAAAGGCGTCCAGCACGGCGGGCGTCACCGGGCTCCGGCGCAGCGCCGCAGTGCTGACGTTGTAAATTTCCTCCATCGGTGTCTCGACGTTGACCCGCAGAATGTCGATCTTGTCGGCGTCGCGCAAAATCTGGCAGAACAGCCGCGTGCGGTCATCCAGCGCCTCCGGCAGACGGAACGCGCTGTGCCATTCCACAGCGGTGCGCAGCAGTGCGTCGGCACCGGCATCGTCCAGATAGTCCCGGATGCGTCCATCGTCGAACAGCACCGCGACGCTCAGCGCGGCGTGGCTGACCGACTGTGCATCGATAAATGTGTTGTAGCGGCGCAGCTGCTCAAAGCGGCCTACATCGTGCAGGATGCCGGACAGCCAAGCCAGATCGACATCCTCCGGCGGCAGGGCCAGGCTTTGGGCAATGCGGGCGCAGAGCGCCGCCACGCGGTAGGTATGGTCGATTTTCAATTTGACTTTGGCGTCAGCGGCGTTGTAGTGTGCGGCATAGTCGGCAAAGGCTTTTTGCGCGCGGGCACGGTCAATTTTCATACTATCACTTCCCTGTTTCAGTGTACCACATCCGGCAAAATGCGTAAACCGCAATGTTTATAAAATTTACTCCACAACGAATGACATTTTTGGATAAATAGTTTTTACTTTCTGTAGTGCCGAATAAATGACGCTTCAACGCTTAAATATTCAATCTATTTATTATTAACCCTCTTATTTACACCACATTTACACCACTTGCAAAAACGAGACTTAGTATGACAAATAAAAACACTTAGACGAGAATGTTCTACGCCGCAGGAACACACTCGTCTTTTTTATTTATGGACAAACTTGTTGTTTTGCTGTATTATTAGAATAAGATGATTCCAGTCATACAGGAGTACAACAAGAAAGAAGGACACAGATGATCCGTTCTGAATTTGAGGAAAGACTAGCCCAAATATTCTCGATTGGCGAAGACGATGAAGAGTATAAGCAAATGACAAAATGCCTTGGTGATATGGGGCTTAAAAAGTCCTTCATAGTCAAAGACGGCGCATACCATTTTTGCTGGGAGCAAAACGATAACAATGTCGGCTTTGCAGTCAAGACACCGGATTGTGCGCCAGATGAGGAAATCGATAAAGATTACTTTAAAAAATTTCTTGCCGTTCTCACAAATGCGCATAAACAGGCAAAAACCGTTGATTTTCAAGCGTCTCTATCTGACCTTGTCCCTGAAAACGTAGACGACGAGGATGATGACAACGATGAAGACGATTTGCCGGAATTAGACTTCGAGGACGAGGACGCTGAATACGACGAGGACTACATCGGCGACGAGGAGATGGAATTCGATGATGACGAAGAATGCAACGAAATCAAAAAGATTATCGCCGAAAGCAGCAAAGACAGGTTCGACGAAATCTCAGACCGTCTAAAATCAATTTTCAGTGTGCCAGCTGTCAAGTGCAATTTCTTCGTGTATATGACAATCCACATGGATCTTGCAACGATGGAATACTTACTGAAACGGGATTGTTTGCATATTAAATAATCAGCTAAAAAATAGGGATAGCCTCTCATCAAGGTCATCCCTATTTTTTTGCGTTTTCTTTCAGCAGCGTTCCCGCCGTCTATCCGGCTTGTGGTTATCGCACAACCAACGGTCATGCTCTGCAACCTCTATCATCTATTGAACAGATACTCTTGAATATCATTGAACGCACTTTGCATCTGCTCGACATTATTGCCGTTCAGCGCATGGCCCAGCAAAGCAAAGTTTGCCCGCAACAACATATTCATACTGTTCTCCTGCGCGTCAAGCCGTGCTTTGTCTCGCTTGAACAGATCCATGTACTGACTATCCTTACTTGCAAGCAAATCTTTAACGGCATCGACTTCACCAGACATTTTTGTGATTTTCTCTTCCATGGCCTCGATCTTCACATCCTGCTCATGGTTCGGTTTCTTCAGAAAAGTGTTAAACTTCACTAACACAGCGATGGCAGCGCCGATACCGGCAATCGCGCCGCACACGCTCAGTATCCACGTGACAGCGTCGGCCAGTGTAAAAGCAAATTCAGGATTCGGCATCACTGCTCACCTGCCCCTCGTGAGCAGAATCGGCTTCGCCTCGTTTCATCGCATCATAAGCCGCCTGGGCAATACTGCGTGCCTGCTCCTCTGTAATTTTAAGTCCAGCCTGTTTGGCAAGCTCCATAATAAACTCAGCGGCCTTTTTGTTCTTTTCCTCACCAGTCATGTCATCCATGTACTGCTTAATATAGCGGCACGCAGCCTCTCCCCATTTCATCAGCAAAGGATAAGACTCCAGCATAGTAAGCGCACTATTGATAACGTCAGCAGCTTGAGGAAAAACATACTTGCCAAGCAGAAAAAAGCAAACGCTGGCAAGTCCTATAACAATATAGAAAATCCCCTGTTCCATACCTTACTCCTCCATATCATTCGGATGCATGACGCCATCGGTATCGTCTCCCAGCTGCGGCTCCTCCAGTTTGGCATTTTCAGCGCTGGACTTATGCTCCTGTACCTTAATCCAGGCGTTGCACAGGTTTTCAGCGCTCAGCGCCGCAAACAGTCCCGCGTTAAAGCTGTAATCCGGCAGCTGACCGATACTGAAGCATAGCACCATATACACAACCGCGTACACAATCGTCGCACCCATCGTAAACACAATGACCTTTTTTGAAAAACGCATGGCGTTAAAATTCTCTCCCATACCAATCACCGCCTATCAAGTATGACTGGCGACTGCTGCAGGGCCTACATACCCATAGAGCGTCTTGTACCAGCCATTAACAATATCACTGTAACCAATCGTAACAACCTTGCCGGTCTTAGCATCTGGGCTTGCAATCACACCAACACTTGCATATTCAGTGCCGGGACCTTTGCGCACGTTCCAGCGTCCAGCCTTGAACACGATTGCCTTCTGGGCGGGCTTTGGCGTAGAGACTCCAGCGGTTTCACCAACATAAGCCTTATAGCACCAGTTCATATCGCAATCTCCGGCGATGCCAGCAACAGCACCCTTACTGCTGTACTGCCACATCTGGCATTTACCCTTTTGGTTGACTCCGTTACGGTAATCGGCCAGCCACAGGTCATAAGCCGCCAATTTTGTCATGTCAAGATAAGCCGCCTTGTAATTCGTGTAAGTGTACAGCATCGGCTTATACCCACGCTGATCGATAATATCCAGACCGCGCTTTACCAGTGCAGTAAGCTTGTCCTTGCCGATAGAAGCAGTATTTCTGTCCTCAATGTCCAGCGCAACGGGGTACTGGAGCGTCTTGCCATCCAGAGCCTTGAACAGCATCTCAAACTCCTTGTTCTGCGTGGCTTCGTCCTGCGCATAGGTAAAGAAATAGACGCCCACGGGAATACCATTCTCGCGTGCGCCTTTATAGTTCTGTTCAAATGTAGGGTCAATATAGATACCGTTTTTATTAGTGGACACAGCCCGCAGCATGGCAAACTTTACACCGGCGGCCGCTACTTTGCGCCAGTTGATATTGCCCTGATACCTCGATACATCAATGCCCCAAAGCTCAACGGCTGCAGAATCTGCAGGTTGCTTGTTTGCGCTTGCTGGCTTATTGCTCTCCCCCACACTTTTATCTACACTGTGTTCACCAGTGCGGAATGTAAATACCGATGCGTTGGCCTTGGTGAAATTATTATCCAACCATACCAGCGGGTTCGTGCGCTTGTTCTTCCAGCGTACCTCGAAATGCAGATGAGCACCAAAGCTATTGCCGGTATTGCCGCTGTAGCCAATCACCTCACCGGTCTTTACGACCTGCCCCTGCTTCACATTGATAGAATTCAGATGCGCATACAGCGTGTGCAGTGTACCACCATTCCAATTCGCGTGGCGGATTTTAACCATGTTGCCGTAGCTGTTCGTATCACCCTGCGTGCGTTTGCCGTTCCAGTGGTACACAATTTCTACAGTGCCATCTTCCGCCGCCATAACCGGTGTCCCAACAATAGCTCTCATGTCAATAGCCTGATGCAAACTGCCATCATTGTAGTACCACCCCTGCGTCAAAATATGCTGGCTCAAAGGCCAGCCAAGGCATACCTCTCCATTCTTCAACCTCATAAAATTCCTCCCTTATTTAAAATAAAAATCGGCAGAGACCTCTCGGATCCCTGCCGTGTCATATCGCTATTACCAAAGTTTGACAAAAAAGCCGAATTCGTAAGAACCTGTTTGCAAGGAATCCATCGGCCATCCACCAAATGTGCCATTCTGATCATAGATACGTCCAGCCTGACAATATCCATCTTCGTTTTCAAAATGAACCACTGGAAAATATCCAGGGTCTCCCATAATACCCTGATGATAAAATGGCACACAATCAGCTAATATTTTATAGTTGCTTGTTTCAGTAAGCGATTTAGCCTTTGCAACCATTGGTTCAAGATTCAACCACTGAAATTGTCCATTACGGTTGACCGGTCCAATTTGATTCCCGGAAACGTCAACATGCGCCAGATAAGAACCGTCCGTGTATTTTGCCAAAATAACAGTGGCAAATTTGCCAATATTATATATCGAACATCCTAACTCACTGGAAAAGCTGTAGCCATACGTCAGCACATCCTCATTGATGCACGCCCCGCCCATCAAATTCAGAGCCATATTACTTCACCTCGATGCCAAGTGCCGACTTGATCGCCTCCAGGTCATCCACAGTCAGTGCCGGATAATCAGCCGCAATGTCCTCAAAGTTCTCGCCAGCTGCAAGGCGAATCCTAAAAGCGCGGGTCATAATACGCAGCTTCAAAGCATTCAAAGTTTTCATGGGTTACCTCTCTCCGCCGATCAGATCGGCCATCATCAAAATAATATCATCGTTTGCGGATTCCAGCGCATCTGCGCGTTTTTCTACAGAATCAAGGCGCTGTTCCGTTGTCGGCTTGTTTGCCTCTTCCTGTTTCTTGGCAATCTCCGCCAATTCTTCCTCAGTGTACAGCACATATTTCTGCACGGGTTCATACTCGTCCCAGGCATCGTGTGCAGGCTCATCCGTCACAGCAAGGCGCAGTCCATCCGGGCACGCCTCCGTGATCGTACTCTGCATGACCTCATAGTGCCAGACTTCCTCCGTGGCCTCATGGTGCGCCACAAATTTTTGTGCATCTAGCAGCTTGCCCTTCGTGAGGTCTGGATTAGTCAGCTCATTTTTCAATGCTTCATCGTAGATTTTCATTCCATCACCTCACTCAGGTAGTCCACTGCCGCGCATAGAAGTACAGCATCAAGTCACAAACCGGACGCCGCTTAACGGTAAAGGACAGCTTATTGGTATCGCACACATAAATCTGCCCCTGATTGATCATAGATAACTCACCGGACAGAATGATATTGTCGCTCAATGAGCTTGTCCGCTCCATCATGGCCGGTCCAAGGCTCATGCCCGTCGTAAGGTTGGGCGTAGCGCTTGAAGCCGTAGCAGTAATCGCGTTTCCTTTGGAATCCGACCACGGAACAATCACATTCCAGTTTGATTTGTCGCTAGACTCGTTCCATTTATCACGTGAGATCTTAAACGAGTACAGGTATTGCAGCCGTTTTGTAATGGCGGAATTCGCCACTGGGTTTGCACTGACCTGCGAGAGCGCGTTATCCACAACTGTTTTGTTCGCCCCACTTGCAATGCCGTCCAATTTGATCTTGTCGGTGGCACTCATATAACCATGCTCACTTTGTGTAGCGTCGTTAATTTCCACAGCGGGCGTCACGTACAAGATGTCATCATCCAGTTTGTCGGCTTTTTTCAAGGCATCATACTCAGCCTGTGTAACAGACTTAATCAGTTTCTTTTCAGGCGTAAGATACAGCGCATTTTCATCGATCTCGCCGTTACCCATTGCCTCAATATACTGCGCTTCGGTCAGTACGTTGATCTGAAAATTGCTAACATTCGTAGCGGTTTTTGCCATATCTCATCACCCCTTTACATAGTTAGTATCAGTGCTAAACAAGTTTGCAATATCACTCTGTTCTACCCAAATACCATTTACTTTTTTGTAAACCTTAGATACATTGACCCAGCTGCCATTTACCTTAGTGCTCAGTACAGGGCCAGAAGATCCGCCAGTGTAGTCTACAATCAGATCAGCGCCGTAAAAACGCAAAGTCTGGCTGTTGCTTGCGGATATCGGACCGCGTGTACAAGTAATCAGCAAGATAAGCTCGTTCAGGCTCTCACGATCCCACCAGCCGGTATCGTTAAAAGTCTGAGTCACTGGGTCTGTTCCCAACTCAATTTCGCCGCTCAACCCAGACGTTCCGCAATACAACTGCGCAACACCGCTCAAAATATACGGTGACGCATTCGAAATTCTGGCCTTCATCGTACAAGAAATAGAATTGATTTTGGCGTTGGTCGGAATCTTTGACATATCGAATTTGACTGCCAGCTTAGAAACCGCACCACCACCTGTGTTCAGGTTCAGCACCGCAAAGGTGTCACTGCTTGAACTGGTAAGGCCATTTGAAAGCGGATAAGACGCATCTACCGAAATATACGATGAGAGTTGACCATCATATCCTGTAGGAACCAATGTTACACTTGCCATACATTAGCCCCCAATCTGTAAATACAAATCGCCATTACTGCCGGTCGAAGAACTTGGCACGGAACTACCGGTGTAATACCTCTGGATCACCACAGAACCAGGCACACCGAAAATAGTCTTGCCGCTGATAATGTTTCCGCTCACAAGATTGGCATCGCCACTAACTGTGACCTGCCTCAATTCGTCATAGCCGCTGTCAGGCTTTATGATCTGGCTTGAAGTCCTTGGTGTAACAGTCTTAGTCTGCAGGTTTGGCGAGGATGCCGCCACCACCGTACCGGTTACCCCAAAAATAGAAACACCTGAGCGGATGTTCCCAGCGACCAGGTTACTATCTCCCTTGATCGTCTGAGTACCACTCAGGTACTGATTCGCTCCAATCGTCTGGTTGCTCGTGCCAGGCGTATAAGTAGCAGCAGATTTTTTTGTTACACCGCTGCCAACATGAGTCTTAGAAATTGCGTTCACCGTAACGCTGCTCAAGCCAATATAACCACTATCAGGCGATACTGTCTGCTGGCTTTCGCTCGGTGTCACGGTCTTTGCTTGCGTCTTGATGGCCTCACCACCAGCCGCGCCAAAAATACTAACTTTCTGGCCTCCTAAATAAACAGGCATTAAAAATCACCACCTAACAATCGTAATACTGGTTTGTTTTTCGGCAACGCTTCCCCACGTACCGTCGCTTCTCAAAAACAGGTTCGTTGCACCCGTACTAGGCGCAGGCACAAGTCCGGCCTTACCACTGGCATTTGCTGTAGCACCAACAAAGTTCGTATAGGTCGTATCCTTATCCGCACCCCAGGTTGCTGTGCCATCTTCTTTCCACCGTAAAATCTGCCCAGCCGCACCTCCTGCGGGAATATGCTTATACCCACTGTTTGTCGGATGCACATACTTGTTGGCACCTTCCTCAATGCCATTCAGCTTTTCCTTGTCTTCGGCACTTTGCAGGCCGTCTTCTGTCTCTGTTGCAACATCATATTTATAGTTCAGCTTGACCCAGTCACCAAGATACAACAACATTTCACCATCCGGCAGGCAGTAAACCTTCCCGTTCAGCGGGGCCAGCGGCAGTTCTGTAACATTAAAAACATCGTGTCCAACCTGCGTGCGTCCGCTTGTCGTGTCATGGTAGATGTTGCCGGTGTCATAGCAGAAAACAAGCTGTCCCTCCACAATAGGAGTGGTTTCCAGCTTTGATTGGTTCACTTCCCGCAATGATAGATTCGCCATATTCCATCTCCTATCATCCTGTCATCAAAAAACAAAGCCGCCCCACCATAACGGCAGGGCAGCTCTATAACCTTACTTTTTCAGGTCATTCTGTGTCGATCAGGCAATAGTCTGCCAAACCACAGCAGCCTCAACAGCCTTCACGCGACCATCCATGGTCGTGTTCAGGCCGTAAGCATAGGTCTTAGCAGCATCACGGGCAGCGTCAGCCTTGGTAGTGGCATCCTCAGCCGCAGCAGAGATAGCCTCGCTCTTGGCAGTAGACAGCTGGTTGACATCGACCTTCTCGTTCCAGGTCTTGCGCTCGGCGGCGGTAACGTGGGCAACAGTGTCATTCTTGTGCTCGGCCAGCGCATCGCTTACAACCTTGACCTTCTCGTCAGCTTGGGCCTTGGTGTAGGCATCGGGCACAGCAACGTACAGGCCGTCGGTCTCCAGAACGATAGAGTTGTTCGCCTTGGCAGAAACCTTGACGTTCACGCTGATCTGGTTCTGGTCATTGACAGTAACCTCAGCAGAGCTGGTAGCAATGCCGGTGTAGATATCGATCAGGCTGCCAACAGGGATCTTAATGACGTCGCCGCTGGTGATGGTCAGCTGGATCTCCTTGGTCTTGGCATCATACTTACCGCTGGTCACAACCAGATCTTTGCCCAGATTGATAGTCAGTGCGTCGCCGCCAAACACAGGCAGGGAGATAGTGCGGGTCTCGGCATCATAGGTGGCGTCATGCACAACACCGGTCAGGGTGGTGGTAACAGGAGCATCGCCCTTGGCAACACTCAGCACGCCAGACTGGTAAGAGACATCGGTAACAAACACACCCTTGCCGCCGACAACACCCGCGATCTTGTCGTTGACGTAATCAGCAACAGCCTTGGTGGTAGGCACGGTAGTATCGGTAGCACCGCTGGCAGGGATAGCCGTAACAGCGCCCTTGGTCAGCTGGACATACTCAGTGCCGTTGTAGACATGCAGGGTAAAATCATTCGTGCGCAGGTAAACAACGCCCTGGACCTGGCCGCTCTCCGGCAGGGCAGAGACCATCTTGACGCTCTTGGTGTACTCGGTCGCGCCCTTGAAAATCTGCAGGGTATCAGTGGTGAAATACAGGGTATTGCTATCCTTGACTGCCAGCTTCTGGTAATCAACATAAGCACCATACTTAAAATTCACATTAGCCATAATTTTTCTCCTTTTTGTTATGAAAAAATCTCTTGTTTGTTTAAACTAACCCATGGGAATCAAAACTCCTGCCACACAAAGCCCGCGTTGGCCGTGACAGTCGGCTCTACAACAAAGCTGCTGTCACTGCTAGCCTGAACAGTGTACGGCTGGTATTTACCGTTGTCGTCACGGATCATGACGGTCTGGCCCGCGTAAGTGTCGCTGCTCTTGTTCAGCGCGGCGATCGCCTCGCCCGGGCTGTTGAACCGCTGCGTTCGTGTCTGAATTTTCTGGACGCTCTTGTCGTCCTTGATGTAATACAGTTCCGAGGTATCCTTGGTCACCACCAGGTCCTTGCCGTCGATTTTGCCGCTCTCAATGGCAGCCGCAACATCCCCGGCATTACCGTAACCAAGTTTTGAATACTTGTTTGCCATCTTATCTCTCCTTTCCACAAAATTAGAAAAGCCGGATGGCTGAATTTAAAACTCAACCACACGGATAGTCCCATCCTCCGGGTCAGAACCACTGTCCACGATCTGTACTGTATTGCCAATCGCCTTGTCCCCGGCCTTCAGCTGCAAACGGCCTTCATTGTACAGCAGACCGTCAGCCTTGCCGCTTGCCAGATTTTGGTTTGCCTCAACTAACTGGTTGGCAAGTGTCTGCAGGGCAACCATCCGCTGGTCAAGTCCCGTCAGAGCATCGTCCGGGATAATATCGCTCCAAGCACTGATCGGCAGCACCTTGATATTCGTCGCCTGCGTGTGGCGCACGTATTGGATGCCCGTTCCGTCTGCCTCCATCTCAACTTTGTAAAAGGTCAGCTGCACCGCAACGTCACCGGCCTCGGCAGTCAGGTTCGTATCAAACGGCAATTTGTATTCCAACATGCCCTTGTACGGCTCATCACTCAGCGATAAAATCTCGGATTTGTACCGCTTGCTCACAGGCGGCAGATATTCCATCAGGCAGGTAAATCCGCTCATGTCCTGCTCTTTATAAACAGGTTCCACCAGAAAATGGAGATTGTCTACCAGCTTCGACTGCTGCATAATGCGTTCCTCTACACTGACAGTCAGCTGATTGTCGTCCCTCAGTAAAATCGTATACATCCTTACTCACACTCCTTCGTGATAAATTCGGCCTCCTCAGCCGTAATTTTCTGTGCCGCCAGAAGCTCCTCAACCTTGGCGTCCGTGATTTTCTTTGCCTTGTACAACCGTGCCAGGCTCATGACAAATACACTCATTTCCATCACAGCACGCCTCCTTCCAGCAACGTCAAAGTGTAAGCGTCGATGATCTCCTCTGCCGTCTTACCGTTCAGCATTTTCAGCTTTTGATACTCATAGGTATCAATCGGTATCAGCTGCACCGTGTCGTACCCATCCACCGGGAATCGGTACATCTCTTCACAATGCCAGACCGTATTTCCATCACTGGAAAGAAAGCCCTGTGCCTCATCTTCAGGGCACAGGGTCAGAATATTGTGTTTGGGTTGATATTTCACATAGACCAGGTGGTCGAGCACATCGATCACGCGGTCATTGTACATGACTTTATAATACATACTCGAACCTCCTTTAAATGCTGAACATCAACAGGATGTCGTTTGTGTCCGTGGGGTAGAAATACCCATAGATTTCACCGGATGTATTCACCGCATTGTAATAAGCGTTGTAATCCTTATTCGGGCTTCGCGTCCAGTACGCAACCACTTCACCGTCCGGGTTTGTACGCTTACGACTCGTATTGGTCGTGATGAAATCGATCGCCGTGCCCTCGTACACATACGGCTCGGAACTCATGTTTGCATCCAGCTCAATCGCGCTCGGGATAAAGATGTAGCAGTCCGCCGTAGAAACATCGGTCTTGGCATTGCCAACGTTGCCAGGGACCTTAACCTTCTTAACAAGCTGACGCCAGCCAAGCGGCAGCGCCTTGTAGACGCGGTCATTCAGATAGGTATTCAGTGTCGTAGGCTTCGCCCAACCACCGGCATTATTATTAGCATTGTCCATGGACATCGTCTTACCCAGCGTCTTTTCCGCCAGCAAGCTCAAAGAGCTGCGCTTGCCAGTGCCATCGCTCAGATAGTAACGGTTGAAGCAGGCATTAAAGGTCAGCTCACTATGCACCCAGTTGACAAGTTCCTTGCAGGTAGCAACACCAAGGTCAGCATACCAGAGTTTCGCCCAGTACACAGTACCGATGCCATAGCTTTCATACGCACCGTCAGCAGCCTTCGCGCAGCCAAACACCAGCTCGGCATTTGTCTTTGTAGTGCGGGTACGGCTAAGCTCCGTGTATTTGCTGGTATCAGCACCCATATTTGATGTGTAGACATGCAGCCCATTCTCGCCCTTGATATGGCGTAGGACAATGATTTCGCGTGTGCCCGGCATGGCAGCGTCCGTAGACTCAGTACCCCAAGCCAGCTTACAGCCGCTATTCTTCCAAAGGCGGAAACCATTCATGCCGTCACCGTCATAGCACTGCATTAGCACGCCGTTGTTCACAGTCGTGCTCATCATGCGGAAATCAACCGCAAGCGTAAAGCTCCGATCCTCGCTCAGCAGATTCACGCCAGTGTCTACATGATTCTTGCCGGTAAACTCAGTCGGCTGTGCAATCAGAACCTTTTCCGTAATATCATCAAAACTAAAGTCCGCACCCATCGTAATGGTCACAGGGTCTTTGCTCGTAACAACGGTGTTCTCTGCGCCAACCTTCGTCATCGCATAGATCTCAACAGGCCGCAGCGAACCAAACTCCTTGCCGTCAAAATACCCGCTAACATACTCGCAGCTGTCGTACACGGCGTTGATGTCCTTATCGCCTGTGACATAGCCGCCCTTATCCCATCCGCTGAACAGATAGTATTTGTAGGCAGTTTCCTCGCCGGTATAAACAGGCATGTCACCCTCATACAGAACGGTCGAGCCATACGGAGCCGTAACAGACTTCAATACAGCACTACGGTTCAGATACCGCACCGTGTACTTGCGCACACTCTCGGTGTACAGCGCTGTAACCGTTTGGTTGCCGAAGACAGTCGTAAACTCGGTATCCCAGCCCTTAAAGGTAAAGTCCGTGCTCACGGTGCTTTCCGCAGTCGGCGTGGGGATCGGGTTCTCCGCTCTCGTAATGGGGTCAACCGCCTTGCCACCCTTGTCAATGTACTGCACATCCAGAATGGTGCCGTCCTTGTTCACAAAGGTCCATGCAAACTGCTCGATCAGCGTGTTGTAGCTTACCTTTAAATCAGGCCACTGGGCATTGTAACGCTCCAACTCCTTCTGACGGATCGTAGGAAGATGTACCTTGCCAGCCAGCACAGAATGGTCGGTATTATAACCGTTTTCATCCGTACCCGTCATCGCGTACAGCTTTTCAAGCAGCTTCGTATCGGTCATCTGCCAATCCAGACCAATCAGGCGCACACGGCTCAGATTCGTACACTTTGCCAGCATGTCCTTCAGGTCAATGGTGGCGCAATTCTCCACGACCAATGCCGTAATGTTCGTATAGTCGCTGATTTTCAGGTCAGTCAGGTGGTTCAGGTTGCGTGCCGTCAGGCTGCTGATTGCAGGCAGCTCCGCCGTTTCAATCTTGCCGCCGTTCGCAAAAGCAACACCGGTAATACCGCTGCCGCCAGCCTTAAACAGTGTCAGGTTCGTACAGCCTGTCAGGTCAATAGACTTCTTCAGATTCGGAACATTCTGCAGGTTCAAGTGCTCCAGCAGTGTATTGTTGCCGACAGCAAAGTCCGTCATGTTCGTATTCTTATAGCCTTCCACGCCGGAACCGATTTGCAGGTTAGTCAGCTTAACGCCGTGACTGAAATCGACATAGCCGGGGTAGAATCCGGAAATATCACCGATACTGCGAATCAGGCTTGCGTTGTAAACATAAACCTCGGTATCATTCATGGCCGCAATCGGGCAGTGAACCTCATAGGTTTGTCCGCGCTTGCCGCGCATCTTTACAGGGTTTGAACCGTACAGCACAGACACATAGGTATCTGCATACGGCACGATATGGAATGTACCGTCCGGCTTTACACCAGTCCAGTTCACAGGCGTATAACCGCGAATCGTCATATCATCGCTGGTTGCAGCACTGCCGCTGTACTTGGAGGCCATATACTTTTCCTGATACTTCTGGAACTGACGGCGCTGATGGCGCTTGTTGCCGTGCATCATGGGCAGATAATTGGTAGTTCCATTTTCTTCGTAAGTGCGGAAATATTTGCGCCACATATCCATGACCCACAGGCGCTCCGGCTTCACATTCTGATAGTCCTCGAATTTCTTCAGGATACGGGATGCACTCCATGCCAGTGCGTTTTCACGGTCACGGAACATAGCCGCCAGCTTATCAGGGAACAGGTCTCGGATCTTGCACCACAGCTTGGAATCGCTGGCGTTAAACACACTCTTGGTGCCAACGGTATCCGTATCCTCGTAGCCATAGCTCAGGGTCAGTCCGCCCTCGTTGTCGTTGCCCTGCGCGGTATCGTTGTCGTAGTCAAAGCAGAAATCCCAATGGATAAGATCGCTCGTATGCGGGAACACATTCTTCGCACGGTTATCGACCATCGTGTGGCGCTCTGTAAACAGGTAGTGATACAGCGCAGAGTCCATGACAAAATAATCCTCAAAGTGCGCCTTAAACTCCTCGTCACTCGCATTCACGACCCAGTTCTGCACACGGATCCACGCATCCTTCGCAGCCTGTACTTCCTCTTCGGTGCAAGCCTTATTGATGTAGCGGAACTCAAAGCTGTTGTCGCCGTCCCAAGTCTCCTGCGAGAGATCACCGTTCAGGAATCGGGTCTGCTCATCGGTGTTGTTGTCGATCTCAACGATAACCTCTTTATGGTTATTAGGGTCCATGCCCATCGTATTGTTGTTTTTCTTAGAGTTGCCAATATCACCGCAGGCATAGAAATGCCACTTACCGTCATGAAACACGGTGCTGTTCTCAATATCCGTCTCCTGTACAAAGACAACACACGGGTAGAAGGCCATCGTGTCGCGCACATTCGGGTTGTCCTTGCGTGCCTTGCGAATGTACGGGTTAAACTCGTTGAAGTCATCTGCCAGCAGCGCGTTGTTTGCGTTTTCGGACGATGCAACGTTGACTTTGATATTAAAGTAATTCTCCGCCACACTATTTTCCGTCAGCGCATACACAGAGCCAGTGCTCTCATCGCCAAAGGTAAAGCCGCCCTTGCAGTTAATGTCGATGTTACGCGCAGATTCGCCATAGTGGTCAGAGCTTGTGCCCTGTCCCTTGTGGGAGCCATTGGCTGTCCAGTTGTCCTCAACGGCACGTCCGTTCTTGTAAATCTGCTGGATGACAGTGTTTGCAACTTCGTTTTTCTTGCCGGTTGTAAAGGTCGGCGCACTGATCTTGATAACACGCAGGTCGGGGCAGCGCTCCGCCAGAATATCAGGGTTCAGCTCACCGCTTGCATCCGTGATGTTGTTGCGGTTATACCGCTCGATCATTTCGTCAGCGTTCTTGGCATCCGCAATAAAGTTGTCCAGGATCTCATCATCAGACAGGTTCATGGAATAGGTCTTCATGCGGTAAACAAGAACATCGCAATCGTCAGAACCGATGGTAATGCCAACCGGGCTTGCCTGTGTAAAGTTATCACTGCCGTCATACAACTCCACCTTGCATGGGATGCCGTCCAGCCACAGCACCATTTCTCTGTACTGGCTGTCGGGCAGAATGTTGAACTCAAACTCCATGAAGTCATCTTCACAGGTCGGCAGTTCCATCGTATTCTGCGCACTGGTCAACGTGATTTTCTGCGCCTGAATATTCAGACCCACACCGCCCTGTACACAAGTCAGCACAGTCGCGTCATAGTCACGCACATTCGCCGTGTTGAAAACGAGCTTGAAGTTCTTGCCCAGCTTCTTAGCGTCATCGGCAAACAGTTTGTAATTGATCGTGGCGCGTGTGCCCGCCTTCACGCAGAAGTAGGTGTCGCCGTCCTTATCAAGCTGATAGCCGCCATTGACCCAGTCGAAGTTGTCGCTCACGCTCATGCCCGTCTGGCCATCTGTCCACAGTCGGTCAGTACCAGCATTGGTCTTGCCGCTCGGGTTAAAGTCAAACATAAGGTTCGTCTTAACCGGCTCAATCACAACGCCAAGGTCAACCACGTTCACGCTGATCGTCTTTACGGTCTCGCCGCAGGTGATCGTCAGCGTATGCTTGCCCTTGTTCGCGCTCTTAAAGCTCCATGTCTGCTTTGTGCGCCCAACAGTCAGGGTAGACTCGGTCACGCCGTCCACAGCCAGCTTTACAGTGCTCGTGCTGGACGCAGGGTCGTATACGGTGTACTCAATGGACACCTTGTTGTACTGTTTCGTCTCGTAATCCCTCACAGCACAGCTAATAATGGGTGCGGTTTCGCCCTCAGTCACCCACATAATGTCCTTCTTAATGACATTGGACTTAACGGTCTTGCCATTGATCTCTGCCGTCATGCTGATTTCCAGCAGGTGGCTACCGTGCTTCTGCACCGGGATGGTATAGGTCATCTGTCGGCCAGTCACACTGGTAGTCGTGCCACCAATCGACTTGCCGTCCAGCGCAAAATCGATCTTCTTCTCAACGCTGCCATACGGTGTATAGCGCACCGTTACCTCGCCGCTGTAGAAAAGGCTGTCATCAAAGGTGGATTCCAGATAGAAATCAACGACATTGGCGCTCCACTTTTTGGAGCCTGTCGTATCCATGCTGTCCACAACCGTCAAGCGGATCTGGTTCTCACCGCTATGCAGATACTTCGTGATGTCAAAGTTGTTTTCGCCCTGCATAATGGTCTGGGTAGCAACTTTTGTATTGCCAACATACCATGTGCCTGTCGCATTGCCGGTATCATCGCCCGCACTGTCCACGCTCGTGAACCGGAACTTGACCACAACAGGGTCACCGGCAACAGCCGTAATCGCAGACTCGCCGATACGCTCAATCGTAATCGTGCTGCCCGCAGTGGGACCACCGCCGCCACCGCCGACAATCGTCACCTGCGTCTTCGGCGTACCATCCTCCATAAGGGTCAGCTTGCTGTCCTCGTAGGTAATGTCATACTCATGCCCGGCATTCTTGCCAATGTCATCCAGCTTGCCCTGAATTTGACCAACAGCAGTATTCAGGCTATCCACCGTGCCCTGCATGTCAGCTACATTATTCTTCGCCTGCGTAACATCATTGCGAATACCGTCAATAACAGAGGTATCCGCCTTTTTCGCAAGCAGCGCGTCAGTCGCTTCCTTATTATAATAGGAAGTTTTCAGCGTCTCCGGCAAATTGCCAACGCTGTCCTGCAGGTTCTTTACCGCAGCATCGTTGCTTGTCTTGTAGGCGGCAAGGTCATCACGCACCGGCTTTACTGCAGTATCGATCTTAGCGTCCACCGTCTTGCCGTAGGAAGTTGTCCACTCTGCGGACGGATCGCTATTGAGAGTAATTTTCTTGATTTCAGCCTCACCATTTTTAAAAGTCAGGCTGTTGGCATCGCTGTCATAGTCAACACCAAAGTTCGCCAGTCCGTCCATGCCGTTGACCTTATCGGACAGCGCATTCAGCTCGGTTTTCTTGGCGTAGTTGGTGTCCAGATCACTCTGAATCTCGCTCTTGATTCCGGACGCAGCAGCAGAAATCTTGTTATCAACATCGGCGACGGCCTGCTGTGCCCGCTGGGCACTCTGCTCCGCTGCACTAGCTTGGGCCGCGGCATTGGCGATCTTTTCATCCATCAACGACACAAAGCTCTGGTACCAATCACTGCTTGGCTCGATCATACCGTTGCCGGTCAGTGCCTTCAAAATATTCAGTTTTCCGTTCGGACGACTTTTCCACACATAGCGCTGTCCTTTTTCGTTGGAGCCTGTGGCCGTGATCTCAAAATCAACTTCGCCGTCCACCGTTGTGACATTCTCGTCGATCAACCAGCCAAACCGAATTGTATCGCTGTTATAGGTCACATTGACAGGGGTCGCGTAGTTCTCATCCCCGTCCTTATTCACAAAATGCACCTGCAGCATCATGTCAAGCAGGTCAACGCCATCGTAGTAGCGCGGCATCTGGAACGGAATGAACTGACTGTTCTTCTCCTGCGTAATATTGATCTGACTTTCATCCAGCTTGATATTTTTCAGCTCGTCAATGCTGGAATATTTGTCGTCCCTGTAGCTTGAATACCAGGTATATTTCCCGCTGATGGCAAAATCGTCGGAGGCAGAATCCGCCATCACAGCGAAAGCCTCATCATCATCTGCCGCCATCGACGTGATCATAGGCTCGGCGCTCTGCACTGCCGTCTGTGCCATGAATTTCTTCTTCGATTCTTCAAAAGAAAGTGCCAATAGTTCCACCTCCTGTAACTTTTTAATAATAGACTAAAACAAACTGTATACCGTAACTATCTCCGAATGCAAGCTGTGCCCCATATGTGTTTCCATTGGCCCAAGTGGATTGCGTGCTGTTTACTCCGACGCCGGGGGAACTAGCTGACGCTAGGCCAACCAGTGTTCCGCCTGTAAACGTAAAGTTGTTCGCGCCCGGATTACAGGTCTTTACAATGGTTGTTCTTTTCAAAAGTCCGCTTACACTTCCGGCACGTACAGTACCGCCACCGGTATGGTATCCGCCCGGAACCTGAACTGTTTGCCCTGGGTCAATAGTAGACGACCATGCGCCATTGTTCGGCATTGACCCTGTTTTAATAACCTTATCCCCTGCATAAAACTTTTTCCCGCTCAGCACATTTTCTGCACCGGCATCGGCCAGCGCTAACTTGCTATTTACAAGGCCAGTTGCAGGCCCCATCAAACTGTCAGCCATACTTATCTAGCCTCCCAAAATACATCTACATCACATGTCGGTTTTTCCCAGCACTTAATTGTCACTGCCCCTTCTCCAGGCGTACACTTGCCTGCTGCAAAAAATCCAAGGGCTTCCTGCTTTGCTTCGTTTTTTGCCCTGTCATCTGTCTGTGTGGACTGCGGAATGCCAAGCATGGCTGTCGCTTTAATCGGCGCACCGCCGCCTACTGGCGTCACATTTTGCGTCTGTGTAAAATAGCCCCTTATGCTTACCCATCCGCCCATGGTAAAGATCCCCGTGTATAACTGCGGGCCAACCTTGCGCACAATACCACTGCCATCGCCGATATATAATGTACCCGCACTATCAACGGCTGGCTCTCCATATTTCAGCGTTTCCGGTACTTTTGGCGTATCTTCACAAGCGTTCATGCCGCCCTGTCTTTTCAATCTGATTCCCATAAGTTCCTCCTATCAATAAGCGCCGCCGTCAATCGTTTCCTTATCATCAATCATTTGACCAAGGTACACACCTACCTGATACTTAAAAAAGATCTGTGTGGCCAAAATCATGTCACGCAGCTTGTTAAACTTATCTGCGTCATAAACAGAAAGACGCAAATCACTGTTCTCGGTTTTCCCAAGATAGTCATTTGCGTCTGTAATATTATTTGCATTGATGTATTCGTAGTATTTATCTGCCTTCTTTTTGGTCGTAATCGTCAAGTCCTGCATTTTGTCGATATTGTCAACCGCGTTCGGAAATACCGTATCAAGGTCTTCCAGCATCTGTTTATAGTCCATATATTATCACCCCGTAACAGTTTCTGTGGGCACTAAAACGACTGTGTTTGGGTAGTACGGGTAAAACCTCGCCATCTTCACAGTCATTGTGCCGCTGCCAAGTTCGTAATTGATTGAGCTTATCATATATTGCTGCGGCTTTTTTTCGCTTGCCAAATGTGCTGTATAGCTTACCTTCTGGTTCACATCCAGCCATGGTATCAGCAAACATTCCACACTGATACTGTCTGTCAGCCGCGCTCCAAGATACAGCTCATATTCCGCACGTTGCAAAGCAAGCTCATCTGTGTAGATTTTCTCATAGTCGCCACTGTTGCAAACCTTGATTCGTTCTCCGATCTTATCGATTGTAAACGGGCTTTCAGGGTTTACCACATAACCAATATTGTCACAAGCAAACGCAGCCTTGTCCTTAGCCGCTTGCTCTGCATTTGGCAGCTCCTTTACAAGCCGCGCCATGGCATGTACCTGCGTTTGACCAATAAAAATAAACTTGAATTTCTTTTCGCCCTCGCCATACTCTTGCTTATATTGCACAACATAGTATTTGCCTTTTTCCATCGTTCCGGCAGCTATACTCATGTCCTCGCCTGTATCACTCAATGCGGAGCGGTATAACGGATATGGCCCATATGTTTTTTCAGACTTTGCACCGGTGTTCGGGTCTGTCTCTGTGTTTATAATTCGTACCTGGCATCCATCAGGATTGGTCTCCGGTGCCAAAAAGCTGAACTTCTTGCTGCTGGTTATGCTGGCTCCTTTTACGCGCACGGTATACATGCCATTTTCATAGCTGCTGCTATCAGAATAGTAATTGCTTTTTGTAGTCTCTCCCCACACTTCAATGACATTGCGAACCTCGCTGAAGCTATTTGATAAACTCTCGCTGATCACACAGCTGTCAAAGATTGTATTGTCTAATATAACAGGTTCGCCATTGTCCATTGGCACACGCTGGCACACAAAAGTGCCCTCGTCAAAAAACATCTCATAGCTATAGTACAAATCGCGCAGTTCTTTCAGGATGTCCCATACAGTTGACCCTGTGTCCCAACTCATGTCGTAAGGTACAACGGCGTTCTGATACCCTATTCGGTAACTACTGCATTGTCCCAACTGCGTTACGGTTTTTACTATAGCATCGCGGATTTCACTGTCTTTTGGTATTTTGGTTTCACTGCCGATCAATGTTCCATTCAGTGTGCCATTTAATGTGCTGACAAGATCCAGACAACTCACCTTTAACAGCTTTGTTGTCGCGTCATAAGTAAACGAATTGTCATTAAAGCTATACACGCCCTTTGGATACCACACAGTCTCCCCAGTTCTTTGATTTAAAAATCCAATAAACACACGCACATGCTTATCTATCCACACGCGAGCTGTCTCTGCCGTGATATAGCTGTCATCTTTTACAAGAATCGTTGCATCAAATGTGTTTCGTATGTCGCTGCCGCTGTCGGTGGAAATACTGCCATCAATAAAAACACCCTGTATTTCATCAATGACCATGAATTTCGTATTTAGCAGCTGGATCTTCGTGTAAATGGTTTTTGTTCTCTGCCGTAAAAGGTCGATGTCCTGCTGTTGCACTTCATACATAGGTCATCCCTCCACATTGCAGTCTATAAAGTTGTTGTAATACAAGTCCCCTGCGTTTTCTGGATCCCCAATTTCTACCCAGCTAAAGCTGTGATGCACATACCCCTCAATATCGTCATTGTTTTCGGAAATCCCGTCTGTTGTGCATATCATCCAGATGCGTCCATCTGTCAGCTTCATGATTTTTGGCTTACCGTCGTTCAGGAACGCCTTGATCTCTTCACGATATTCGTAAGCTTTTTCAACTGTATATTCTCCTGTGCTATCCTTTGGTAAAAACATCATCGTAAACTGACCGCTCTCGTAATCCGAATTGCCATTGTTGATAACGACGGGGTATTTATTACTCAGCGTTGTTACAACATTTGTCTGTTTGTTTCTAGTAATCGTACCCTTGCTGATTTCCAAATCTGTGCTGTACCCCTTGTCCTTTTCAAACAAAAAGCATCCGACAAATCGCGGAGTAATGCCATTTTTGTTTACATAGCCCTCTTTGTTATCCACAACAGGGACAAGCGCGTATTCATAGCCAACACCATTTGCCGCATAACGGTCATATCGTTCAAACTCCAAGTCATGCGGCTCCTTAATAGGTACATCAAACAGTGTAACCCAGTTATAGCCACCGGCTCTGCGGCGCTTAATACGTATCGAGCTGATCTGCTGTATCATGTAGCTGATATTGCCGCCGCGTAAATTTCCGTCAAAGGTGGCGTTCATGATCGTATCGTAGTCCCAACTCGGGAAGTCATCCGGCTGGTCCTCAATACTGCGTGTTACATAAAGCTGGTCAAATGCGCCATTTCCAATTACAAGCGTATCAGCGTCATCTACAATTACATGTGTCAAATCTGCGGTATACTTGTAACCGGCAATGCCAGTACCACAAAAAAACATAGCACTCCCTCCTTACAAGTTTTGCGCCTCAATTACGGCAGCAATATTTCTCTTATCGACCTTGATCTCGCAAACCTCTCCGATTCTTCGCAGCTGGATCAGGTATTCTTCGCCATCTGTTAAAACTGGCATGGCAGTGCTGTGGATGGTGTAAACAAGGCTGTGGCTTTCGCTTTCGCATCGCACATCAATATACCCGATTTTCACACCCATAATATCGTCAGTCGCAATACATACTTTATTTGTAATGGCAGCCGACCCCATTATGGAATTTGTCGCTGCCCATCCCTCGCGATATGTAAGGGAAAGAGTATTGTTTGACTTATCTATCAGCTCCATAATTTTCTCGCCTGCCACAAACCCATATCCAAGCAACTTAATGGTAAAATTGCCCTGTACAGTAAATCCATCATTAAACAGCACCCTCTGGCCTGGCTTGCGCAAATCGACCATGTGGTTGTCATGGATATATTCAGGGTTTCCGCCGCCGTCAAGCCGCCCTGTCACAGTACGGATATTGCAGCTTACACGCACCGTCCCATCGTGGTTGTCACTAAGGTCAACATAGGTCCAGTAGTTCGGCGTGATAAATTTCACACTAAACGGCACAAAGCCAGTATCCGCCGTCATGCCGTTCAATGTATCGCCAACAGCCCGCAGGTAATACTGTGTTCCGTCCTCCAAGTTCTTCAGCGTATACTCCAACAGATCAACGCCGTATCGTGTTTCACTTTTGCGCACCAATACATGGTTAGCGTTGTATAACCCAACGGTATACGTATTCAGCGGTTCATGCTCTGCCTGCCTATAGCTAAGCTTCACGGTCAATTCGCTGCTCTGTACGATCTGCCCCGTTGCTACATTACTAAAACCAAACTGCGGTGTCGTAAAGCAGCGAAAGCTCTTCTGGCTCGACCAACTGCTCGGCTCACCCGCCTTGTTAAACACTCGTAGCTTGCAGTAATAGTATTTACCGTTCTGCAGCTCACCACCGTTGATCGTGTGGTAGGTACGCATCCATTCCGTTTTCTGGCTGTATACCTGACTGCCTGTTTCATTGTCATAGATGACCAGCTCGTTTGCAAAGACCTGTTCACCCTCATAAGCAAAGTTGATGTTTGCGCCAACAGCGGCGTCAAACGATGGGATAATATAAAGCACCGGCTGTGCCACTCTCATCACTCCCCTTTTTAACAAAATAAAAAGCCGCCCAGCAGTCAAAACGACCACTGAGCGGTGTCGATTGAATTCAATCGTTATTTAATTCTTCTATATACATTCCAAGAAAAATATCCCCGACCATACAGTCGATGAATTGTTAAGCGATGTTTCTGCGCATTTTTACTCCGTCGATTCGATGTAAATGTCCTTCCAGTTGTTCTGCGGCACCTTCACACGGACAACCGTTCCCACTGCCAAGCCTTGTTTATACGGCAATGTGTATGTGCCGCCAAAAGCAGCCACCGTGTACAGCCCACCGCCATTCACAGCCGTCACCTGCCCGATAGAAGTCCGGTCATAGCTTGCACGGTTGATAAGCTGCTGGCATCCTCTGCGGATCTGTGCGGCCAGTTCTCTCAGTGCATCAATATCTTGCTTGTTCAGCGTGGCCACCTCCCTTATATTTGCATTCTACTTTGTATTACCCACCACTCACCCGCAGACAGCACAAATGCACCGTCCGCACTCCACTATAAATTAAACCTTAAAAATTACCTCTTGCTAAATTCCTGTGCGAAAATTCCGCTTACACGGTCATGGATCACACGGCCAAAACTCTCCACATCATTGACACCATACATTTGGATGTCACCCACATTGACCACCGGAGCACTGCTCATATTCGGCTGCGTTATCTCAACACTCTTGATACTCCGCTGGTTCATATGCGATGCAATAAAGCTCTCCGGGTCAAGACCAAATTTCCATAGGTTTGCACTCGGCTGTGCCGGGATAACGCTGCTACCCTTCTCAATCAGGCTGTACTGGCCGAAACTCGGCTTGCGCATCTTGATCTCAGGGCCTTTCTCGTCAGTGATGGCGATGTGTGTCGCTGGCGAGTTCAGAACACCAGTGGCATGTTGCAGAGGGTCAAAGTTCGGTTTGCCCCACTGAATTTTATTGCCATGACTTGTAGCAGTGCCCATAGGCATTAGCGTATTAAAGTCGGCCTTACCGATGGCTTCAATCATCTTCTGCTGAGCCTGAGTTACAGACTCAATTTTTGTACGAAGAGAATCATAGCTTGCACCCATTTCAACACATGCCATCTGGACGGTTGTCATCATGGCCGCATGAGTAATATCGGTACTCTCTGCCGCATACTGCTCCTGCGTGGCAATGTTAGCAAGGTGGTTAATAATATCATCGCTGCTTACTCCATACTGGTTTGCCAAGTCTACCAGACTCGTAATCTGAGACTGTCTTTGCCAGTAAGTTAAATCCGTGTTCTCCGCAACTGCTTCAAAATTGGAATTAAGAATTTCTGCGATTGTATCGTAGGATGCCTGATTCTGATCCGCAAATTCAAGCAGATTTTCAAGTTGCTGTTGATAAGACTCATTGGTCATATCTCCGCTCTCAATAAGAGTATCATTATAACCTTGAATCAATTTATCAATAGTATCATATCCGCCGGAATAGCTGTTGACAATATCGTCCATGGCCTGTGTGAGTTCAGCACGCTGTTCAGCTGTAAGATCAGTACACTGTGAAAGTGTGGTCATGTACTCACTCAAAACATCACGCATCAGCGCTTGCTTGTCTGCTGTTGTTTGCTGTACTGTGCCAAGCTCGTCTACAGCGTTAAAATGCGCTTTCGTGCCCTCGGTCAAATTAGCAATGGTATCAACCAATCCACGCTGTTTTTCGCTTAGGTCGTCTGTATCTTTGCCAAGTCCAGAATATACCTCACGAAGTTCCTCTAGCTTGTCAAGCAGATCTTGTGTATCTTGGCTTAAATCGGAATCAGCTTCAACATCTGCACCAGTATCAGCGCCAAAACTTGCACTGGAATCGCTTCCACCAGAACCGCCGCCACTACTCGCAGCATCCTTCGCATTACTGATAGCCTCCTCCAGTTTTTCGATGGACTCTGTGATGGAATCGATCTGGTCAGTAACACCGCCAATTTCCTTCATGTTGGCAAGTACATCGTCCTTATAGCCAATAAGGTCGCCAGCCATACCGTCAAGCGTCATGTCGTTGAAGTGTGCCGCAGCCGCAAGCCCAAGCTGATAATCCTCCCAGCTTGTGCCAATCAGGCTGATAACCTCGTTCCACTTCTCCTTCATGTCATCGAGGTCAGCAATCTGTGCTTCTACAGATTCATCATAAGCATCTTTCAGATTGTTAATACGCTCAATTTCATCATCAACAGCCTGCAGAATATCATCATTTTTCCACTGTCGCTTCTGATCATCCAGGTCATTCTGTGCATCACTTACAGCCTGCTGGTCTGCACGCCATACAAAACCTTCGTTTTTATTGTAGATACGTACAGTGCGGTTGGCCTTAGCTTTTTCCAAAGCATCCTGCAACTCAGCCAGCTTAATCGCACGGTCTTCCTCATCATTAGCCTTCTGCAAGGCAGTCTTGCGCTTTTCAAGTTCTTTGATCTGGCTTTCGTAGACCTTGTCCTGCGCCTCTTTCTCCTTGTTCAGTGCCTTTTCGCGTTTTTCAATCTCATCAATGGCAGCCTGACCATAGATTTTCAGCTTGTTGGACTCTTTCTCAAGGGTAGTTTTCTGCTTTTCCAGCGCGGTTTTCTGCTTCTCAAGGGCCTTTTTGTTTTCTTCAAGGGCCTTGGAGTTATCCTTAGTTGCCTTAGTGCTGGCCTTGGTGGCCTTGTAGGTGCTCTTGACCCGCGGATCTTGGCCAACCTTGTAACCATTGCCGCCGACATAACTGCCCCTACCCGGGCTGCCTGAATCCATGGCTGTACCAGAGGCCAGCGCAACACCGCGTCCGCCAATAAAACCTTGGTCAAGTAACTTCTTCGTTTTGCGATGGTCAAATACAATCGCATCTTTAGGCAGGTTTACAAACTCAGCGCCATTATCACCAACAGTATACCATTTTCCGCTGTGCGGGTTCACAACCAACTCGTTGCCAAGCTCTCCAACCAGAGTGCGTCCACCGGCAAAAGCACCACCGTAGGCACCGGCACGCTGTTCTGCATAAGTTTTAGTGCGGGCAGATTTAACAGTAGTCTGATTTACCTTAATGGTGACCGTGTGGGAGCCGTCAATAGTGTTAAGCTGGTTAATAATGTTATCCAGCGTTGTAATGCATTTTGTAGCATTCGCCGTAATCGTAACAGGCTGCTCTACATGGGCCTTCATTGTATCATATTGACTGGTAATAGTTTGCGCGGCGTTATCGTCAGTTTCTGTCTCAATCTTGATAAGACCGGCATTTTTCATGTCGTCAATGACATCACTGGGAACCTTGCCATTGACCTCCTGCTCTTCCAAATACAGTCGAATTTCGGTATCTGTAGGCTCGCCCATCTGTTGACGTTTCTGCAACAGCTCAGTGAGTTTCTGGTTGGCGGCATCCAAATTATCCAAGTCAGCAATCTGTCCGCTGCTTGCAAACGCCTTTTCAGCTTCTTTTGCGGCTTCCTGTGCTTTATAAATGTCAATCTCATTCTGTACACGAGCTGCAGAATCAAGTGCGTCGGCTGCCTGCTGTGCGCTTTCGCTTAGCTCAACGCCATTATCTTTCGCTTTCTGTACCGTATCGGCCAGCTGGTCAAGTCCGCTGCGCTGGTACAGCCCATCCAGAGCACTCTCTAACTCTTCTGCCCTGGCATCCAGAACCTGCCACGCTTCACTATTCGGCTCAAGGTCTGCCATCTGGTCTTTTATGTCGTCCAGCTGCATTTTATAGTTAGTGATCGGGTCGCCAAGCATGCTGCCCCAGTCAAAGGTCCAACCATACTCCTGCATCTCACCAAAGATAGATTGTACAGCATCCGGCGAAAGTTTCAGCGCTTTTGCAAAATCTTCCGTGGTCTTGTCTGCCAGGATCTTAATAGAGCCATCGCTCTCTTGCTTCATCAGCCCGGCTTTCAGGCTGTCTGTGATAAAGTTGTTAATACCGGAACCATCATCAGAACCATCACTGGCCTGCTTAAAGTAACGGTTCAGCTTCTTGATGTATTCAGCAGCTGTTCCCTTGTAATCATCCGGGATAAGGAACTCAGAGGCCGCCTGCCACTTGACCGTGCCAATTTTGCCATTCTTCAATCCTGCGGCCAAAGCCTTCTTTGCTTCAATGGCACTATCATACATATCGCCGGACTCAGTAGCGTTCTGTGCGCTGAGCCAATCCTGGTAAGCACTGCTTGCCTGCATCAAGGCCGAATACTGCATCTGCAAACTGCGGCAATTATCACGCAGTGCCTCGCTTTGGCTTTCCAGTGCGGCCTTTTCCTCGTCAAACTGCTTCAATTTATCGGCATCGGCCTCAATAGACTTGCGAACCTCATCTGTGTAATAGGACAGGTCATTCTTAACCTTCTCATACTTGACCTGGTTCTGACTGTAAGCTACTTTAATATAAGCTTCAGACTCTTTTACCTTGGCTTCGGTAAGCTGCTGCGCCATCTCGCGGTTCAGCTGCATGGTGCCGTTGCTGTATTGCAGTGCGGCCGCGTATTCAGCATTATCCTTGATCAGTTCGCTGTAAGAATCGGCATTGACATTAACGCCAGTCCCTTGCGAATTCAAGATAGAAGTAACACTGGATACCGCTTTGCTGGCTGCGGTTGCCATGGTCAACGCGGAACTAGTGAACTCGTTGGTGTACTTGATGTTGTCGCTATAAACAACACCAAGTTCAACAAGCGTGTCAATCAATGTGTCAAGAGGAATATCCAACCCCTCTGCAGCAGATTTCAAGTCAAGATATGCACCAATCGACTTTCGTGCATCGTCGGTTACATTATTTAATGTGTGGTCTGCTTTGCTCAGGCTTTCAATATTTAAAATATCAATATCCTGCAGGCCGTACTTGTCAATGCTATCCAGTGCAAGCCCTATATTCTTATATACTTCCTCGGCTTTGTTTTCGCTCAAATTTGCCGATTCTACAAACTGCTTAAACGGGTCGAAAGAGTTCTCGTCCTCTACCAACGTTTTCCAACGCAACACAGAATCCTGTACATCATGCATACTGTGACCGACGTAATCGCTGCTCTGCTTAAACAGTTTCTGCAATTCTTCTTCGCTAGAACCTGCAATCGCGGCAACATCGGCAGCGGTAAGCTTAGCGCCATTTACAATCTGTCCTTCTACACCGGCCACCATACCAGAGATTTTCTGCTCAACACCGTTTACTTTAAGGTATAGTCCTTCTGCATCAAGAGCAAGCAGCTTATCAACATCGATTTTGCCAGTCTGGCCGTCAGTGGCTTTCTCAACAAGGATGTTGATATACTCATCCATAGTGTCTGCACTGAGCGGAACCAAACCGCTATTAGTCTGCAGCATTGGGGTATAAGCAATCTCTACGGCGTTATCGCCTTCGCCAAAACTGTGCGAGACTCCTTCAACGGTAGAGTAATCCCCTACCCCAACATCCCACTTCCAGGAAGCAATGACATCCTTGTATTTCTTCAGATTTTCTGTGTTCCACTTCAATACATCGCGGTTGGTGTTGCTAATATTACCGTACTGCTTGTACTTGTCATTCAAGTCAGCAAGGTTTTTAGAACATTCCTTATAAGTCTGAGCCGCCTGAGAGAATCCCTCGTTAAGTGCCTGTTGAGCAAAGGATTGCTTGGTGATATTATTCAACTGATCCGCCTGCGCCTGCATATACTGCTGCACAAAGCTATTGTCAATATCAGTATTGGCTAATTCGTCCTGCGCGGCCTTGACCTTTTTCAGTGCGGCGGCAATGGCCTTATCGTCATTCTTGGCAACGGCATCGTTGTAGGTTTCCTGGGCTTCGGTGAGGTCGTTGTAGGTCTTGGACCATGTATCGCTAAGCTGGATTTGATACTTGGCTGCGGTTTCAGCGTCGCTTCCCCATGTATCAATAACAGACTGTGCATCCTGTACACCAGTTGACAAACCATTTCTTAATGCTTCATATTGCTCACTGCCAAGGAAGTGTGTCTTGTCTTCAATTTCTGACAAATCATTCATAAAGTCAGACAAGGTCCGTTCAGCGTCTGTGGCGTTCGCCGTGATATTAAATTCAATCCGTCTGCTTCCTGTTTTGTCGAGCATGCCTGCGCCACTTGTGCGCATAGTTAAGCCCTGATCCGCATACTTAGAGACAATTTCTTGCAGCTTCTCCGCCTGAGCTTCTCCGACCTCGTACATACCGCCTGGCTGGAGGTACAGATCTTCTGTCATCTTTTTTTGAGCAGTGTTTATCGATTCACTGTTTGAAGCAAGGAATATTTTCGCTTTTCTGTCTGCGATACCATCAAGTTTCGCAATCTGCTCATCAAGCTTTCCATTAACGAGGTCAATACCTGCAGCTTCAGAACCGTACTTATCAACTAGCTCATCCTGAATACTAATAAGCTGTTTACGGGTATCATAAGCTTCCTGCTCACTCAAGTTGCCTTTATCGAGTGATTCTTTAAGCGAAGAAATCTGAGTTTTATAATCGTTAATAGCAGCGGATTGCTTATCTAATGCCGATCCTGCTTCAAGAGCTGCCTGACGTAAATTTTCCTGTCGCTCTATGATGCTTGTGATTGCCTTGAACGCCAGATTGATGGCCGCAGTAACAGCAAGGGTTGTCAGCATATTGCCTACCACAGCAATGGTTTTTTGACCAACGCTCTGCAAAGTATTCATCGCAGTAGCAAGACGAGTCTGACTGGCCGCGAAGGCATCAGAGGAGAGCGAAGCTTTGTCCATCTGATTGACATATACGCGGGCACGAGCGGACATCTGCTGCATAAGATCTGTCTGCTGTTCCATTATTTTATCGTCATCCATGTCAGACGATAGTGTCTTCTTGAACTCATCTATTAGAGATTTATCTTTCTCAAGCTGGTCTCCTGCTTCTGCACTACCATTTATGAAAGCATCCCATGCGCCTTTAACTCCCAGGGTTTTAAGCTCACTAAGGGATTGAGTAAACTCATCCCAATTTTTGCCCATTACGGTCAACTTCGTTTTCCCGAAGTTCTTGGTATCTCCAACTGTATCAAAAGCTGTAAATATCAGGTGTTGCCAACTAATTATTGTGTGATATAATATAGTTGTAGGTTATAAAATGATACAAAAGGAGTTCGTCATGGAAAGCAAAAAGTATTATGTTTGCCCAATATGCGGTAATTGTGGAACTAGCTCAGACAGATTTCCTGTATGTCATTTTTGCAAATGTGAAAATATGCTTGAATTTGACAGTACATATATAGAGGATGTAAGAAAAGAAATTGCGTCAATGGCAAATGACGAGCGCGAAGATTTAGAAAAAGGAGAACCTGGAGATTACATTATTAAAGACAACTACAGATCAAAAGAAGATATAGCGCTTAGAGAGTATATGCGTCGCAAATATGCTTTTACAAATCCACAATTTAGTAAGTCAAAATATAACGAGCGCGTTGATAAGAAGATTGAAACAAGCAAACATATAAATCAGCTGTACCAAGAAGCCTACGATGAGGTCTACGGTCGCAAAAAGGTCACCTGTCCCACCTGCGGAAGTACCAACACAGAAAAGATCTCCGCACTGTCTAAAGGTGTAAGCGTAGGACTCTTTGGAATCTTCAGTCAGAAAGTTAAGCATCAATTTAGATGTAAAACATGCGGCTATGAGTGGTAAAATACATTATAAGGATGCGATTAAATGTCTCTAGCAATAGTATTGGCAAATGAATATGGTATTGTTATGTCAGCAGACAGACGGCTAACATTGGCTCCTAAAAATGCATCAGACAATATGTCTATGTTATATCCATCCCTGGACCACCAACAAAAAATATTTCTGACGAAAAGCGGGCATGGTATTGCATATGTGGGTTCACTAATATTACAAGGCGGAACACACACTACAGCAGTCATCAAAAATACAATCTCTGCATTTACAGATCCAGCAACCTCCATTGTACAAGAATTGGCTGTGTTAAGAGAAAAGTTGAAACAATATGCGAATGGCACATATATTTGCTTGCTTGGTGCTTGTACAAGTAATAAAGGGTATGAAGTTTTTAAAACCACTCTAAAGAATGATACTATAGAAAGCATCACAGATGAAGATGGTATTGGCCTTGCAGCAGAAGGCGACAATTCAATAGCAACCATGCTTATGGCTCATCAATCCGACTCACCGCATTGTTTACATTTTTCTCTTCAAGAAGGTATAAATTACTTGCGGTTTATAAACGAAACAACGTCAAAGCTACAATATTATAATGGTGAACTTCAATCTGTAAGCAAAGAATGCGATGTACTTGTAATAGATAGTAATGGTGCGCGATGGGTTACTTCTCCAGAAGAATTAGTGTGACAGTAATTCTATATCTCATAGCCACCCCGTGTTCATCCGTTCCTTAGATATATTTATCTTTCCGTTTTGTTGATAAATTCCGTCAATATGTATGCCGTGCGTTTTGCTGTGTTCCTCTGTCAAAATCTTTCCCACCAATCGTCTTAACTCTTCAGCGTTAAATTCGTTTTTCCGCTGTCCATATAACCCTTCGATAAGGGCAGCAATTTCTTTTGCATCACCTGTAATTGTAATCATAAAATCATTCCCCTTACAAACAACAAAAGGCCGCTCCGTGTGGGGCGGTCTCATATTTCTTATAACCTTCTCGTGGCTTTCCCACGATGTTCTGACTGTCTTTCCTCCCATCCGGCCTAAGCCGTAGAATAGGGCTACCCATACAGTCGATGAACCATAAACCCAGAGGTCACACCCTCCATCTGTGCAGTAAGCTGCACGGATCTCCGGCTGCTGATTAAGCATTGTTTGCGCAACTTAGCACTGCCGCCGCACAAGCTGACATAAAATATTAAAGCCCGCCGTCGTTATGACAGCGGGTAGTTTTTCGCCGTAGGTGCCGCCCTACGGTTATTCTTTTGTATGTCAACTTACGCGACTACAGCTTTTATCTCAGCATATCGCATCCGTGTTGTTGTTTCAGCCTTTCGGCACCTTCACATGAGATTACTCCCCTGTTTTGGTCACACGGCTCTTAGCCTTTCCCAGCAATTTGGGTATTTTGTACACCAAGGTTGCATCCTACGCAGCTATTCCCGTTGCGTAAGTGGGCATATTTACACCGGCCTTGGTATTTGTCATAGATGCAACTACAGACAAAGCCGTGGCAATCGTCGGTATCGCATCTCCCGCTTTAACTAATCCGTCCGCAAAATCAAGCGCGGCCGTTCCCATATCAATAAAACCTTTAACAACTCCACTATCAAGCACATCAGACGAGAAGGACTGGAAGGTGGCTTGGAAACGCTTGAGTTTACCCTCAATGCTTTCCAATACACGCTCATTTTCCTTCATTGCACTCAGTATTTTCAGGGCGTTCATAACGCGCCCCAGCATTAACATATTTTACGGCTGATCAGGCCGCGATAATGCGTCTCGTACTTTCATACGATGTTAAGACTATTTCTTCACCCTCTGTATTACAGTAGGGGCATACCTTTTCCATTTAAGGGGGTTTCACCCGCGCCTTTATTTGCGCCGTACTCCTGTTGCGGTTTCCCGCCAAGGGATAGTCGTTGAACCTTCCTCCATTTGGAAGCTTGGCTGCATGAACACCCATTGTTACGATACTTAGGCTTTTAACCATATACCATCCTTGCGTTATTTCTGCTTTCGCCCCATCATAATGTCGTTACCGCATTATTGTGGTGCAAGGCTTTAGGGATTACCTGCAATTAAATATGTTCTTTACGCACATTTCTGTACATAGAGGCAGTTTTGTTTGCCACTAGAATTAAGCGATGTTTGCAATACATCCTCTGCCTGGGATGCCTGTTTTAGTAATGCAGCAACACCGTTTGCTCTGTTTTTGCCAGCAATCAGTTCGAGAAGACTCGCCTGGTCAACATCCGACATACGGTCATACACCTTCGCAATACCCTGAATTATGTCGTATGTACTTTTGAAAGCACCAGAATCCGTGAGGATGTCGAAGCCACCAGACCCGTCTACATTTGTAAGCGCAGCAATCTGCGCACGCAATTTAGATGTACTCGTAGCAACTCCATCAGTTTCTTCTCCCATACTGGCGAGTTCAGTGCTCGCGCCGCGCAGACGTAGAGCCAAAACTTTCAGGGTTGTGCCTGTAGTATCAGCCGATTGTAGTACACTGTTCATTGCCGTACCGAGTGCAATCGTCTGGTCAAGTGTGTTACCAGCTGCTTCCATAGCTGAGGCCGATCTCTGCAAAATATTACCCAGATCTCCGCTGCTCACGGCGAAATTGTTCGATACAGCGTTTAATTTATCCACCAGACCGATTGCGTCGTCAGCTTCCAGATTGAACGCTTTCATCGTGCCAACGATATTATCTGTCGCAGTGGTGAAACTATCAAGGTTATCACCGACATTGTAATAGACGGCACTTACATCCGCAAGCGTTTTTGCATCATCAAGGCTATAACCAAGTCGTGCATAGTCTGCTGTAGCATTGACAATATCGCTCACCGTGCTGCCAACAGCCTTCGCTCTATCTCCGGCCTCACTCAGGAACTTACTGTATGCTCCGCTCGTCTCATCCGTAACCTTCTTCAGCTCGGTCATGGCGCTGTCAATGTCCACAACATTCTGATACACCTGACGCAGCCCCTGCTGGAACGCATTGATCACCTGATTTGCCAGCTGACTCTTGATGTTGACCTCAAACAGCTTCTTGAGCTTGACGCTCAGCTTGTCCGTCTCTAACCCGGCATCTTGAATATACTTCTTTAGTTCAGACCAATCCTTAGACATCTGGTTGGAGTTTTCCTGCGTAAACATCTTACTCTTGATCTTCTCATCGTAAGTGTTGAAGAAGTCAACAAACCGAGTATACGCCTCAGTATTCGTAGAGATCTTGCTATTGTTGTTGAAGTACCGCTGCGCAGTGTACATCGTATTCTGCATACTCTTTTCGTATGTATTTGTGTTGCGAGTCTTTTTTGCTTCCGCATTAAATTCTCTGACAGAATGTGTTGCACTTCTTGCATTAGCGCTTAGCACTTTCATCAAATCGTCCAAGCTACTAATTGTGCTATTAACATTCGTGCCTACATACTCAAAATCTTTAAATGCACTATTTAATTCTTCATAATTGCGCACGCCAGTATTTTTTGAAACATCGTTTATTTGCACGAGTCGCTTGTATACAGCTTCATACATCGCCAAAACAGCCTTAACTTCATCAGTCTCAGGGGTGCTTTCTTGCAATGTTTGCATCTGCTTGCCGAGTGCTGTAATCTTGCCAGGCAACGCATCAAATGCTTTGTCAGAACTCCCTTTGGCTTTATTTACATTGCTCGAAAATGCCTGCAAGCTCTGATCCAGCTCATATATCGCATCGTCATACGCTTTAAGATTAGACGTAGACATATCAGCTTCAAAAGCTTCACGTGCCTTCTTCGCTGCTGCCCAAGCAGACTCCAAATTTGTCAAAGACTCCGGGTTCATAAGGCTTGCATACCCAGCATTTTGTGCTGTGGTATTCTTCTTCATGGCCGTATTATACCGGCGCTCAATATTATCAAACCCAGATAGTGCAGACCTCGCCTTCGTCAGCTTTTGTACAAGGTCGTTCAGGCTATCGCCGAGTGCTTTTACAGCCGCATCATACGCATCAACATTTTCTGATGAGAAATTCTTATTCAACGCCGTCCGCGCAGCATCAACGGCTTCAAGTTTTTTGGTATAATCTTCACTGGCCGTTTTGACGGATGTCACATCTGCGAACCGTCCGAAATCGACCCCAGCAAACCGTGTCTGTATGCTTGTTGCTGTATTATCAACAGCCTCAAACCGTTTCAGCAGTTTATCGCTCTCGCCAACAGTTGTGTTAATTGTGCTGTTCAGCTCATTCTGCGTAGATACAAGTGCTTGCAGTGCTTTGTTCGCTGCTTCATATTTTGTCGCGGTAGGATCGTTATTATATTCGCCTATCGCAGTATTAGCCGCAGTAATCTGCTGATTGAACTTCTGTTTGATGGCTTTAATAGCTTCGTCTCCGCCAAGACCCTTGTAATCCGTCTGGCTAAACTTGTCTTTAATGCCGGATAGAGCATTCTCCAGTGACTTCTTCATCGTAGTAGCTTCATCCGAAACCGTTTTCTCAGCCGAAAGCACATCTCCACACTGCTCCGTCAGGCGCGTAAGACCGCTCTGAATACCGGAAAAATCCAAAACGGAAATCTCTCGTCCGGTAAGCATGGTATTGAAATTCGATTTTAGGGCGTCGTAATCTTTCTGCAGCCGGTTCTTTGCACTGGTATCCTTAATCTTCCCAATGTTCAGTCTGATTTTCTCAAGCCCAGAACTCAAAGATGTGACAGTTTTTTCCGTAACCTTAAATCCATCTTTCAACTTGATATTCATAGCCTGCTGGATTTTGTTTGCAGACTCACGTACCGCATTCGAGGATTTTTCAAGTTTGTCAATTAGACCGCTGTCATCATTGACCTTTAAATTCAGTTTAAGTGTCTTCCCAATCCTGTTAAGCTCTTTCTGAATATCTGATGCATCAAGCTTCAATTTTGACGAAAGCTCAATATCCTTGCCATCTAAGTTCGATGCAATAGAATTAAGGTCTACAGTATTATTTAATTTGACATTTACACCAACATCAACAGTTGTGCCAAGTGTCGCAATCTTATTCTTAATGTCTCCAATGTTTGCTAAAGAAATCTTAACAGGGATAGGTGCAACTCCATTTCCAGCGGCCTTTAACTTGTTTGATAGATCGCTTACATCCGGTTCAACCTTTACCTTAATACTTAAATCTTCTGCCATACTATACCTCCTATGGCCCTCGGCCTTTCTCTTCAACAGTTATTTATAGCTAACTGCTCAAGACAAAGGCCGAAGCCTCTGCCCAAACAAATCATTCAGGAAACTGTTTCTTTATAGCTTTTTTTATTTTTGCATTTGCTCGGCTATTTGACCGTGCCACTTCTTCTTTCGCATTTGTAACAAACGGCCGTGGCTTACGCCAATTCGTATGGCGGGATCCCCATGGGTCAGCAATTCCTTTGCCATATCCTTCCAGCAATTTTGCGAATTCAGTCTGGCTGGCTCGGCTGGCTGTATACCCAGGCACACGCGGTCCTTCCAACGGTGCAACATCCTTAACAGTCAAAACATGGTCACGCACGGTACTTTTGATGTTAGTCTCATCATCAATACCGCCGCTGCCGCGCCGTTCATACATTACCGGTTCATAAGCACCAAGCACATCATCTTGCACATGCTTTTTCATGGTGTCCTCAACAACCTGTTTGGCCTCACCTTCTAGTGCAATATTGATACGCCGCTGCATTTCTTTCTGTAATGCTGCAATCGAATTTACGGTTTTCGCCACCCGCAATCACTCCTTCTTCGCAACATTCAGAACCACAGGTTTACACTGCGAACGATTGATTTTATCCACAGTCTCAGCATCTGTTTTTGGCTTCCAGTCACCAGTTCGCTCCGGTTCCTTCCCCGTCAACCCGGCCTTCTTAGCAATCTCCACAAGCATATCCGGGTCGCTCAAGCTCTTGATGCCGCTGGCGATCTCCTCAAACGCCTCAGCCACACGGTCCAGTGGGTCAGGGTGGGCCACATTGCGGTAAACAACCATATACTCCTCGCGGCGGTTCTTGATCTCTTCCTGGCAAGCCTCATACAAACCAGCGGTGACCTCGGCAATATCCGGGTGTTCTACAATTTCAATGCCGTCACGGCTGTACACAAAATCACAAATGTCATCCTGGTCATTGCCAATCTTCTCCCATGCCTCCGGCACAAAGAACTTCACAACAGCTGCACGCCAGGCATAATCAAACAGCGCAGGCACATAGCGGTTCTCCACCTCACAGCTGGCCACAACAAAATTCACAAAGTCCACGCGCTCCTGCACGGAGATATTCTTCTTGATTTCCATATAACAAACTCCCTTCAATCAGCACTCTTTCCAGTGCTTTCCGCTTTTCTTGACCCAGAGCAAGTTCTCCTCCGGGTACTTATACAAAAACATCTTGCGTTTCAGTTTTGCCTCCGGTGTTGCCATGCCCTTAACATCAATCACTTCGCTGCGCCCATCCTTATAAATAAGGTAGAAATCGCATACATAAGTAATTGCACGCACAGCTTTTCCATCGTGCCGGAACCCTGGCTGCAGCACAAACGACTTTTGCAGTTCATACTGCACTATCTCTCCCGCCGCAGCCAGCGGCAGCACAACTTCCCGGTAATACTCCATCTCCGCCTTAGAGTCAAACACGATACCATCGTAAGTTCGGTCCTCCCGGGCAGACACATGATACTTAGACAACACCGAGAATGACCTTCCCGTCAACGATCATGAAGTCGATAGGATCGCCGACATTGTAGTTCAGCCCCTCATCGGGGATCTGATAGCCTCGGCCTTCATACTCAAAACCAAGCGCTCCGGTATGCTTGTTGTGGTACACGACTACACCGCACTTCATTTCGGGCAGTCTCACAACCGGGGCGCTGACCGGTTCAGAATCAAAACTATCAACGGCAACAGGCTCAATCTTAGCCTTCTTGCTTTTGCGTTTGGGTACTGCCACAGCAGCAGTCTCAGTCGCCGCGGTCTCAACAAACTTTACTTCGTCCATTCTTCTCATCTCCAAATCTAAAAATAAACAAGGGAGCCTTTCAACTCCCCTGCTTATTGGGTTTTCTTAATCGGTCAAGGAAATTACTCCTCGCCGGTGCCGTCCTCAAAGGTCATCTCGTAGATGTCACCGTCCTGGTTGGCATAGCAGTCAAAGGTGATGGACACAGTGGTCGGATCGCCAGTGTTCTGGAACGCCAGGTTAAAGGTAGCCTGCGGCTGTGCCTTGTAGTAGGCCAGATCGCACATGACCTCCTCCTCGTCCTCGGTCTTGAAGGGCATCTCGCCGCGGATCTCAAAAGCCTTCGGGAAGGTGTCAGCGTCGAACTTGATGCTCTGCACGCCCTTGGCCTTCTCCAGGTAGTAGTAAACAACATAGTTCTTGTTCTCAGTAATGCCGGTAGCAGTAACCTTCTTCTCGGCAACATTGGTATCAGAGATCGGGGTGCCGCAGTCGTCACCGGCAGCAAAAACCTGGACAGTGCCGGTCTTGGGGGTCTCGGACAGCGTAATGCCATCGGCAGTACCAGTCAGCTCCTCGCGCTTCAGCACGGTAGCAGTCTTGGCAATGTCCTTACCGGACAGCAGAGCAAACAGCTTGGCGGGCATGATCTGGGTATCGATCTGCAGCGTGCCGGTACGCTCGCCATCAAAGCCAACGCGGTTCGGGGCACCCCAGCCACCCTTAGCATACACACGGTTTGCAGAGAAGTTGGTGGTAGAAACGTTGGCGAAATCGATCTTCATGTAAGGGATCTTGGTCTTGTAGTCCAGCAGAACGAGGTTCATGACCTCACGGTTAGCCATATTAGGATTCATAGCCATAGTAGTAGCCTCCTGTTTTTTAATTTGTTTGTCTTTATCCATCACGACATCTTCTTAAACCAGTCGTCGGTCTTGTGGTCTTTGCCACCCCACACGCTGTAATTAAAATCAGAGATGTCGTTGACTTGTTTGATTCGTTGGCGGTTAAAAGTGTCATGCACCTGGTACACCGTCAAATCCCAGATGTTGGCCATATTCAAACTGTCGTGATATGTCGCCAAAGCCGAAATAATATTCGCAAGCTCATAGTCCGGGTCAGCTTTCTTGCCGCTGCGCTTGTTTTTTTCGTACTCCGCTTTCTTGCGGTAGAACTCTTCAAATTTCTTGCGCGTTCTCTCGTCCTTGTACTTGTGTTCTTTCTTTTCTTTCGGCGGGTCTATGTAAGCGCACTGCAAACAAACATCACATACCAGCGTCCAGTTCTTGGCGTTTATAACACCATCCACTGTAAAAGCCCCGGCCTCATCCTTTGCCGGATTCACAAGAAAACACTGGTGCGTTGGCTCATACTCCACTGGCTCTGAAATAAAAAAGCCCAGAGCCGAGATCACATCGGTTCTGGTTCCTTCTTCCAATATCAGCAGGGTAAAAATGTCCAACTGGTCAATTTCTTCCTGCGTGATATTTGGCATTTCCTGCCCGCCGTGGTTCAGAAGCAATTTCAAGCGCTCCACAAAATCCTTCGGTGTCATCAACAACAGTGATAATGCGTATTGATAGGTGTTATACCCCTTTATGCAGATGTCTCTAAGGTGTGGGGAATGGATACGCCCAACCGTCTCCACCTGGAACCCGATTGGGTTCAAAAGCTCAAAGTATGGTACTTTCATTTGCCATTCCTCCGGTTAAAATCCACAGCCTCATAGCAAATGCAGCGTCCGTAATATTTGTTGTTTGGCTTGTAAACATCATTACTGACAAGATTCAACTTGCCAATTCCAAAATCATTACTTCCGTTCAACAGCCTGTCCACGTCAGCGGCCAGTATATCCACTCTGGTGCCAACCATCCCTTCTCGTTTATAGCTCTGCATAATTTTTTTGTGGCAATACGCAAATATGTACAGGTACACCCTGTATGCAGTTGTTGTGGGCACTTTTGCAACCACTGTTTCCATGCACAGGTACGTATCAGTTGTTTCGTTCGTGTCATCAACATACTCGTACTCAAAAATATGGCCGCAAGAATCCGGATCGTCGCCCAACAACATTTCATCGGTATCAGCATCCTCATCCACAGGGCCAAGTAACACGTCGATAATATCGGGATCATTTGCAAAAATCGACGCTACTTTGTGCTTATATGCACCAAGTTCGTTCAAATTCATGCATCCACCACCTTTATTACCACGCTGTCCTGGCTGTTTCCGTCAGGTGCTTGCACCGTAAGTGTAACTGTGTGCCCATTCAAGGTTTTATCATTAACAGCCGAAACACGGCAGCTGTCTCCATTCACGCGGTTCCACATCGTCGAATTGGCAAAATATACCTTTTCATTCAACATGCTCTCGTCGGGCTGAATGGTCCAGACACATCCGGCATAGGGCTTTCCGTCGCGTGTCGCGTGGAACACCTTACCGCGCCCACAAATGCGCACTTTTGCATCCCCTGTGTATTTAATGGCTACATCGCCTGTGTCCGGTACTTTTTTCGGGTCATCATAGTCACAAAGCATCTTGTCGCCATTATCTGTGTCTGGGTTGTACTGGTCTTGTTCAAGGTTCAGCACCAAGAAACCAGTCTGCTGGTTGTCGCGGTCATAGCGCTCTGTCATACCATCCACACAAGTAATACGGTATGTCTTTGGCTGACCGTTGATTTCTTCCAGCATAAGCCGCTTATCTACGTCCAAAAGTGCAGATTCCTCATCGTAAGGTATCTTTACCTGGAACTCACGGCTGGAAAGTGTCATCAGCTTATTCTCAGAAAGGTTCGAGAAATACGGCTTATCCACAACGGCCCAGCGGGTCACGATCTCGCCGGTCTCATCATCCTGCCACTGAATACTGCGGTTACACAGCTCAATTTTGCCGCGCACCGTAATCTCATCATCAGCATCACGCTCCGTAATCAGCCAATGGCTCTTACTCCACAGCATAATGTGCCCGATCTCAAAATCATCACCCGGCATGGTCCTAATGACCTTCTGGTTCGTTACCGTGCTGGAGATAATCTCCATATAGTGCTTGATTCCGTCGATCTCCACCTCTTTGTATGCTGGCGAGTCTGGTCCCATTTTGAGCGTGTCGTGCTTTGATTTTTGAATAATACGATCGCGGCGGCTCGTACCGGGTCTGCCCAACATGGCGGCATACATGTCATAGTTCATGTGTACCACCTCACTGTGTCAGTCCGGCAATCTCACCGTTTCTAAAGGAATACAGGTTGATCTCGCCGCGCAGGCGGTGCTCCGTCGTAGTCATCAAATCTGTCATTTTCTCCAGCAGGTTCGCCGGGCTGTATAAGCTGAAATCCTTGGTGTTCAAAGCATTCTGCAGGGCATCCGTGTTGTACACAAATGGTTCAACGAAATGAAGTACCATTCCCAGTGCCAAAATATCCTTCTCACGATTTGTCAGTGTGATATTAAACGCCAGGATATCGTCTTCCCTATCCGTTAAGTCCTGCTTGCAAATTTCCTCAAAATCGCCAATCGCCAGCGTCAGTAAATCTTTCTGGTATTCCAACCGTGTGATTGCGTCAAAGTCCAAGAATTCGTAGTTGCGAACCCGGGCACGATAACGCTCAAAAATTTCCTCGTATTTGGTGCCCATAGGTCACACCTCCGTTACTTAATGGTCGTCACTTCCACGGTTTTCTTGGCGGGCTTTTTGGTATCGAGCTGCACCTCTTCCTCAAGGTCGCAGTTCAGGACCTCATTCAGTGCCTTGATGACATTGCGGCTGTCGATCTTGTCTGCCTTGATAAGCTCTTTTGCTCTCATGCGGATAGAATCCTTCATGCCGTCGCTCATTTTTGTCACGTCGCTGCGGATCTTTGCAGCATCCCAGCTAAACACATCATCAAAGTTTTCTGTCGTGAGTGCGTTGCGGTAATGCTGTGCGACACCAAGCGCCTTCAGAACATCTGCATCCTCGATCAGAATCCAGTTGTCGCGGAAGAAACGCGGCTGTGAACCACGCATGGCAACCAGCTCACCGTACTCGATCTCCTGAACCTCACCAAATTCCTCCCACTCGATCATATATCCTGCCGTGCGGCTGGAAATATAAATCAGGGGACCATGTACACCATTTTTGCATTCGACCATAGTGCTATTCGTAATCTTTTTAACTGCCAAAACAATACCTCCAAATATTCACATTAAAAATTCCGGCCAGCTGCCCAGCCGGTTTATATCAGATCCTCTATCTATCAAGAGAACTTGTAAGCGCCAAAGTCACGATCCATGATAATGCCAATGCCGGTGCGCTTCATCAGCAGGAACTCCTGGCTCAGGTCGGCATTCTTCATCGGATCGGCCTGCAGCATGGTAACACTGCCCTCAGTAACACGCTTGATGGGTTTGGTGTTGCCAGCAACAACATACAGTGTGTCGTCAGGCAGGATGAACTTGGTGGACCCGACCTCGTGACGCTGCTTCATAGCAATCAGCGGAGTGCCAGCCAGCTTGCCAGCATAGCCCATAGCGTACAGGCTCTCCTTGTGGCTGTCAGAACCATCAATGTCAGGGATCTTGCGCAGTGCCTTCTTGGTGCCGATAATCATAGCGGACTCACCGGTAGAAGACTCAACATGCTCGACCAGATCCAGCAGCTTGTCAGCATCCATCGTGCCGGTCTGCATGTACGGGGCCTGCAGGCCAGTGATCATGCTGCCGAAAGCGGCATAAGCACTGTCCAGGTCATGGCGGGTAAAGCTCTGAGAGCACAGACGGATCATGTCATTGAAGTCAACACGGCCAGCCAGCACGCGGTTGATTTCCTCGTAAACCTTGATAGCCTGCAGCTGGGTGGCGATCATGACATCAGAGCCACTCTCAAGGCGCTGACGGCGAATGCCCTGCGTACCCTCGGCAACGTCAGCAACGGTCAGCAGGCAATCCTTCTTCGTGTGGAAGATATTGCTGTCACCCAGTGCCAGATTGCGATCCTCAATAAACTGGGTGAAGAACTCGTCGCCCTTCAGGCCCTCTTCGCTGACCTTCTCAACGACGACCTCGATGATGCTGAACAGGTTGCTGCACTTGCCATCACGAATTGCCTTCAGGTCGATGGTGGACTTGCCGTTGTTGGCCTCCAGCAGAGCCTTGCGCAGAACTTCCTGGCTGTCAGCAACGCTGTATTCCTTGCCCAGTCGGCCAAAATAGCTATCGACTGCAAGGTTGATGAGCTTGTTATCAATCTCCATAGTAAAACCCTCCTAAATGGAAAGCGCCGCCCAAACAAAATGGACGGCGCGTAAATGTCATGTATTAGTTATTCCTAACCCGTAATTAGAAAGAAACACGGATCTCGAAATACTCGTAGGCACCGTTGCCCCAGCCAGTCTTCTCGACGCTCTCGATCTTGCCAAAGGTCTTGTCGTCAGCAGCTTCCTGAACGGCAATCTTGGTAGAATCAGCGGCAAAGCCAACAAACTTACCCTTTTCAGGAGCCTTGTCGAAAGCCTCAGCAGTAGCGCTGAAATCATCGCCGTTGTGCAGGACATAACCGCGGCACGGCTTACCAGCCTCATTGACCCACTCAGTCAGATAGTGGGTGCGGGTCTCATCGTAGAACAGCTCCTCGCTGGCAATCAAGACCAGATCCTTCGGCTTGGACTCAGCAGTGGGGGCAGTGGCCTTATAGACCTCGCGACCCTCGCGCTCACCCAGAACAACCAGCTGCGCATTGTCGATCGCAACAGGGTTGTCATTCTTGTAAACCTTGACACTCTTCAGCAGAGAGCCATCAGTGGTGCCGGACATAAGATCCAGACGCACAACAGCATGCTTTTCATTAGCCATAGTTAAATTCCTCCGTTTATCGTATTATTTATAGCGTTCAAACAGGTCACCGTATTTGTCCGAAACGGACTGCATCTGGACCCCGCTCACGCCAAAGCGTGCTTTTTCGATCTCACCCTTCTTCTCTTTGGGTGCAACATAACTGAACTCGGCAGTAGCCTTCTTACCCAGCAGCTTATAGCATTCATCCTGCAGGGCAGTAAACTCCATATCCTCATTCTTCTTCAGCTCGGCGTACTCATCGACACCGTCCAGCTGCTTGTCCATAATGGCAAACAGCTTTTCGCGCTTCTCGTTCTCCTCGACCTTCTTAGCCTCGGCCTCAGCAGCAACATAAGCATCATACTTTGGCCGCATCTCGTCGAACTGTGCCTTGACCTCGGAATACTGCGTGCTGAACTTTTCAGCCTCCTCTTTGGCAGTACTTACCTTGTCGCACAGTGCCTCATACAGCACGGGCAGCTCAGGCTCAGCAGCGCCATCTTCCCAGTCCTCGTACACGACCTTCACGCGCTTTTTGCCGTCAAAGTCAACCTTAACATTGTCGCCTTCCATGGCAAACGGCAGCGCATAAGTCTTCCAATCCTGCGTATCAATCACGATCGCACGATTCTCCTGCACGTCCTGCAGCCAGTAGCGTTTGCACTCATCGCCCCAGCGGTCAATGTACTTCTCGACGGAAACAGCATCGCTAATTTCCTGCATGCGCTGGTTGTCCGTCAGGGTAAACTGTTCCGCAGGCTCCTGTGCAGGCGCGGCTTCAGGCTCGTTTTTCGGTTCTGCTGCAGCCGCAGACATCTCCTTGCACTTCTCTTCCAGCTCCTCAATGGTAATTTCCTCCAAAGAGAAATCCAGCGTAGAAGCATCGATGCCGTAGGATGCAAGAATCTCATTTTTCTTCTCCAAAACACCTTCTCCTTTCGCAAAGTTATCTATCTCAGCCTCCTTGGAGGATTGAGAACCTTGTAGTGCTGTGTATTCGTCCAGCTTTTCTTTGATCTGGCTTGCCAGCGTAACAGCGCTGAAATTTGCCACCACATCGCTGCCGACCATCGCCGGTTTAATGCGCGGATCAGTCGTGGACAGAATGCAGCAACCATCAAATGCAAAATTTTTCACGACATAATAGCCGCGGTCATCTACATCTCCATCCAGCGCCGTAATCTCCATGCTCTGCGCCTTTACGCCATCACGCTCAAAGATCTCACAGGAATCATCGAACTTGGTCCACAGCAGACCATCTACACGCAGATAATCACGCATCGTTCCTGTTCCGTCATCCCGGCTCACCCACCGGGCATTACAACTCTCCGGAATCACGCCATAGGCGCTGCCGGAGTATACATATTGAATGCCGTCCTCGTCAATTTTCAGCTCGTGCTCGTGCCCCTTAAAATCAAGGTCTCCCGCCTTGCTTTCCTCAATATATCCAAGAATCGGCGTGTTTTTAATGCTTTCCAGTGCCGTGTCCACCACCTCTTTTGAGAAAGTGGAACCATTCAGATTGTCGCCGGTGTGCAAAACATCAATCGTTACATTGATAAATCGCGTATCTTTACCGTTGACTTCTCCTGTTTTCTCAAAGGTGACAGGCAGGCGATTCAGTAGATTTCCCATATCGCACACCCCGCAAATCAAAAAGATGCCCGCGACAAGCACAGGCAATCAGTAGTAGTTTCGTTTTTGCTTTTCTTTTACATATTCCTTCAGCGCGGCAATTTCCTCGTCAGATAAAGCATATACATACACGGTATGACCGCTGCAATCTTTTTCCTTTCGCAGCAGCACAGCTCTGTTCAGGCTCAGATGAACCGCCAGTTCACGCCCGCGTATCTTTACCTCTTTCATATATCATCACCCCGCAGAATTTGCATTGCTGTCATGCTCAGCCGTAACCTCGCCTGCGTCGCTCAGGTCTTTGCCCTTGCTGGCATTTGTTGGTCTTCCGCCTTCATCATCAGAGTCTTTGCCCTGTGTGTTAGAGCTTTTAAGCGGAATTTCCAGCTTATCAAGGCCAAGCATTTCATTCTCAAGGTACAGCATGTTTTCCATATCACTGGGGCTGTAACCATTGGTGGCCATAATAGCACTGCGCACCGGTAAGCCATACTGACCGTCCTTCACGAACTGGTCATGCATCTCCTGCCGGTTAAAATATGTAACATCCAAAATATTCACTTTGAACTTATATGCCGTCGAAACACTCTTTAATTTGCGGTTGATCCAGCGCTCAATTTGGCGCATCACCGTAAATACAATCATCTGGTCGTTGATAGTTGACCATTTGACCGATGTAGCCGAGTCTTTATCACCGCCGCCAAACAAAATACTGTTGACACCGGCCTGTGTCCACATGGACGCCTCAGCCTTTTCTACATCATCGCTGCCACTCACAGCGCCGCTCTTTTCAAAATTCCAGCTGGAAACCTTCATGGGTGACATAAACGCGCCAATGTTTTCCGGCAGAACATTACACAGCATGTCGTAGAAGTCCCTGCACAGGTCATAATCGATCAGGAATGTGCCATCATCGCCGGTTGGTATCTCCAGGGCCAGAGCCTTGTAATTGTTGACCTCGCTTGCATTCTTGCTGATGGCGCGGTAGTCCTCAATATCTGCCAATGCGCTGAACAGGCTCACAAACGGCGGGATCGGAATATGCGTCTGCTCGTTAATTTTGATACAAACGGTGTTGTCACTGCTCAATTCCTGCCATTTCAAGCTGGAATCTTTTGCGTATGCATTGTACATCGTCGTGAATTCCGGCGGGAAATTCGGCAGCCGTTCACTGTTTGCATCAAAATAACTAAAGTTAAAGGCAAAATTATACACGCCGTCCTCAATGCTGGAAATCTTGCAGTAGTCCGGATCCAGCTGCTGGAATGTATAGCTGTCATTCGTTTCCCACGCATAACCGTAGTACACATCATCACGAAATGCCACCGTCAGTGCTCGTGTAAACTCGTGCCGGATATTCATTTTCTCCAGCTCATTGATGACTGCATAGTACCCCTTCTTGAACTTGTTCAGGTTCACGCTCTTGGTCCTGTCAACGCCATACGGCACAACGATATAACTGAACGTAGACATACTCGCAAAATACTGGATCAGCCTGCGGTAGTAGTTCGATATATTATAAAGGTACTGGCTCATCTGGCGTAGCTGCGTCTCGTAGTTCGCCGGGTTACCAAGATAGGTCACAATCTGTGATTTTGTGTACTTACGGTACGTAGGTGCGTAATCCTTGTTGTTTTCAAGGTCTCGGACTTTGATTTGTGACATATTTGCATAGCGGAGCTTGTCCATAAACTCCGTCATAGATACATAGTCGCGCTTGCCATCCGGGGTCATCACGGCCACTTTTTTCTGCGTTGAATCAATAGTCAAATGTACCCCTCCTTCTGGCAGGTGCCCTAAAGTTTATTTCAATTTTCTTTGTCTTAGCGTAATTCTTTGCCATGCTGCGCTCAACCTGCATTGCTATGTAGTAGTTATAACTAACCGAACTGTAACGGTCCTTGCGTGCGCCTGGCTTTTCATGTACACGGATCAGGTTGTTGGTCGCCTCATAATCAAGGTTGACCAACTCGTTGACCATCAGCCCTGTATTGATAAACGGCAGTTGTAAAGCAGTACGCTCTGTCGGTGTCATCTTGTCATAGCCCTTGAACTGCGCACGCAGCAGTTCCTCGCAATCGTATTCGGAATCAAGGAACCGGATACGCCCCTGCTGAATACCGCTTCGCAGTGCAATCGTCACATCGTTGTTGAACTGTGCGCTGCCCATAATGGCCCAAATTACCTTGGGCGCGGTCTTATCTGGGCATCTGTCCTGGAAATCAGCGTTATTGCAGCAGTTCAGTGGCGGGAATATCTCTCCGCTCTCTGGGTCATAACACTCATGCATCAGTAAGTCCATAATGGGGGCACCAAGGCCCTTGGCGTCAATACCGATATAGTCGCAGTCAAACCATTTAAAATAGCGGCGCAGTTTTAACACAAGGTCCTGTGTGATGATACCTTCACAGTTTTCCGTATATACCATGTTGCTGGTATATCGTCCACTGTTGCTCGGTATCATGTTGTTTAAGAAAATACTCGTTGCGTCGTTATCGCTGTGTTTAGAACTCATCAGAGCAATATCTACCGTCAAAATACGCTTCTCCCCAGGCTTCTTCTTGGTCGGTTCAATGGATCTGCCTGCCAAGATAGTGCCCGGCGCATAAAATGCCTGCTTCAGATTGCGTACTTTATTGATATCTTCAAAGCTGAACAGCCCGCCATCAGTCACGCCGATAAACATGGCTTCCATCTCCATACGAAACTTAATGTCGCTGAACGAAGATTCGGACATTTCATCCTCAACCTGCTCCAACGACAACATACCCTCTTTCACGGGCATCTGATACGGGAACCGGAAGCAGAAATATTTTTTGTCTGTGGCGTACATATTATAGAAATAGTCCTGGCACAGCTGCCACGACCAATGAGATTGAAACCATGCTGAACTCAAGTACATTTCAATAGGTCGCTCCAGCAAATGTTTGTACTGCTTCTTCCGTAAATAACCAGGCTGGCGTGCAACCGTCAGGAAACGACGCAGGACCAGATCAATGACATCCTTGTCGATCATACGGAACTCGTCGCAAACCAGAATCGTAGCACGATGTCCGCGGGAAGTGTCACTAGCCGTAACAACTTCAATGAAGCTACCGTTGCGAAACGTGATTTCCGCCTTACTCTGGTTAATGACAACATCTTTTATCTCACTGCGCAACAATGGTGACATCGGCATAAGTTCCTTTGTTATCTTTTCAAGAACCTGCGCACCTTGACTTCGAACCTTTGCGCAAACCACTATTTTGCTGTGCGGATAAAGAATCGCCTTATAAACGATGAATACTGCTGTCAGGAAAGTCTTTCCTAGCACATTGTTATCCTACCGGCTTTTTATCCGGCAGTTCTTATGGTTTCCCATAAGGTCAGCATACATTTTCATCCATGTAGGATGTCGGACACTCGTGGGCAGATTATATTCTATCTATGATAGGTTCACTGCCTATGCGTTACAATACTGCACTTTATTAAAGGTACAGTTATCTCGGTATCAGCATTATCAGCCTTTACCGATTTTGCCCGATGCGATCAAGCAGATCTCTCCGCCTGTGGGCCTAAATCGACCACGACTTCCAATGAAGCAGAAATTTGTCGCCAGATTCATCATAAAAAGCAAGACGACCTGGAACGGATGTAACTCTAAGTTTAAATAGTCCTTGCAGAATCGGTGCGGGTTAGCCCTGTAAAAAGAGCACCACTTAGCCACCGCGTTCATGATTTGCGCAGCCTTGTCATTTGCAACTTCTTCTGCAGTTCTTTTCTGAGCCATGACCTACCACCTCACTTTGCAGCTTCGGTGGCCTCATCAGGCCCATCGTCGTTCATGTAATATTCAGGTTTGTGCGCGGTATACCGTTCCATTTCAGCGTCATATTCCTCTTTATAAGGGTTCTTCAGCTTAAACAGTTCGCACAAGGTGCCAAGCACCCAAACCCGGAAGTAGTGTCCTATACCGTCCACGTCCTTCCACGCTGGGTCAGGCTCCGGGATCGGATCGTTCCTCTCCCATTTTTCAATCAGCGTGCCAAATGTGTTTGCCTCGGCCAGCGCGTTGTCATTTGTCTGGTTAGGCTTGATATTGGCTGAACCCAGCAAGCTCTGCAGGTTGTCATTGGCCGTTTTAATGTCCTTGACATCGCCACTCTTGGCCGCACGTTCACAGGTAAGCTCACCAATGCAGATATTCTTAAACAGTACTTCCTGCGCTTTTGTCTTGCACTCGTACCGTGTTGTCCAATCTTTGTACTCTCTATCCAGGAACAGATACTCCTGATCCTTCATAGATGTTCCCCAAAAATCAAGCATACGCTGGCTGACACGTCCCTTGGCATCTACGGCTTGGGAGTTATCATCAACCTCGTTGATGATGCGGCCATTAACTTCTTCCAGGTAATCGTCAAATGTTTTGTTGCGGTACTGTACAATGTTCAGCTGCTTGACCCATGCAGCCATGCGGGTAAGATTCGCTGCACGATTTGCCGTTGATCTGAAAATTTTGTCGTTGTAATACATATCAAACCGCATACAAACGCGCTTTGCAGCATCCTCTTCGTTGCCAAGCGTTTTGCAATAATGGTCGTACAACTTGTCAACACAACTCTTGCAACTCGGCATAAAGTGGTTGTTTCCTGCCCACAGCTGACTTTGGCTCGGATAAAAGTTATCCTTTTGGCGTGTAAATTTCTTATGACATGTCACACAGAAAAACACTTCCGGCTGGTCCTCCTCCGCCATAATGCGCTGGATTCGCGCCTGTGCCTCTGCGTGCTCTCGTAAAATCGTCGCTTTGTTTTTAGCGCCTTTGGGTCGTCCCATTACGGATCACCCACCTTGTTTTCTGTTGGGTTACCGTCCTCGTCAAAATCAGCAAACTGATTACGACCACCGTTACTCCAATAGTTCACAATCGCCAGCAGCTTCGGTGTCCGCTTAAACACACAAAACGGTGCGCCGGTAATATCGTTCACCTCGCGCTTCTCGTAGCTAAGTCCATACGCCTTCAAAAAGTTTGTCAGGCGGCTGGAATAGCTGCAAAAAAACTCAGGCTGCTTCTTAACGTTCTCCTCCAAAAACTCACTTCCCTTCCCTTTAAAAATACCGCTGCGTTAATCCAGCTTTACATCATATGCGCAGTCCAGCCCTAGGTCATTGACGACCAAAACTGTCTGCTCCGGTTTATTCTTCAATCGCTTATCCATACAATAATTGTCGGGACCATCCACGCAGCCGCTCTCGTAGACCTTCGTATCGTACACGGTGGTCAGGCCATTAGTATGTCGGTGCCCCATCAAAACAATATCGGGCTTTACACCCGTCATCATCGTGATATTATTGACTACTACTGTGGGAGTATCCTTGTCACCATGCACAGCAAATACCTCAAGCGTGCGCACTCCAAATCGAACCATTGAGCCGTCATAATCTGCATCACATACGTGTACGTTGTTAATCTGCGCACATTTTGCCTGTACGTAGTAGCTCACAAGCCTGTCCAGATACTCTCCGTGCTGGTTGTCTTCTTTATTCGGGAATACGCGGCTGTGGTTACCCGGTACGCTGTATACCTCAACGTCGAGGAAAAGCTTCGCCATTTCTGCCACAAACCAGCTCACAGCCTCGCTGGCAGAAATAACCTGGTCGATCACGTTTTCGTTGTTTTCCAGGCGGCTGTTCACATGGATCGCGCCATTGACCATATCGCCGCCCAGCACTACATAGCACTTTTTGGCATTATGCCGCCGCCAGATCTCTGTAACCTTGCCAGCATATTTACGCAGACGATACATCATAATCTGCTGATTATACTGGTTGCAGTAGTTGGAAATCTGAATCCCGGCGTGCAGATCAGTCAAATGAACGATCAAGTCACAATCGCCCTGTCCGACACACTGCAGTACATCCAGACGCTCGTACTCAGCTGGGTCATAGGCATCAATGCGGCGCTCGATCAACTCACGCATACTCTCACCACGCGCTTTTGCACGAAGCAGCCGACTGACCTCATTACGCTCATCACGCATCTTGACCCGCGCCTTCTCCAGCTCACGCCGCTCTTCGCGGATGCTTTCCAGCAGCTCTTCCGTGCTGGCTGTATCGACCTCGCTCACCTGCTGCAGATCCTGGTATGCTTTCCATGTCTTGCGGTAAGCGCACTCGCCCTTATCCCAGCCAAGCGTTGTGTTGATGACATTTGCAACATCAGTCCATGTACCAATTTCATCCTTACTGCGGCAAACACGGTACACATACTGCGCGTCCGTCTCACCGCTCAATTTCGGCCAATCGTTCATGCAACCACCTCGTCACCCAAAGTACGGGCGGTACGGCGGCGTTCATCAAGCTCCATCTCCTCCAGCGCCTGCTGCGCGTCAACATTATTAACAAGCGCTTTCAGCACATCTCTGGTCTCGTCAACCATGGTCTTATGCACGGTCGTAACCATGTGCGCACGGGGGAACTTCTCACGGATCATCTTGGCCTCTGCCTTAGAAATAGTAATCATACAAACATCGCTCCTTATAAAACCTTTTAAAATCGGACAAAACAAAATCCCGCCCAAAGCCGAAGCCCTGTGCGGGATAAAGTCAACAGTCCTTAATCGTTGTAAACCGCCTTATTTTAAAAGCGTTACATCGTAGAATGCCGCTGTCTGTATTTGCGTACTCTTTCTCTTGTCTGTTCTCTTTTTATGATCTTGGCGCAATCATCACAATACTTTGTCATGTTACCTCTTGCCGTAAACGCACAGCCACAGCTCACGCAGAACCGTATGTTTTTCAACCCCACCGTTTGATACAAAGCATACAGGTTCAGCCGATTTGTGTCCGGCGTAACAACCATCTCGTATACAACTTCATTATTCTTCAAATCATAATTCTCATAGGTATAATAACAGCCAATCTTCTTCGCGGTATGTTCGCTGTCCGTCCGTAGCAGGATGCCGTACTCATCGCTCACCGTCTCCATCCCTATCGGCGCGTGATAAGTCTCGTACCACTTTCCCTTTCTGATGGTTACATCATGTAGGTGCGATTCAAAACAGCTGCAAAACCGCTTGATCTTAAACTCGGTCGTCAAATCTATCGTGTCCATATGTAAAATCCTACACATCATCACAACGCCAAACAGGCAAAGTTGCTCTTTCTGCTTCAGATTGTGTGTCTCAATTTGTGTCATGATCCATTCAAGGTCTTGTTTATATACTTTTATACTGTCAATCTGTAATAACTCACATGTCTTCGTTCCACAGGTCTCAAAATGCCTTACAAGGTCATATCTGTCGTAGCTCAAATTCAAACTGTTGTCAAACATCGTAAGGTACATATCAGCGCATTTGTCAGGCGTCATTCCGCTGCGCCCAATTACACGCTTCAACGCACGGTTTCCCAAATCATTCTTCTTGTAATTATCAAGCAGCATCTTCTCGTTGCAGTAAAAATCATAAAACATCGCAGTCACCTCCCGGCACAAGCTCTGCATCGATATACTCTACCGGGATGTCGCTTTCCACAGGGGCCAGCGTATAACGCTTTCCAAGGTACTCATACTCGCCGTCATCGCACTCCTGCGGCAGGCAGATGTTTACCTGTTTGATGTTCTCTACTACACCCTTACCGGCCATCTGCCACATGAACTTTTTGTTGCGGCTCTTATATTTGTCATAGCACAAAACCACACAAATGTTTGCAAGCTCACGCACATCCGGCACGATCTGCTGGCACCGGCTGCGGTAAATGTTGTAGTAATACTGCCAGTTTACCTCAAAATTCGTAGCGATCTCTTTCGTAATGTTCTGTTCTCTTAAAATGTCTTTGTACGTTTCGTAGTGTCTGCACTGGTGATTCAGCTCCGCCAAATCCCTGCACAGCTTATAAAATTCGCAAAATATCAACTCAATAGCGTCAAAGTGTTCCTGGTCATACCCGATCTCTTCATCAAACATGATCCTCCAGTCGAACTTTTTCATGCGCCGCTTGCGAATTGTGTTTTCCCAGCGCTCAAGCTCAAAGCACAGCATGTTCATGTTGGAGTGGGCACAACTCAGCTTTTTCATCCGCTTGTAGTACGGGCTTGCGTACTTCATAAAATACGGCAGCGGACGACCGTATTTCGCAATGTTGCGGGGCACTGGGTAAAGCACTCCCGTCTTCGCGAAATCGATGGCTTTGCCGTTGACCACCGAGAGTAGATCAACATACCCCTCGTATCGCTTTTTCTGCTCCTGTGTTTTTGGCGCTTTGTTGTGGTATGCACTCGCATAGTTGCTTATCTCTCCAATGGAGCTGCGCAAGCTGCGAATAATACAGTTTGTTCTGTTCTGGATGCTGTATTCTTCCTTCAATGCAGTGACCTTGTCCTCAACATCAATAACTACAGAAGCGTTGCGATCAACGCCACTCATAATTACAGGGTCATTAACAATCAATGTAAGATCACCATCATACGTACCTACGTTATATTTTGCGTAGGTGCTGACTATATCTTCTGCCGTTTTCGGCAGCGGTGCGCTCCCAGCCGCGTATCAATAGCGACCGTACTCCGGTACACTCATCCCGGATAGTCGATGCACTCCTTGTGAAGCACAGGATTCTCCCCTGCGGGCATTCCCTGTTAGCAGCCATTAGGCCACACCCCTGATGAAGGGTTCACACCGTTCCAAATGCTGTGTTACCACAGCCCCGAACCATGACTGATCCGCGCCATTTAATCGCTGCGGCGTGATACTTTTGCAGTTTACAATCGCCGTGTTGACCAAATGTCCACAATACTTCTCCAGAAGTTCGTTCGTTGTTCCTTTTAAAATAACATGTTCACTCTTGCAAATATGTGGGTTCCGCTCTAACAATCGCTCACCAAGCATGGTTCCTGTTCTGTCAAAGCAGAAGAATTCATCCGCCTCCAGCGCTCCCTTTAAGGGCAACCCGCCGATATGTTCCATCAACATGATCAAATCAGGAGTTAATGTTTTGAAGGTGGATTTAGTCCAGAGCTTACCACACTTCATCTCATCGCGGTACTTTCCCAGCAAATTCACGATATAGTTCCGCACGCCGTCCTCGTTCATCATCTCCGGGTTTTTGAGAATGGCTGCGCAGTAGTCGTTCAGCGCCTTATGCTTATCAGCGTACATGCCAAGAAAGCAGTATGTATAAATCGGGTCGCCGTCTGTGATCTTTTCAAACCAGTTGATGCTGTCATCTGCGATAGAACGGAATTTGTCATACGACAAGTCCAAATCCTGCAAAATCTGGTAGTTTGCCCGCGTCATAAGCGGCTCGGTATCGGCATCGAAGTTCCACTTGGCAATACCAAAACAATGGTTGTACTTCTTGAACTGATACCAATACTCCTCCCAGTCCGCAATCGTGCCGGTTTTGTTGAAGTAGGAGTATCCTTTGTACTGCCCCTCCGTCAAAATCATCAACGGTTCTGCGCCCGGGCTTACATCGTGCTGCACGCCCCAGATATCTGTAATGAACCGCACGCCGCGCTCTGCAAAAAAAGTCTCATAGTCAACACTATGGACCACGCCTTTCCTGTTGTGTTACTCTCACAGATCGCTACTCTGTAAGAGACAAAAATTTCTTACTGTATTACATTTGTAGCAAAGTCGTACCTGACGATATTTTTCCCGGCATCAAGTTCTGCCTTGCAATTTTTTATTGCGCATCGTACTTTTTCTTTATCGTAGAGTTCTCTATCATGCGCATTGATAAAGCGAATAATCTTATATCCAGATTCGATTATCGCATCTTCTCTACATTTTTCTTTTTTGTCAAATTCTTCTTGCGTAATATTTCCAAGTTGTACACAAATATCATGCCCGCCACCGTCATACTCAATTACAACATTATCATCAGTTACAATATCAACGTTATATTTTCCAATTTTTTGATTTAATTTTCCGTTTACGACATCATTTAAGTCTTGCTGAGCTTTACTCGTTCTAACTTTTCCACGCGAACCAAACGTTTCATAAATTTTATTTTTTACATCATCAACCATAAAGGGGTTTTCTACGCCATATTTCTTCCTAAATGTTTCTTTTCTTGCAGCATTTATCTCTGGCACTTCTGAAGGCGTTCTATACCCATATCTTTCTAACATAGTGTTTTCTCTTTTATTACGCACACATTCTGCTTGCCCTGCCCATTCAACTCCATATTTTTTCATATTAGTTTCTTTTGCCTTACGTTGTCCATCTTCAGTTTGTAGAATATTCACAACACCATATCTCTCCAGCATAGTGTTCTTCTGTTTTTCTCTTACTTCTTTTAATTGAGCCGTAGATTTTACACCATATACAAGTATGTTAGACTCAGCTTGCTTTTTACGACTGCAATCTATGCACGCAACTTTCTTTATAATTCCACCTAAAACATCTTTCTGATAATGTCCATTTTTCATCATAAATTCTTTACCACAATAATCACACTTTACTTTTATTTTTACATTCTGTTTTGCTCTTAAATCCTCAAATTTTACCATAAATGGAACGCCAAGTTCACACTCATAGCCTTTTGTCCTATACTCATCTAAAATATAATTTTTATGATATATACAAATCTCGATTTCTTGTGGTAAAACTACCATTATGTCCTTTCCGTAAGAAATTTTTGTTTTCTCATGCTTTCGCATAAGCACTGACTATATCATCATCTGTCACTAGATGTCTCCCAACTTCCACCGCTTGGTGTACATAAATAGTCGATGAACCTTCCGGTCTCCCGGCTTGGCTGCTGATAACCCATTGCTAAAGTGTTTAGGATTTAACCATGCACCATATCAGTTCGTTTTTTCTACTTTCGTTGCCGCTGGATACGGCCAACTGATCTTTAGGGCTTCCCAGCAATTCAAGGAGATTCAACAGCACATCACTGTACTGAGGGGCTTATCAGCAAACCATTGGTGCTCGTATCACCGCGCTCGTAATAGGTGTATCACTGCCGATCCTACGGCGAACTTCCTCCATGATCTTTGGATGTGCAATGCCGCAGCCGTCAAATGCGTTGATGGTAATGTCACGGACACCTTCCGTGATGTCTTTCTGTGTCCAATCACGCTCTGCACCGGTGTTCTTATCTTTGAACTTGATCTTTTTATCATACACATACTTGATGTGCTGGTCTTTGATAGTTAAGAAACAGTCAGGTACAACGACAATGTTCGGCACCCAGCCCTCAATACAGTGGCAACTGGAGAAGCAGAGACCACGATATCCGGAATACTTCGATATAACGCACTTATCAAAAGTTATTCCCATCGTGATACGCTTATCCAACTCCTTGGCAATCCGTCTGTCCACAAAACTCAGGATACCCTGCCGTACCATGCTGGCACTGCGCTCACTCACCACAAATTCCTGCTTGCCAACCTTGAACCCGTGGTGGATCAGCCGCGTCATCTCTTTCTTTTTGTTCTGCCCGCCTACGCAGTTCACAAATACCACAAAGCGGTTGAACTTATCGGTCTCATATGTAATCAGCCGTACCTGCCGGAAAAGCATGTTGTCTCCCTGTTTTACCTGAAAACGCTTTTCCTCATCCGGGTCAAGCTGGATGTTAAAGTTGTTGCTTATAATAAAGGAAAGCGGAAATTTCCGTACTGCATACAACGGGGGTGCAAACATTACTCGTCCCCCTTTTCATTGTCGTTCTCATCCTGGTCTACCTGCTCCAGCTTCAGCGCTCCATTGTCAAAGCACCAGCGGTATACAACAGCCCACGCAAGACCTGTCACCAACGGCACACCAACAAATAACGCCAGTGCAAACAGCCAATTCACCCCCAATCCCACTACCGCGACCGCTGCAATCGCACATATAGCCCACACGATCTTCTTGAACATGTCCCACGCATCCAGCGCGGCCTGCATCAAAATCAGTTTCGTCTCTGCACGCTTAATATCCAAACAGCGTACCTCCTTTGTTTTATACAATTTGTAATATGCGTTAAGTCTAACCCTCACACACGCATACCGCATCACCTACCTTTCCTGCCCGCCACAGCGGTTCTATTTATATCATCGCCCAGTTGGGCGTTAGTTCGTTAGAAAATGTCGTTACTTGCGAAAAGCATCGGGTCATCGGGGACTATATCAAGAACCTGATCCATATTACGCTCATGGTTTGTCCTTATTGCTTTTGCTACAGTCGGCGTCCATCCGGGCTTATACCACGATTTTCCCGGGTCTTCATCCTCAAGAATTAACTCAACTTGTTCTGTCAACTCTTCTGCTTTTATATTTGTACAAAGTATAGAAAAAACAATTATTGCAGTGACGAAATTTTTCCTTTTGTCGTCGTTTTCCGTGCGTTTGCAATATGTGGTGACAACCAAGCCTAAAGATCTAAGTTCTTTTATACTTTCTTTCATGGTTGTTCTCGACACGTTCAACAAATTCATAACAGTACCATAATATCCAACAAACACTGGTGCTTTGACATCTTTGTGAACATTGCCCCAAAAGCCAGCATACATTTTTAATGCGATATAAATACGTAATATCGTCGATCTCGAATATCCTTTGCCACCAGATGAACATAACAAATCCCATAGGACTTTAAATTCATTAAGCTCAATGCACGCTAACATATTTTTGCCGTTTATCGCATGTTCCTTGGCTTTCGCAACAATATCATCAGTAAAATCAAATCCAAAAATCATTTTGGGGTCGTCTGATCTTCCATAAAATTTTACATATCCATATTCCTCTAAACTGTCAAGCGCCCTGTTGACAGCCGTATAATGCCTAGCTCTTAAATCGTTGTTGTTAAAAAATGCAGCGTTCTTACACAAATCAATTACAGATGTCTTTCTCCGCGTCCACTCTAACCCGTTCATATCGGCCATCATATATAGAGCAAGATACACAGAGACAAGACATGGCGATGATTCCTGTAATAAATGAGCTGGAATAAAAATCTTAATTTTGTCTGAATAATTTTTTTGTAGATACATCAATACCTCCGTTTTTTTATGGCATCATGCTTCTGTTGACCTGACGCCAACGTTCAATACAAAATGCGCCTAAAAATCATCGTCGGATTTTTGCTGAATACGGCACATAATCTGCCATAATCATCGTCGGGTTTTGGTAGAATATACCCCTGTTTTCAGCAAAAACCCGCTCACTTATATTTCATAGTGCTATCTTTATCGGACTCGGTTTTTGTCCAGTCCCCTCCGCGTTCTGGTCCCATGTCAGTATAGGTCCCAGAAGCTCCGGGTCCTGTCCAAAAACCTCGTCCTCAGCGGCGTTCTCACGCCTTGTTGCGCCGGGCTTGTGTTGCGTGTGACCCTTGACTTTGTTAGTGTTGGCATTTACTCCTCAGGGTTTTTCTATGCAAGGCGTATAGTGCGTAAAGGTGTTTGCGTGCGCGTTGACCTTATTGACTTATTACGCCATTACTTCCTCCTGCCCCTTGTTCGGTCCTGCGCATCGTTCTCTTTGGTCACGATGCTTGTCCCGGCGTCGTCCTTGTGCTTTATAAATTGTGGCACAAGCACTCCGCACACAGGTGATCTTGTCAGGGCTGAAATGTGGGGCTTGTTCCCGCCTTTGCATGGATTGTTGCCTTGCCCTTAATACACAACGACTACATCGGTCATGCCTCTTCTAAAGCGCCCGATCTGTGCCCCTGGGACCTGTGTCATCCAAATATCTGCGGCTTCTACAGTGTCACGGTTCTCGTCATACACGCACAAAATGTCGTCCTTGTGCTCGTCCGGCACAGCCTCATACAGTTCACGAATTGTCATGTTGTCACCTCCTTCTGCCGCGTTCAGCCCTCCTATATGACACCTCAACCGTCAAATTGACGTTCCAGCTCCTCTCAAATCGAGGGCTACTCAATTATTGAACAACGCAAGGGGTCGTCAAACTGACGACCCCTTTACACGTCACCCAACTGTACCCAATCTGGTACTACTTCAGCCCTTGATACAGCCCCTCTGCGGCGTTCTTATCGCACCTGCCACAAAGTTATTGTCCCGTCCACAAACAGGCTCTGGCTGTACTCCTCGCCGTCCAGCACGATGTATTTCTTCCCGTCAATATCCTTGTGCGATCCAAGGCACGGCACAACACGCTTGTCCAGGCCATCAATAGTCGGTGCTGACACGATCACATTGTCCCCGTGTAACCCACAAACCTCGGTCTCTGTAAGCTCGTGCAGCTGGAACGACATGCATGGGAGAGCGTTGATCGCATCAATCATGTATTCCCAGTCGTTGTGCTCTTGTACCTGTGCTGGGTCGTCCTCACACCACACCATAGGCTCCTCTCCCAGCGCCTCCAGTGCATCTATACGGCGAATAATTTCATCATTTGACATAGTTATCACATCTCCTCAAAAAGGCTACAGGCGGCTCTACGGGCGTGCTATTACGTCTAAGCATATTGGCATCCAAAAATTCAACAGTTCATCATATGTATCACAAGGCCAGCATCCACGGTGGGCCAATTTGTGCTTCTTCATGCGGTCGCTCAAAACTTGACCTTGTTCGTTTTTCCCCAAACTGACTATATGTTCCGCCTCGTTCCGGCTCAACCCAGCTGCCATCATCAACTTGATATATCTCTTGCGTGTCATCATTATCCTCTCTTTAAAAATCGGCTCTAACGCCCTCTCCGGGCTTGTCACTTGGGTACAGCTCTCGGAGACGCATCATGTTATCATACGCTTTTACATATGTACTATATGGCCAGCAACCACGATGCGACACAATTTTCTTCCAGCGCTGCTCATCAAACGTCTTACTTGACATGTTTGGTTTGCATTCGTCAATCCCAATCCCGGCAGTATTTTTAGCGTTGTTGCGGCTCCAACCGTTTGCCATCAATAGTTTGATATATCTCTTCCGGGTCATTGTTATCTCTCCTTATTACAGTTTGTATATTTTCTGCTGCTTCTTCTGCCACGCCTTGGCCTCGGCAATTTCTTTATCAAGAATGGCTTCTGTCTCAGCCTCTTCTAAAAAGAACGGGTCACGGTCCAGTGGGATGCTCTGCAGCAGCTGCCAGAAGCGGTAGTCCGGTTTCAACTCCCACAGCTCCGCCAGTTTACTCAAAAACGGCCAGATTCTCTTAGGATCACGCATTGTTGTCCTCCTCTAGCTCATATACATCGGTAATGTCTAAATCATCGTCACCAGCACACGACGGGTCATCCAAGTATCTATCCACTGCTTCTTTCTTGCTGTCTGCTTCTACATCAGCATAGCCGCGACACCAAATTCGATAAAATTTCATCAGTCTGTCTCCCTGTTGGCGATTTTGGTCAGTGAGTATTTGCCCGGTGCCGTGATGCTTGGGAACAGGTTTATAGAAAGCACACGAAAATTTATGTATGTGCCGTCTTGCTCACTTTTACATGCGTACAGTTGGGTGCCGTTGTAATCGATAGTATCTACGTCGTAATTGAGCAGGGCCTTTGCCAAGGCTGCTTCCTGCGCTGTCCACTCAAACCCATCAAGGTCCCATGAGCATGGTAAGGATAATGTTGTAATGCAGTCTCCGCTCCTATAAAAGTCGCAGAATTCACAGCCGGACTCTTCGTTGCAGTATTGCTTGATAAGTTTCATCGCATCAAGCACCTGTTTTTTCTCGATTCTATCGTTCATCAATATTTTGCACCTCCAGCGCATTAGCATATGTCTCAACCGCGCAATTTATAGGATTGTAAATATGACGCAGATACATTTTTATTTTAAGTACGGCATAATCGCAATTTCCATCTTTGTCTGCATCAACGCAGCACTCAGAGATGACTTTTATAAGCCTGTCCTCTTCTTTGATGATATCTATGAGCTTATCTTTCGGGAAGTCCCTCAGCTTCTCATATTCAGCTCTTGTCATCTTCGCACGCCTCCAGCCATCCATCGATCTCGCTGCGCAGGTTCTTCATGCAGGCAACGACCGCCTCATGTACGCGGGCACAGCTGGCGTATTGCAGCCCGGCATCAATGGCGTCTTCACCGGTCAGCTCAAGCGATTCGATCATGGCCGTTGCGAGGTAGTCGTAAAAATCAACACAGGCAAGACAATTCTTGTCATAGGCTTCATCGGCGATTGGTTTGCTCCCCGGCAGAAACGCCGACGCCATGTCCATGAAGGAATTTGCAAATTCATATGTGCGGAGCCGCCGCTCTGTAGGAATCAGCATAAAGTATGACCGCGTATCGATTCTATCGTTCATGATAATCTCCTTACTGTTTACTTATTAGTGACAAAGTCTGCAGTTTGTTTATGATAGTGGACATTAGGCGCTGCTGGTTACTCACCTACAAAAATGTACTGATTAACATAATCCCGGTTTTCACCTTTCAAGATTGACATTTCAGTATCAAGTACCCACTGCCCATCCTTGTTGATACAGGCTGTACCACGCTTGCATGTGGTAGGATAATTATTCCAGTTGACACCAAATTGCTCCATAAGCATGTCCTGAATGTCGTTGCATTTCTTCCCCTCCAGCTGTTTGTGTGAGAAATATGCTTGCCCTACCATCTGGATGGAATTGCGTGTCGCATCAAGCTGACGCCAGTAGATAAGGTTACAAACTTCTTCCTTTGGGATATTAAAGCAGCGGGCATCGAACATAGCACCTTTATTGGCGGCAGTCGTCATCTTTGCAACATATTCATTATGAGCAATTTGTACATCCATAGATTGTGGCGTAAGACTACTTTTCCATGCAGAATCTTCGTCCCAGATAGACATTCTGAAGAATTGATTGAACGCCATCGTTGCCATACTGGCGGACACACTACATAGCTTCTGAACTTCGTAATCGAACCAAGCATCCGTGGTAAGTGTCTGGTAGTCAATCAGGATCAGCGTGATTTCATCGGACTGTGTATAGCCAAACACGCAGCCTTGGATATTCTTGCACAGGTACGTCATGGTTTCCTGCATAGATTTCATCAGGATCATATCAAATGGCTTTTGAAAGCCACGAGTAAAGGTGTGGAAGCTTTTGCCATCAATTCTCAGTGCGACCGGCGTGCGGCGCATTAACTTTGTTTTAGGAATTGCCTCGTAATACTCTTTCATACGGGTGCCCATAGAATCGTTAAAGCTCATAATATTCTCCTTGTCTGTTTACTTATTAGAGATATATTCCGTTGCTTGTGCCAACATTAGAATTGCGCACTTGCAGTTGCTCTCATCGTACCAAGCGCACCTTTTATCACATTCGTAGTCTGTTGATGCTTTGACCGCTGCTTTTAATTGGCATCTTTTCTCTTCATAATACATTTGGTTTCTCCGGCTCCTTCCCTACTCTGGCGCAGAAATCGAGATAGTCATCGATTGCATCCCGCGCCACTTCGTCAATATTTATAAACTTCTTCGTATGGAAGTTCACAAGGTCGCTGATGTCGTCAATTTTTCCGTACCAAATGCGGTCCTTTGGATCATATTTGACAGTGCAACCATATCCTTTATAGATGTAAAAATATTGGCTATACCAATCCCATAGGTCGTTGTAGCTTGTAAAGAGTGCTCCGTCAATCATGTATCTGCGTTTAGAGAACATTTCGCCACAAATTTCGTATGTAACAATTTTGTTAAAGACATTGCGTTTATAACCAATGCTCATCATAAGCTTTTTGTATCGTTTACGTGTCATATACATCACTCCTTAGTTGGCGGCGCTGGCAGTTCTGTCCATGCGAGGACTTTTGCCTTCGTTCCATTCGCAGGTTTACCGCTCCATTGGCCATTGAAAAAATATCCACGATCCATTGTGCGGTACATGCAGTTGTAGTTACCATAACGGAAGTATTCATAGTAACACAGGTATTCGCCGTTTTCTGTTGGCGGGTCATTCTGTGCATCGTGCCAAATGGTTTCTTTAGACTCTTCGATAGCGTCCAGCTTCTCTAACGCATCGCGGATCACCTTGACGGCGTTCTGGTAACAGTCGTATTCGTGGCAATGCCTCTTATCAAACACCAATCTGCAATCGCTGCAAAAGCCGTATTTTATGGCGATGTTAAAGGCTCGTTCGTAGGTTTTATTAGTCATTGTGTGTCTCCTTTGGTGGTTTTGGAAGCTGCATCCAGTGGGTGACGGATTCAAGCGTTCTCATAATAACTTATCCAGTATCCGGTTTCTCTTTCAAATTCTCTATTGCAAGCCTCACATTTGTACTTTATCCGTGTCGGATCATCCAAAACACCAAACACTGTATCGTAAAGACACATCCTTCCGCAAGACGGACATTCCTGTACGGCATAAAATTCTGGGTGCTTTTGATGAAATCTGGTCATTGCATCGTTTGCAAGTTGGGATGTTTTTTCTATTTTCCCGTTCACATCATCTAGGACATTAGTTTCGCTGTTTTCTTTGGTTAATGCCTGTTCAACAGCGTTTTCGATGACTGACTCTTTCTGCTTGTCGATTTCAGACAGAATTGAACGAAGAATCTGAAGTTCTCGTTCCGCTGCACTATCTCGATATGTTACTCGATTCATATTCAAGGCTTCGCCTCCGGGAGTTCTTTTTTTTCCTTTCTTCGCTCGTAGTTCCGGCAATATTCCGGCGATTTATTAAAACTTCCGTCTAAAAATCCGCATTTGTATTTTCTCGGTTCTATGTCTCCACCCTTGTGTATAAGGTGCCCACAAGTATCGCATAGTGTCTCTTTCTCCGGATCTTGCGGTTTCTTCCGTGCGATAGCTTTCGCCACGCGAAAAGCAACATATACCGCACAGGTCAGCAGAATAACAATTTCGAGAATTGCAACGATTTCAGTCATATGCGTTCACCATCCTTGCACCGCAGTGCGGGCAATATTTGTACTGTGATGCTGCCCATCTGGATTCCCATGCACAGCGAGAGCAAGCTTCCCAGCTTCCGTCTGCACCTTCATCCGGTGCTTCAATCCATTCTGCCGTAGGCCGCAGGGATTCTGGGTCAACAGTTGGTGCATCGTTGACTAGATCGCGTACATACATCATACAATTCCTGTATGCTTGGAATTCGCCGCCGTCGAATACGCAGTCGTATGTGTTAAAATGTTTCAAAAGCTCATCAGCATCAATTAGCCGCGCCGGTTCTTTCGGCTGGCTTACGCCCGGGATCGGGCATCCTATTGTTGTATTCATTCTGATGTCTCCTCTAGTTGCTTGTCTTCAGATTTTTTAGCATATCATCTGTTAAGTACAAAGCCGCTCCGGCATATATGTCATAGTGTGTGCCATCTTCATAAATCTTGCGGTCATAGTAATATTCAATATAGCTATGGTTTTCTTCTGATTTTCGTATTGTAACGAAGTCTATTATGTCTTCTTTGTCTTCAATGCTATTTCCGTTTAATACGCCGTAGCAAAGATAATTTGTGTGTCCGATAACACCCCCGTATCCATTCGTTTCCATTTGTGTTGTTATATAGGCGTACAAGATTTCCTGCTTTGCCGATACGGTTTTCTCTTCAACCACCGGATTTTCTTTGCAAGCGCATAGCAGAACCATCAAGACAAAAGCAATAGCCAGCGCAAATAACTTTTTTGTCATTCTGATACCTCCTCCACAATCGCCATACTTTGGCGCAGATTGAGCGATTTAGGATTGAGAATACAAGCCGGAGTAACATCATTGACGTAGCGTGCATCGTCGTTGCCCAACTGACCATTCGCGTTCACAGTGCGGACGACGTTCGCACAGTCTGCGTCAGAATCCTTATCGCCGCAGTACCAAGGCGTGGCAGTCCAAATCCAACTGTCGTAGTGCGGGATGTAATCCCGATACTTTCGGTATTCGTCACAAGTCAGGATGAAAACATCGTCATGTACAGTGCCATAAGCCCTATCTCCGTTGTCGGCAACAAGGTCAACGGTATGCGACAACAGACTTTTTTTCTCAAAAACGGCGTTCGCCATATCAGATAGAATCCCACGCACATTACTTGTGCGGTAGTTATTCCAGTTGCCCCTTTCGTCTGTAAATTTATCACTTGGGCAGAACTTTACATCTCTTGCCCAAGGTTCAGCCATAATTGCTAACAGGCCACCGTCAGGGTGGTTCGGGTCAAGGCAGACCCACTCAAAATTTTTGAACATAAAGTGTTCGCCGGGATGCAGTGTTGTTATTTTAGTCATCGTCAAGCACCTTCTTTCCCTTTGCATCGTAGCGCGTATTCCACTGAGCGATTTGGTCAGCTCCAACAATGCCACGGAGGCTCAGCAAACAACTGTTTTGCGGATGACACCAGATAGTGCTGGGCGCTTCGTTTTCTAGGAAGGCACCACAGAACGGACAAGGCTTTAGTTTGATATCAATCGTTACCATTGTCGGTCACCTCCGTGAGCCAGTAAGTCCTTTTGCATTCGTCACACTCCCTATCGCCGCAGCATTTTTTCATTTCTTTTTCGATGCTGCATGGCGATATATCTATAACATTTTGACAAAAGTCGGCATTAGGAAACATCTTCAAAAACTCGCGCTGGCGGGTCTTGAGTGGATTGTCTTTTGCCCATTGCTCGACAATCCGTACAGCTTTTTCTGTTTTTTCGATTATATCCGCATCGCATATATCTGCGGTTGCGGTGCAGTGTCCATTTTCGTCTAGCAATGGGCATTTACTAGAAACACTTTTACAAACACTTCGGCTTTTACAAATGCGCTTTGCTTCCTTTATGTATTCAACAGCGTCCATCAGAACCTACCTCCTCTAACCAATAATCTCTGCGGCAGACGTCGCAGTTTCTCTTATACTGCTCACAACGCTCTGTACCAGAACTGTATAATGGAAAATTTGGGCATGTGTCGATAATGCCATCTTTGTCGAGTTTGACATTTTGGAATTTTGCAAGCAAAGTATCTTGACGTGTTTTCTTGTGTTGAATTGGATGATCCTTGTCCCATTGTTCAACAGAGGAGACGATGTCTTCCGATGGCGTCGATAAAAGGAATATTTTATCAAGTGGGCAGGTTCCATTTTTCTTGAAATCGCAGTTGTCGCAAAAGCAATCTGTAGAGCATATGCGGTGCAGAGTGTCTATGTATTGTTTAGCGTCCATAGTCTTCCTCCCAATACTTATCCCAGTATGCTGGCCCATGCGGCTCTTCTGACCAGTATTCATGCTTGCATGTGGCGCAATCGCTGTTGAAAATCTCACAAGGGAACAATCCGTTATCATAATAATTATCTTCACCGTAATCCTCTGGACAAAGATCCGGATCACCATTGGCGTTAATTGGTGAATTTGGAAGGGAGCGCAGTAGACGGTCTTTGCGGGTTTCTTTGGCTGGATGGTCCTTATTGTATTGCTCAACGGTTGAAATAATCTTGGCAAAGGTTGCGTCGGAACAGTAACACAAAGAATCATTGAACAAATCATGCAGGCAACAATTCGTATGGGTTACGTTTTTATCACATCCTGCATTGTACATACGCTTGGCCGTTTTTAAGAATTTTAGGGCGTCCATCAGTCGTGCGCCTCCTCTAACCCTTTTACTTCTTTGAGTTCGTCTAATGTGGTAATATACTCGCAGTATCCCGGAAAGATCTGATCATCTCTGTAATACCTGCAATCGAATAAGGCATAAAACGGGCAATCCCAGCAGCCAATAGGTCGCTCGTCTAATACAATTCGTGCCATCAGTGTGCCTCCTTTATCAATCTGTTGGCTATCTCATTGATGTTATCTGTAGATGTCTTGATTTTGTCATAGGCATCGGTCTTTTGCTTTTCTATGGCGGCAAGGTCGCAGGCTAGGTCATCGCGCATCATGGCGTACAGCTTTGACTGCTCTTCGTATTTTTTGACCCGCTTGGCCCTTTCGCGTGCTAAGTCCTTTTCTGTTATATGCTCATCGACCAGGCTTAGCGCCCGTACAAAGTCAAGAAAGTTTAGAGAGAATCGCTTGTTGCGATATTCAAAACTGTAAAAAGTAATGTCATTCTGTGGATTGATAAACTTAAAATTCTCGGGGTGCAGCTTGTACATCTTTTTAAATGTACTGTATGGAATGCGCGGGATGTTGTCGAAAACGCCGTCTATCTGTTTGTGGCAGTTCAGTAGTTCTACGAGCGGAAAATTGTTGTAGTAAGATACGAAGTTGCAAATAGTTAAGAAACAAATAACAAAGCATACGATAAGTCCAAAAGAAAACACCGCATAGTTTGCTTTGCCCTCGCTCGCAAAGAGTTCCGCGGCCATGCGATACTCGGTATATGTACAAGCAATAGAGCTTATATCAGTAAAAATGAACAAAGTCACAGACAGTATTGATGGCATTAGAAGTCCTGGCAGCTTATAAATCTCATGTATCTGGTCTGATGTCCGCACAAACACTATGGTTGCGACAATAAATATCAGGATATTGGTCAGTATTGTTGTCACTTTTTTAACCTCGCTTTCCAGTCTGCGCATGTGCAGTCACCATCTACAAAATCCGCGGCGTATGAGCTGTCGGCACCGCAGCACGCTCCGGTGAATGGTTCCCAGTGTTTGCAGGTAGAACAGATGTGGCGCTCGGTGTGTCTGTCAAGAAAATTAAGGTAATCATGAACAAGACCGTAGAACAGGCTCGGCTCGTTTACCTTAGCCCACTCTATAGCATCATCAACGACTGATTTGTATTCTGCAGCTTCTTCAGGCCGCATAGTAGCGACAAAGTTATGGGCAAATTGGCGTGTGATTTCTCTTGCGCGTGTGATGGTCATTGTTTAAATACTCCTGTTGGTTTTACTTTGCTACAATAATCGTCTGGTTCACAATCTGGGAGGATTGGCGGATCTTCATAGTCTGGATCATAATGGTAGTCCTTGCTTGACCAAGTGCATCCAAACTCTTCAGCGAATCAATAACAGTTGCGGCAATGTGTTACACGGATAACATCTTCTGCGCTGGTGTCATCTCCGATTGCCCACAGATAAGGTCTATAGCTGCTTCCTGTGATATATTTGGCATGTGCAGGATTGCTTTTACAATGCTCTTGGCATAGGTTTTATCGATATAGTCAGTTTTGATGTTCATGACATTTTCCATCCAGGCTGCTTCATTGACAAATACGCATACCGTACACGCATCAGTGCAAAGCCAAGCAGGTTATCTCCGTCCCACTCATTTATGTTGAACCGCCGTGGGTCTGTCATAGAGCGCCCGATGCCCCAAATGTGGTCGTTTACAGCACACTCTGCGAGGATGCAGTCATCAGTTTTAGCAAGTTTTTCTGTCAAGGCTTTATTTTGTGTGAACTTTGCCATAAGGCCATCATACACGACAAGCTGGCGGATGCCGCTCTACCTATAGTCACTGTAGTTAGTCACTTTGCGGCCAAGATTCTTGATTTCGGCTACATCGTCAGTCTCTAAGATAGCTTGAGCGTGCTTCTTGTCACCAAAGTACATTGCCTTAGACCACATCATGTACTGTTCTACGGAGGAAAACACGACTCCGTGCATGGTAAAATCGGCCTTGTACCAGTTGCTTAAAAATCCATATTCCCCTGTTGGCGCATGGAATCCAATTACTTTCATAAAATTCTCCTTGGAATAATTGCTTAATTATCATTTTCGCGGATTCACGAAATTGGTCATGTCAGTCACCCCAGTCGATAGGCCAGCCGCAGTTGCCGCAGAACTTGTTGTAGTCACCTTCCATATTTAACACTCCGTCAATAGAACCGCAGTGTCCGCAGCAGTTATAGCTTCCGTTGGTGCTGATTGTGGCCGGGGCTGGTTCCGGCATTTTATCGACCACATAGTCTAGCACTTCACATGCGACGAAATATGTATCATTGTCTTTTGGGGCATCATGTCTCATGCTTTCAGCAATGTGGTGCAGATCGTTTCGTGAGATAAAATCAGTCATTGGTTGTAGCCTCCTTCGGCTTAGTAGCAAGAATTTCATCAATGTTAATGCAGCAATGACAATATAGTTCCTCGAAGAGATGGTCGGGCAGACTGAACGTGGACTTTCTATTACTAGACATTGCATAAACAGTATGTCTTGTCCCAACATTGATTGTGCTATAGCCAAGTGCCTTGCAGAACTCGACAGCCTGATAATCAATGGCAGTATATGTAACCTGCAAATCGTCCCAGTTGAGCGGCGTCCTGTTGTTAAGAATACATGTGCTGGTCTTGTCACCGCTATAAAAAAGGCATCTGCTGCAGTCTGAAAATTCATTGCAATATTCGCGCAGGGTGTTAATGGCGGAGTTTAACTTGCTTTTGTCAATCATTGGCGCTGCTCTCCTCTCCCGCGATGTCCTCCAGCTTGACTGCCTCGCCATATCCAAGCGCCTGAAAAGAATCCATCGTGATTTCGTCAACGTATGGTGTACTTCCGTCCTCATTGACCTTTATCACTGTGATTCTTGGGTGTCCGTCAGGCCGCATCGTTTTTGTCGCGGTAGTGTATCCCATCATGATAAGAGCTTTGGCGAGGGTAATGTCAGCGGCTGTCCAGCGTTGCTCCCTAAAATGTGGCCACGTCGATGGAAATACGTAATTTGTCAAATAGCATGTGTGCTCGTTTTTGGCATAAAAAAGACACTGTTCGCATTTTGTCCCGTGACAATAGTCTTTGATTTTATTCGCGGCATCGTAGATTTCCAGCTGGCTATATGTATTACTCACAGCGGCAGGTCCCCCTTGTCGAAGTCTCGCTGGATGGCGTGTCCGGTTTCAGGCGGAACAGGCCGGTATTTGTTCATGTCAGCATAGCTCGGAATCATGCGCAGGCTCTGGCTGACCTCCAGCATCGTCTGTTCGCAGTCTACGAAATGCCGGTCTGAGAAGTTCACAATGTCCTCGATAAAGTCTGCGATCATGTGTCGCATATCGTCGCGGTAGTCTGCAGTGTTGCGGTTGATAAAATCAGTGTAGCGGTCAGAATCGTTCATAGCGGTATTCTCCTTGTATGTAAATTATTTAATTTTTTGCCCCTACATGTGCCACTGGGCCATCGGGGTCATACTCTTCCAAACTGTAGTTGGCGGCAATCTTGTCAAACACCTCAGCAAATCTTTCCAGCGCGGAGTCGCGGTCTTTGCCGTGGGCGTCTGCGACAAGCACAATCTGCCGTATTGTGTCTGCGGTAAGCTGTGCCATTGCTAGGGTATACGGGCTATATTCTTCGTAGTTCATGCGGCGGTCTCCCTTACATTGTCAAACGGTAAACTTGTGGTCTATGTAATCGCTCATAGCGGCCTTTAGGACTGGCGTGTCAAAAAACGCGAAGCAGTTCTTGTCAGGCCGCTTTTTGTTTTGCTCAATCCGGATCAGGTAGAAGCCCCGCATCATCAGGTAGCCCGCCATGCGCGGCGAGTAGATCATGATCACATCACGCTTGGCGCTGTTAGCTGCGGGGGTGGTCATAGTGGGTGTCTTGTCCATGGGTAAACTCCTTAATGCTATATATAAAGGTAGGTAGATTGGTAGGCGTGCTGGCTGGCGGCGCTCAACAGAACTCCCGTGTGCTAAAACGGTATCCGTCAGCGTCTGCGTACTCGCCGTCCCAGTGGTTGTATGGTTCGCAGTCGTTGTCACTCTCGCACCGCCAGTTCCCGGTGTACATTCCGATCTCTGGGTCGAATACCTTAGGCGTTTCGAACTTGATGACGCGCTCCTCGAACTCCTGCCAGCTGTACTTCTGTTCGTACTCGTCAAATATGGTCAGGTAGTGCCTGTTGTCATGATAAAACTTGTCAAGGTCACGCACGCTGTGAATTTGCTCGTGCTCCTCAAACACAGGTTTCCACCCACAGCTGGTCTTGGCAATGTGCATCTCCCAGCCGAGTTCCGGGATGTCAGTCACCTCGCGCTTTGGTCCCATCAGGTCTGCAACGGCACGATTCTGCGTGAAAAAGTAGAAATTAGTTCCCATTGGTGTCCTCCTTATAACTTGAATTATGTGTTGTGAAACGTGAAAAAATAATCACCGGGTATCGAGAATCCGGCTTGCTTTATCTAATAGCTGCGTCAACGCACATGGCCATCGCGTCAACCTGATCCTGCCCTACACCGATATAACGCATGGTTGTTGCCTGATCACTATGCCGATATTTGTACTGCAAAGCTTCGTTGATTTGGTTAGTCGTAAGCCCGCCTTTGTCAGCTGCCGTTACGGCAATTAGACCATATGTTTTTCGCATACTGTGGGTGCTGATATGCCCCTCTACCGCGCACGCCTTTGCGGCATCTGTAATAATGTGGTATACCTGTGTCTTGCTTACCGGCTTGGTGATATATCCGGCGCGTACCCATTTCTGACTCTGGAACAAGGGCCACTCTGGGTCAAGGACACCAGACTGTTGGGTGCGAATCTCGTCAACTAATTTTGTGATAGCTTGCGCCGCATGTGGCGTGATGAGATCGTTTGTGCGCTTGTGGTTTTTTCTGTTGATGATTTGGGCATGTTTCAAAACGGAGTTAGTAGAGACATCAAAAACATCACCAATTTTTAGCTGCCGTATGTCTCCAGCGCGAAGGCCGAGCGTGATGCCACATATATATAAGGTATAGTTACGCTGGCGGTTGCGGGCGTTTCCATGGGTTAGAAGATAATCTCCGATAGCTTTAATGTCTTCCACGCTGTGTAAAGGTTCTGCTGGTCTTGCTTTTAGTTTTCCATTTTCCTTTTTATTAGAGACGGTTTTGCAGTAGTCCTTGCGACGTTTTGGTGTTGTCTTCTTGGTCGGAACTAGCTGATAGCCAGTGGCTTGGGCGAGAGCTTCCATTACCGGATTGGTACCATCAGGTGCTTTTGCGTTGACAATAGCTTGTGCGAGGGCGGTTACGAGATCGGGCTGAGGGTTTGTGATCGTGAGGGTGGTGTTTTGGCGTTTCATGGTGGTGTCTCCTTTGGATGATGGGCGATTTTGGTGTCTGAGTGGTTCTTTACTAGTATTATAACACTTCACAACACATAATTCAAGCATTTATAGCAAAAATAATGCCCTGATCGCCGAAGAAAGTGACGGTCAGGGGCTGAAATGGTGGCGTTTCGGAATGTTTTTGTGTGGTGGATATGAAAAATAACGAAAATACGTTAAAAATACGATAGTTTGAGCAGGGATTAGATTGTTTGTGTGTGTTTTGTGCTAAAAATCTGCAAAAATAGCACGTTTTTGATGCATGAAAATGAGGCGGAAATGGCGTAGGTACAAGGTTTGTCCGATGGGGTGGATCGAAGAAAGGGAACGGATATGGAGCAGGGGCGAGTGGGTCAGGGGTGCGGTGAGCCGAGAGTGTGAATGGATGACTTACTATTATAGTAGAAATGGATTTTGCCTTCCGTTTTTAACCTGCCCCCGGTGTATGTTTTGTAGGATTATCGACGTTGTAGCGTCAAAAAGTGCATAGTGGATACTCCATGTAAAAGAGTCTATTTTTTCAGCCCTTTACATTGCTGTGTTGCTATGCCGTGGCCCGCTCTGATTCACGCGGTCTATAGTTATAGACCAGCTATAACTGTACATATACGCTATATACAGTTCGCTTTTATGCTATATAGGTATTATTATAATTATAATACATTATATAGCAAAAAATCAACTTCCTACAGCTGCAAAAAACATTGACGATACAACGTTATATTTCAAGTTTTTTAAAATATTTTGTAAAAAAGTATTGACATGCCGGTATACCTGCGTTATACTATGGGCACAACAAAAAAAAAACACGGCGACGCGCGGCGGCCATAATCCGCGCGGGATGTACGTTTTCCTACACGTTCCGTTTCCGCGTATGCGTGAATTGCGACGGGTGAAAATGCCAAAACACAAAAAATACACGGCGCTCAAAAGTTAGTAAAGCATTGCATTTCAAGTTATTGCAGTTTGGAAATAAGACTTTTGAGGACACAAGAGACGACGCGCACAAACAAAAACAGTCAACAGGTACAGAAACGGAGTAAAAAACAATTAGCACATGGGAATGTGTTCAAACCTGTTTTGCGGCGTGGCTTTTCGTCGACGCGGTATAAAGAACGGCGCTAACCGCTATATAACTATATTCTATATAGGCCCGCGTGAACAAACCCTTTTGTTTGCATAATTTATTAGTGATAATGCAAATAGCAAATTATAAACTAATCATAGTCAAGTTGTACAAAAAAGTAGTATCCACACGCCCCGCCTGAAATTTCAGTGGAAACGGTGGTAAAAAGTAGACCACGGTATTTTGTATAGTATGCAAAAACTGTCAATAGAACGCAGTTTTCAGCGGTAAACTGTATAATTATAAACCCGCGCAACACTTTTGTAAAATTGTGAAACAACGCAAAATTTTGGAATACTTGACGCAAGCGCACAAAACAATAAACCGCAAAAAAAGTGTATCCGATTAGGCGCTAACTATCGCTAATTAGTCAAGCGCTGTTTTGTTATGACGGGTTAGCTAACCGATAACACACAAAAAAACAACGCTATTATTGTACACTTGCGTAGCAAAAAAATAAAGGGGGATAGTTTAAAACGTGACAGAATTTTATTGTAATGTGTCAATATGTGCAAATACTACATAAACACGCAAGCATAGCAAACTTGCGTGTTACTTCATGGGCGCAAGCTGTTTGTTTACGCTCATAAAGTAGCACGCAAAAGCTACATAAACACCACAACAGCCCTAACCGGGCAACACACAAAAAAGGAAGGTATTACTATGTCTAACACTACCAACGCCGCTACTTCTCTTCTCGGTTTTCGTTCCATGCTTGAGTCCCACTATTCCCAAGGCCTAACCACTGCCGTTTCCAAAGACGAGTTCATCGCTAAGGGCCTTCAAAAGGTGAACTATGACAACTGGCGCAAGGACTGTGCCGCCCTGCTACTCGTTGTGGGCGACCACGTTGCCGCCTGCCGCAATAACACGGCGTCCGAGAAGGGCAGTCTAATCCCTCGCCCCATCTATGAAGCATACAAGAAGTGCCTGTCTTACCTCGAACTGGGCGAGTCCGAGACTCGGCTCAAAGTAGGCCGCAACGACTTTGAGACTCTGCTGACCCTCGTGACAAAAACCGGCAAGGTGCGTGAAGTCTCCGAAGTCACGTTCCGTAAAGAGTTTGAGCGCTTTATCTATGGCCGTCTGACCGGGGAGTGCGTCCTGACCCGTGCCGAGTACAATGCCAAGAAGGAAGCCGAACGCAAGGCAAAAGCCGAGGAACGCAAGGCAAAGAAGGCTGCCGAGAAGGAAGCCCAGGCCACTGCTGAAACTGCCACGACTGAAACCGTTAAGACTGCCGCCTAACAAGCAAGCAATGCCCGGAGTTGGTAGGCCGGGGGAAGGAAGCATCCTACCACCATGACTAAAAAGTCAATTCCACCCGAAAAGTGTACCCATTTGAAAATGAAAGGAAGTGCCACCATGTCTAACACTTGCACTATCGACGAGCCGCTGTTCTTCATTGACGAGTATGTAGCCAATGGGGCTATCCGTTGCCATGCCTACTGGGACGCCGATGAAGCATTCCACGACTGGGCCGACTTCAAGGCCGACAGCACTGTCCCCTATGCCGAACTATACAAGCGCGTGAACGGTATCTCCACGTTGAGCGAGACTGTTTCTCATTGACAAGAAAGGACAATCCAAGATGAAAACCACTTCCAAACCACGCCGCCAAGCAAGGCCACGCCAAGCTCCACTCCCCTATGTCGTTTACCAAGATGAAACCGGGCTGTTCTATGTTGCCCACCACACCAGGGAACTATGCCGCGTGGCAGACAGCACCGGAGCAAAAGGCCGGGCCATCCAAATCGCCGCCAGAATGAACGGCCTGACCATGACCGAACTCGTTAAAGATCGACGGTTTAAGATTCACCTTTACCATCCTGCCCGCATCAAAGAATACACCGGATTCACCGACACGATACAATGAAAGCCAGCCCTGGCATAAAGGCAGTTAGCAACTCTGCCGCAAGGCTGGCTTTTGCGTATGTGCAAATACTACATAAACACAATCTTATTATACCATGAGTAAAACGAAAGTCAAGAGGTATGCCTTAACAAAATGCTGAAATTTAATCTCGATTAGATCGCTCTGTTCCGTGGAGCCGGTTTGCAAAAGTATTCCGGGTTGCAAGCGGATATAGAACGAAATCACTTGAAAATGTCCCTTCATTTGTGGTAGACTAAATCCATACTACATACTACTATGGATGGAGGGGCAACCTTTGGCACAAACAAAAGAGGAACGTGAAGCCATAAAAGAAAAATCAAAAAAAAGATATAATGTCGTTTTGACATTAGAAGAAGGCGAAGCGTTTGACGGTCTATTACAAGATTACGGTTGTCAAAACGCATCACAGTTTATAAAAAAACTATGTAGTGGAGAATTGACTATAAAACAAGATTGGTAACAAACTTCACAAAAGCAAACTAAATATTATTCCAAAAGCGTCCAGCTCCCAGCTGCGGCGCTATTTTTATGCCCATTTCCCATTCAAGAAAGGAAGCTCCATCATGAAACCGATTCTGAAAATCCTCGCCACCCTTACCCTCGTCACTACCACCGTTCTCGCCACCGCCTACCTCACCTACCGCACCACGATGCAGAACATTCAGGTGGAAGTTACCCGCGATACCGTTTACCTCACCGTATTCGGCCAGACCGACGAATATGTGATTGGAGAGTGACCCGCCATGAATGAGTTTGAGAAAGTCCTCATCACCATCCAGATGAAAAACGATTCCGAAAACGCCGAGACATGCTTCACCACCACGATGACCGACACAAAAGCCTACGCCCTGCTCGATGAAATCCGCGGCTGGCATACGAACATCGGGGAAGGTGTCCTGACAACGGTCCGGCACATCGCAGAGGGGCATGCCTACCTCATGGGCTACCACCTGACCAACGTCGCCAGCGCTGAAATCATGCATTGATTCCGGATCAGCGTTGATTTTGTCCTGCTGCTGTGTTTTACTAATGGCAAATGCAGCACGATTTGAAAACGAAAGGCTCAGTGATTGTAATGAAATACGATGAATATCTCAATGCTTGTCTCAAGTTTGCCAAGGATACCGAAAACTGGAATGCAGAAGACTTTTCCTGGCTCGATAGAAGCCGCTGGTTCACTACGAACGGCGGCGGTGACTATGAGGAGTCCTGCGACAATGCAAACGGCGGCATCAACGTCGCCTGAGCTTATAAAATGAATCCCGATAAGGTTCGCAAGTATGCCCCGCAGGAATTCATGGATCGCTGCGTTGAGTTTCTCCAACTCGCCATTGATGATCCCAGCGCCGCAAATGATTTCGTCAAGATGGCCTACGACCTGTTTAGCTGACCACAACTGAATACACCCGTCAAGCATCCCAGCGCCACACCGCGCCAGGGTGCTTTTTTATTTGCCAATACAATCAATAAATAATTCATGAGGTGAACACGAAATGAAAACGAAACTCCTTATAAAAGTCCTGCTCGGCTTCATCCCCTGCGTCCTGTTCCTGGCTTTCATCAATATCACACTGTTGGCCGCGACCTATATGCCTATCTGGGCAGCGCTGCCGATGTTCGTTTTTGTCGTCTACATCATGTGGAAGGAACTGAAATAAATGCCAACAGCACCGTTTAATAAGCAGATCGTCCTCTGGGGCGATTCCCGCATCACCGCAAATATCACCGAGGCCGAAGCCTTCCACACCTGGGCCGAGAACGAAGGCATTTCCCATCGCTTTGATGTGGATATGGATAAACTCTGGCTCACCGTCTACGCCACCAGCCCCGCACAGATCGAATCCTGCAATGACTGGATGAGCACTCACCGCACCGGCTGCTTCACCGCTTAGAAAGGAACATGAGTATGAAATTCAATGCCGTTACCCAAACCCTGTTGCATGAGAATCCCAAGGCCATGCAATTCCTGCACTATGCCTCCGGGTTTGATTTTAATTCCCCATTCCATGTCTCCAGTGGCACGGGACGATTCACTTTCAATAGGGTCATGGCCCAGGTGTCCTCCGTCATCAAAGGCCCTGTCAATATAGCGCTGTTCGTCAAAGTGAACAACCGCTATCTGCCGCAATTATATTATGTTCCTGTGGGAAACTCCGGCTTCAAGCCTACAGAGTCCGGTCTGCGGAACACCTACTACTACAACGTAAATGAATTCAATACGCAGCGCAGCTTTGAGGAAGTCCGTAAGAATGAAACTGACCACTATTACATCGTGACCCAGTCAAAATCCTACAGCAAACCGTGGCATGAAAAGCAATTTGATTATGCTGCCCGCTATAAAATCGAACGACACACACGGGCACAGTTTGGATACAATCATGTGTGTCTTGGTTCTCTTGTCTTGGCAAGAAAGAGCGACGGTGAAACGTTTTTCATTCGCACAGACAAATTCTTTTACCCGGATGAACTCGATGCCGCTGGTGAAAACGCTTTTAGTTACGTGGACAAGTCTGGCTATTATGCTATTTCATATCGCCATGAATTGCATGAGCGTCTGCGTGACTATAAAAAGAACAATGCTCGCCAGCTTGTCTTACAATCCGACTTCACGGCCACACTGCACGATCTTGATTCCAAAACGAAAGAGATCAAACAAGCACTTGTCGTCGCAGCTGATGCCATGCAGACCGGTGAGGATTGCCGCAAAGTGGAACGAACCGCCTACAACCTTGGCTGTATGTTCAACGGTGCTAATTCCATTCGCCGCAAGATCGACGAAAAAGCGTACTGGTCTTTGGACAGCGTTCAGTATGACCTTGAATATTTCACCACGCACTATAAGGATGCCTTGAAAGAACTCGGGAAGGGAGCATGACCCATGACAACCGCACACAAACCCCGCAAAATGACCATCTACGACTACGAAACCCTCAAGGCCAAGAAAAACAAGACCGACCAGGATTATATGCGCCTCAACTTTTTCGAGGAAAAATTCTACAACAAATCCGGTAAGCTCGCGAATGAATTCTGTTTCTCTCAGCTCCCGAAACTCCTGAAAGAATACGCCGATTATATCGAATCCCCTGACGCCGTCCGCGCCATTTATGCAAGGGTAGACAAACTCGACTACCACAAAGGTGAACTCGTCACGAATGATAAATGGCCGCATCGCAACCATACCGTCACGGTAAACGGAATCGATTTTGAATTCCATACAGGAATTGCCCTTGACTACAGCCGCGCCGAGTGCATCTTCAACGCCATCGACAGCGTTCTTCATGAGTGTGAGGATGCTGAAAATTACACGCTGGAAGAATTTCTGGAAGAATTTTGTTACCTTGACTCCGGTGAGTCAGCACTCCGCGGCATCAATGCCTACCACGCCATAAAAGAAAATAGCATCAAAGCCATGCAAATCTGGAAGCAGGACGAAATCGCAGACTATTGTGCAAATGTCAATTTGTAAAGGAGAACCATACCATGACTTATACCGTAAAGAAACCCCTGTCCCAGTTTGAATTCTGGTCCGGCGCTAAAGAGCGCACCGACCACTTGACCATCGAACAGCTTGACCGACTGGATGACCTGCTGTCAGAGGCAATGGAATGGAACGAAACCGACAACACCCCAAGCGACACCACAATCAACGACCTGTTCTGGTTTGAGGATGATTACATTGCCCAGCTGCTCGGCTTCAAAAACTGGGAAGCCCTTGAGCGCCACAACGCCGGTGAAGATGACGACGACACCGAAGATGACGAGGAGGAGGAAGAAACCGATGAAGATGAAACTTGACCCGGTCTACCCGGAAATCGTTGCCCGCATGACCTATTTCAAGGACAAGACAAAAGACAGCTACCCCGCCTACCTCGCAAAGGTCAAAGCAAAGCATGAATATCATGACCTTTTGACCCGTGTGTCTTGGGATGTTCTGCGCTGCTGCTTTACTCCGGCACAGCTCTGCGACTGGTATGACCAGTACAACTGCAATGACACCCACATGACCACCGCTGCCCGCAAGGCATATCTTGAAGTATTCGGCAACCCGGAAAATGAGGTGATTTGAAAATGAAATGCCGCCACTTGTATCTTGACCCAAGCCGCTTGCAGGAGTTCTGCGAAAAGAATCAGATCGGCGAACAGATCGATTCCTTTGAGGGTACTCTGCTCGACGGTTTTATTGCCGCCTTCCCCGGTGGTTACATCGCCTTCTATCCCCACTACCTCAACTGCTGGTCATCTGACTACTACGTCGAATATGGTTACGGCGACGCCCGCAACGTCTGGTACAACTGGAACAAATTTATGGAACAGTACAATGCTGAAAACGAAACAGATGAAGCAATCTAGTACATAAGAAAGGAACTTCAAAATGAAAACCACATTCACACCCTTCCACACCGACACCTTCCGCCACGACTTCCGCATCTCCCCGCTGGATGACAGGGATGACTCCTACATGAAAGACTACCGCCTGTTCCAGGCCATGGCACACGAAGCCGATGTACTTCAGTTCTATCTGGCCGATATCATGATCGATGTTTCCATCATCACCGAGGCCGAACCGGACACACGCTTTATCTGGATGGTTCGCGACATGGGAACGCACCTTGCCGTCATCGGGAAAGAAAACTGTGATGAATACGTAGATGCCGTCCGCAACTCGTGGGGCAATGTCAGGATGTACCTCATCCATAAGCGCAAACTCACCGGAGACGGCCAGACCTACACCATCCACCGCCTGACCGAAAAGAGTATTCGCCCCGTTCAAATCAAGCACCAGGACAAAATCGATATGCTGAAAGCGCTGGCCCTGTATGCCCGCAACAGCATCGACTGCATCAGAGCGAACAAAGAACTGATGAACACCGACACAAAGGAATATTTACAGGAACTCGACAAGACCATGCAAGAGCTGCCGATCCGCGACAGCAAGAAATGTACGATTGCGTGATGAAAGGAGTCTCCACCCATGTTAAAGAAGCGATTCCTGTTCGCTTATTCCTGGATGTTCGGCACCACCAAAAAGGAAGCCGAACATGTATACCGCACCGCTGACGACGATTACATCACGTCTGTCATCGACAGCCTTGAGCATAACGCCGCCATTACATTCTATGAGGATTGATTCTAGAAAGGAGCAACCCATGGCACTCCGCAAGCCTATCGTATTTGTCACATACAATCGTGATAAAGACTGGTATGAAATCCAGAACCGCGACCGTGAACTCATCGTTGCCTATCCGTTCAAACGCTGTGAAGCCGACATCTCCCCCACCAAGCAGTACATCCACTACGCCATCGTCACAAAGCTGGCCGAACTGCAACGTCAGGGCTACGACATCAAGTTTGACCTGTAAACAATAAGGAGTCAATATGAATTATAATGACAGCAGCTAGACAGTACATATATTGTCATGACGATTTCCACCTATTGACAGAACCATGGCGACGCAGTACAATCATAGCAACGTTCACATAACATATTTCAAGACGTGAACTGCGCTTTAAACCTTTTCCACAACACACATTTCAAGTTAATACAAAGGAGTGGTTCCTATCTTCCACTTAAAACATATCGGCGGCGAAAGCGGCCACTACGAAATCTACTACGGCAATACTTTCCTCTGCTCTGCCGACACCCTCGGCGAAGCGTGGAATGAACTGCTTTCCATCCGTGACGAATTAGTTTAGTCAGTCATAACAGTTCCGGGATATTGCCGGGCGTTCTGGTTTCTTCCTTTCTTGCCGGTTCGTCCGACCACCGGGCATGGTTTGTGGTGATTCCATGTCCATCTGGTCATTATCTTCCTTTCTCCGGCGCTCTGGGTCATCCGCTCAGAGCGTCCGGCAATGTCTCGGAACCTATTTTGAAATGAGGTTACATACCATGAAAACCTATTCCGAATCTGATATCAAAGCAGCCATCACCGATCTGCTCTCCGAAAATGAAACACAGTACGGTTCCCGCACAGACCCCTACGGTGTTGGCTTTTACAACGGCTCGACAGAATCCCTCTATGATGTCCTTGACCGCCTCAGTATCAAGGAAGACCATGAATACTTCAACGATTGATTGAAAGGAGACCTTACCATGGGTAACCGTGCAGTTATTACTACCTCTCGCAGCACCGATCCGCAGCATGACCAATCTTCCATCGGTGTTTATCTCCACTGGAACGGCGGTCCAACCAGTGTTCAGAGCTTCCTCGACTACTGCAAAATGAAAGGATACCGCTCCCCAACCGATGATTGTTACGGCTGGGCCTACCTCTGCGGCGTTATCACAAACTTCTTCGGCGATGGCTGTTCCTGTGGCATTAATGTTTGCAGTAACCTTGACTGCGACAACTGGGACAATGGCACCTACATCATCGACGGCTGGGACATTGTTGACCATAAGTATAGCAAACCCTGCAGTGATCCTTACGACGAGCTTGAAATGCTTTTTGATATTGATGATGCTATGCCAAAGCGTATGCAGCTCGGCCATGACAAGATCATGGAGATCTGGAACGAATGGGACACACCGTTCACACCCGGTAAGGAGGACTGACGATGAAAACAATGATTTACACACTCGCCTTTATCGATGGCAAGGTTTGCTATGAGTGCCTGCCCGATACGAAGGGCGCTTTCCTTTTCCATGGCGGCTGGTTCTACCCCTTCTGTTCTGAGGACGAATTCTTTCAGAACAACACGAAAGGAGCCTCCGCATGAAACAGTTTGCACTCGGCACGCTCGTAACCACACGGGGTGTGCATGACGAAATGACACGAGACAGCCAGTTTGCAGAGTTCGTCCTCACCTGCATTGCCCGCCACAAATCCTGTGACTGGGGCGACCTTTGCGACAGTGATAAGCACCAGAATGATGAAGCTGTCCGCACCGGCGATGACCGTATCTTTTCCGCTTACGAACCGGCCGACCACCCCGACTGGCACATCTGGATCATCACAGAATGGGATCGCTCCGCGACAACAGTTCTCTTCCCCGACGAATACTGACATTCAATCAAGAAAGGAAATGATTTTAAATGACTACTGCTCTTACACTCGCCACTCAGAAGCCCTTCGGAAGCCTGACCTGCGACTTTTACAAGAATGATTCCGGTGAGTTTTATATGACCCGTGAACAGGTTGGCCAGGCATTGGAATACAAAGACCCCGCAAAGTCAATCGCAAAGATTCATGAAAGAAATTCCGATCGCTTGAATCCTTTGTCAGGGGTCGTCAGTTTGACGACCCCTCGGGGACAACAGAACATCTTTGTCTACAATTTGCGCGGTACAATGGAAATCTGCCGTCTCAGCCGCCAGCCCAAGGCAGACAGGTTCATGGACTTCGTCTGGGATGTCATGGAGTCTCTGTACGCCGGACGCAATGTCCTTGCCACGCCTGACCAGCAGACCGCCCTTGCCCCGCAGACCATGCAGCTCATGATGGATTCCTTTTTGAAATCGCAGACCACCATGGCCCAGTACATCAACAGCACATCCTCCAACATGACCAAGCTGACCGAGACGATTGCTGCTCTTGCCAACCACGTTCTCACAATGCAGACCCAGCCCGTCGCTGTCTCCGCCCCGGTGGAACTCAAAACGAATCCCACTGCACAGGCTGACACGATTCCCGAAACCACCCGTAAGCCCGCCTCTACTCCCCAGCCGAAGCCCGTTAAGCACCACGGCGTCACCAGTACATGGCGGCGCAATGTCTATGACACGGTCGATAAGATCAGAACGAATCAGCCCGATAAATACCAGAAGAACAACGCCGTCCTCTACACTATCTATGAAAAGATGCGCACGGACTACGGCTTTGTCATCGATCAGGAAAAGCGCGAATACATCCGCCGCCATCCACGCCAGACCAGCCCGGCTGTCATCACCATCATTGAGGACAACACCACCTGGAGTGAAATCTTCGATAGTATCCTCAACGATATCTACAACAGCTCCATCGTGAACTGCGTCCGCAAGAACGATACCGCAAACGAACCGGGCGTTGTCGTCAAGAACGGCCTTGTCGAGTTCAAAGCCCCGCATCCTCAGCAGGATTCCATCACCGACAACAGCGCTGCCATCCTGGATGCTGTTGATCGTCTGGCCGAAGCCAAGGGCGATAAGTCTCCCAAGAACGCTGTAGTCTACCGCATGATTTTCTCCCGAATGTCCTTTGACTGGAATAATGCCAAGGAAAAATACCGCGCAAAGTTTGGTGTCTACCCTATCAACAAGACTGAAATGGTGCGCCGGTCTGATATGATCTGTGCCAAGTTCGTAGAAACCGCAGATACCCTCATTCAGAGAATGGAGAATGAAAAATGAAAACCAAAACGGAAACGATTTTAAAATATCTGCCGCAGTATAATGACTTCAAGCGTGACGTAAGCATTCTGCCAATTCAGCCTAACTCATGCAGATACTACGGCATCGGCTGGCTTGCTGGTGCCGAGGCCGCCGTTGATGCCATTCTGGAAAACAACGAGATCAGGCGCATGGTTTACAGGGAGGTTAATTTTCAGTATCGCGTCGAAGATGCCAAGTCTCATCTGCGTGATTACATTGAGGATGAAACCAGCGTATGCGCACACTGCTATGCCAGGCGCGGTCTGGCCATTTATCCCGCCGCACGAAACCGCTATGCAGAAAATACCAAGATCCTTTCCAGTCATGACCTTGAGGTTTACGAGCTGCCTGTTTTGAACAGCAGCATTGCCCGGTTTGAAAGTCATGGTGACCTTGTCAATGTGACCCACGCTAAGAACTACATCCGCATTGCCAGGGCGAATCCGTGGTGTACGATTGCTATCTGGACGAAGAACGCCACCTTCATGGATAAGGCCATTCAGGAGCTTGGCAAGCCGGACAATCTGATTTGCGTATACAGCTCCGACCACCTCAATCAGGTCTCGCAGGATTTCTCCAACTACAGCTGGATCGATAAGGTGTTCACCGTCTACGATAAGGCGTACAGCAAGCAGCACAATGTCGAGATCAACTGTGGTGCCCGCAACTGCCTGACATGTCATAAATGCTACGAACACAACGACATCTTTTTCGTAAACGAAACGCTTAAATAAAGAGGCTCTGCACCATGTCAAAGAATTACGACCAATATGAAGTCAAGATCACTCCGCTCAATGAAACCTCATTTGAGGATGGTACCTGGTTTTACGGTGTTGATATCTATTACCATGAAATTTCCAACTGGTTTTCTGGTTATAACAATCCTGAAAAAATCAGACATCTTTTTGACCTTCGCATGCTTGCTTCTGGTATGAAAGAATGCGCTGAATATGCCGAGAACATTATCCAGCAGTATGAGAACGGCAACGACTTCCTGCCTAAATTGTCCGACCTCAACCCCTTTCTTGCACGCTGGATCAAAGATTGCTGGCAAAGTGAAAACGATATGTGGTTTGTCGAGCATGATGACCCAGAGGTTGCCGAGATGACCAAACAGGACTGGCAGGAAATTAGCGAACAAATCGAAAAATATTTCGGTTATGATGTCATCGAGTTTGTGGAGCCGGACGAGTGGACGCCGGACTTTGACTATCTCGTCTGCTGCTACGGCTCCTGCATCAATTTCGTCAACTGGATTTGAATAAGGAGAATCACAATGAATGTATACGAACTTCCCAGCAATGTCGGCAGCTGGTTTCTGACAGATTCCGACTGCGCCCAGTATTGCCGCAAGCTCTCCCCTACCAGGTATGAATTCACCCAGATCGTCTGGCTGGACACCACAGAAGACACGGATAAAACCTATTGCGTCACGCAATCCGTTGAAGATGTTGGCGACATGACTCTTAATGAGATCTCAGGTCATATTAGCAGCTACTATAAAACGCTGTTTGGAATGGTGGAAAGCTACGGCGGCCTTCATGACACCGGAAAGAATGCGCTCACGGTCGCAGACTATTGTCAGCTCATTGCCGAATGTGCCTTTGAAAATGAAGTCTGCGATAATTCCATCTCTGAAGTCATGGACTGGAATCGCTGCGTAGACTTTCAGCGCGGCTATATGCTCTCACAGTAAGGAGGATGTTTGATTATGAATTTTACAACTCAGGACCTTCACCAACTCTGCAACGGCCTTCCCGACAAAAAGAACATTCCGCTTCTCATCAATAATAAGCCTGTTGCTGAAATTCAAATCAGGATCGTGGATGATGCAGAAAACAAGTTTGTTTTGAACCTGATTTCATCAGAAGAGGAGTTTTAACCATGTTTTACCAACACAGCCTTCGCGTCTATAACGACGAAACACTTGCCCCATACTATATGGACAAGGAAACCGTCGAGCAGGTCACCCGCTACCTGTACGACAACAAAATCACCGGCGATGTATATAACAGTATCTCCTGCTATCCATTGTGCGGCAAGCCTACCGTCGATACTCCGTTCTATGCCACATCCAGCCTTTCCTTTGACACCGGCGAGGATGTCGAGTTCTCCATTAAAAACGATATTCGTGAAGCCTCCTACAAATTCCCCACCATAATTTTCGAGCTGACCATCCGCTGCTGCGACACCAATGAGTACATCAGGTACTATTTCAGAAATGGCAATGTGAAATGTTTTCCTGGTGCTGTCACTGTTTCCTACCCTCCCTTTGATTCCATTGAATGGACAAATTCTTAAACGAAGGAAGTATCTGTACTATGATTTCTCAAAAAATTTTGGATGCTCTGGCTGACAATAATTGGAAGCCCTATATCGATACCGACGATAAATCTATCGACCTTGAATGGTATTCCCCCGCAGGTGAGGATTTTATGCTGTCATTCAGTGTAAAGGACGACGACGATTTTCTCTCCCAGCTTTTTGATGCCTATATGAATTTTGATACGGAACAGCACGCCATCGAAAACTACGGTATGCGCGGTGCTCCAGGCTTACGTGTCCTGTTAGATGACGCTGACGCTATTGAAGGTGAGTTGCAACGTCTGTGGTGCGAACTCAGCAAAGTAAAAGAGAAGGTATAACCTATTGCAGAAATCCGCGTCGGCATTGCACCTGATGCAGAAAACAAGTTTGTTCTGAATCTCGTTTCAGTTAAGGAGGATTAACATGGCTGTATACATGACCTTTTCAAATAAGTTTATTTCGGCAAATAATCAGGATGAACCTGATATACTCCGCATTTTTGACAGTGACGGAGAATTTATCGACTACATTGATTTTGATTTTTGGCTCAGGGAAATGCCGGAATCTTTCTATGACTTTTTGCTACTTTTCACAGATGGTGACGGATTGCTGGATTGGGAAGTTGCAGACACACTCAATAATCTTTTCGACAGCATAGACAATGTTGTTTACGATATTGATTCTGAAAAGTTAGAAAAGCTCTATGAAGTCCACGGTAAAGAATTCATCAATCGCGTAGGCACCTGTGCTCTCATTATGAAGGAGTAATACTATGAATACCATCAACGGTAAATTTATCCTCACCTGTCCTAACTGCGGTGCAAAACAAATCTATGTCGGCACCGGCCTCACCTCTCAGTCCATCTGCTATCGCTGCGCCGCAGACCTCGAACCTTGCACGGACCAAACTACCACAGAAAAAATTAACACGATTTATAGCAGTCTTGACCTGCGTGATGAGTTCGGCGGTTCCATCAATCGGACGCTTGAAGACGTCTGCACAGCCGATGAAGACCTCGCCGCTTTTGTATGTGAGGCATATAAACGCAATAACATTTCTGAAATGTTCAGTGCTATTGTCGGCCGCGACATCGATGACATCATTGACCGCATGAATTCTATCCCGGTTGAAACAGAAAGGGAGGCAGCAGAATGAACCGCGTTGTCATCGGCTCATGCCCAATCTGCAACACCGCCAGTCTGAACATCTACGAGTTTGATGACGCCAACGGCCGTGTTCTCGCTGGCATCAATAACAATCGACCTTATTGGTACAAAATCAGTGTGGTATATTCCCTGAACACCGGTGTAACAGATTTCGGTTTTAACTTTGGCGGTGATTTCATCTCGTTCTCGTCGGTGCTGCGCAGATAATTTCTGGTAATATTTACCGCTTGTTTTTCCGCACAAAAGGAGTATTTTAAAAATAAGGAGGTCATCCAAATCTTGCCAAATTCAAAAGATGCTGATTTGCGAAATCTCTATCGCCGTAAAAATTACCGCCAGACTTCTGGCTACCCATACCGCTCATGGACACAGCATGAAATCGATCTGGTTCTTGCGCACAATATGCCTGACCGGGAGTTATCCACACAAATCCAACGCAGTGTAATGTCCATCCAACTTATGCGCTGCCGCGCCAAGAAAGGATCTTCACTATGATTTTATTACAGCTTCTCTTTTGCGCCGCGTTCGTATTTATCATCGTTGCTATAGTTGGTGGTGCGTGTCTCGGTCTCGGCTGTATGATCTTGCCGCCTATTGAAAAGGCCATTGATGATACAGCCGAAAAAATTGCCCCCACGCCAGACCGCTACAAAAAGCAGCAGGAGGTTTGGGATTCCTATCAATACATAAAGTTCCACCACAAAAATCTGCGCGGTACGACCACCGAAGAAATGTGCAAGCGTGAAAATTGTACCGAAAAAGAGGCCCAGATGTATATGATTTTCGAGGACTGTCAGGACATGGGCATCAAAATGAACATTGCCTACGCTGACCGCCTGACCGGTGCCAGCGATGAGAGAGAGCAGATGGCCAGACTTGAAAAGCAATTTCCCACGCAGCAGGCCACCTATCAGACCGAAACGCTTCCCGGTCGCACTCGTCTTACCCGTGAAGAAGTTGCCGCTAAGTACGCGGCTCAAAAATAAGGAGGAATTTATCATGCGTAACAACAACAACAGCGATCTCGGCATCATTCTTCAGGTAATCTTTTGGGGTTTACTTATTCTTCAGGTTTATACCGCCTTCTTCTGCAACTATTGATTGGAAGGAAACGTGCAAGGTATTGAGTCTTATAACGAAACACTATTTCAAGTAAAGGAGCAATTTATGATCCGATCCCGTTACGCTATTACTGATTTCCCTGATGGTACACATCTCATCAAGTTCGATATGCATGACGAACAGCACACAGCACCAAATGCAATCACATGGCTGTATGAATCCATGTCTGAATTTGCAGACATCGCCATGATCGCCTCCAATATTTCTGAGAATAGGGGCAAGTCTCCTATGCTTACTATGCCATACATTCCCAACGCCCGTATGGACAGGACAAAGAATGGAGAGGTTTTTACCCTCAAGTATTTCTGCCAAATGTTGAACGCCATGAATTTTTCCGAGGTTAATGTTTTCGACCCGCATTCCGATGTATCTGTTGCGCTGCTTAACCATGTCTGTGTAATGCGCCCGCAGCTAAAACAGGTTATTTACAAGGCTATATATCAGTTTAAGCCTGATATGCTCTATTTCCCCGATGTCGGCGCACTCAAGCGCTACGCTGATTTTGTGCCAAAGGATACTACCGTTCTCTACGGCAACAAACTCCGCGATTGGAACACCGGTACGATTCTCGGTCTGGATGTGGTCGGCGATGTCAAGCCCGGCGCACGAATCCTCATGATCGATGACATCTGCTCCTACGGCGGTACGATGTACTACTCTGCCAAAAAGCTGAAGGAGCTTGGCGCAGGCGATACCGCGATGTATGTTTCCCACTGCGAGAACTCTATCCTCGACCCGGAGCATGGCAAAATTTTTTCAGAACCCGGCCTTATCTCTAAGGTCTATACTACCAATAGTATCTTCACCGGCCATGATGACCGTATTGAAATCATCTATGAATTTTAAAGGAGATTATAAATGAGCATCAATCCTATGCTTCTCTGTGATTTCTACAAAACCACACATTCCCGCCAGTTCCCCAAGGGCACGACCGAGCTGACCAGCTACTTTACCCCGCGCATGTCCCGCTTGAATGGTATTAACAGCGTTGTCGTCTTCGGCATCCAAGCTTTTTGTCAGGACTATTTGATCGACTATTTCAACAAGAATTTCTTCTTTCTTGGCAAAAACGAAGCCTGCGACGAAATCTTTCGCGTTCTGGACAATACCATCGGCGCAGCCAACTACGATAAAGAAAAGTTCTGCGCTCTTCATGACCTCGGCTACCTGCCCGTCGAGATCAACGCCATGCCGGAGGGTACGCTCTGCCCCATCCATGTTCCCTTCCTCGAAATGAAAAACACCCACCCGGATTTTGCGTGGGTACCGCAGTTTCTGGAATCTCTTATCAGCGCCGAGCTTTGGCATCCCATGATCTCCGCCACGGTCGGCCATCTCTACCGTCAAATCGTGGATGAATATTATGACAAAACCTGCGATGATTCCACTCCACGCGGCAAAGCGCTCGGCGATTTCTCCTTCCGTGGGCAGGAATGTCTGCAATCCGCTGTCAAATCCAGCGCTGGTTGGTGTCTGTCTTTCCTTAACACTGCCACCGTGCCCGCCATTCCCTACCTTGAAAAGAACTACTACTGTGACGCAAGCCTTGAGCCGGTTGCTTACGGCTCTGTCTCGACCGAACACAGCGTCATGTGTTCCAACTTCGCCGTCGATGGCGATGAAATCACAATGCTTCGCCGCCTGTTGACCGATCTGTATCCACATTCCAGCTTCTCTGTCGTATCGGATTCCTACGACTACTGGAATCTTGTCGACAATATTCTACCGCAGCTCCACGATGAAATCATGGCACATGACGGCTGCCTGCTCATTCGCGGTGACTCTGGCAACCCGGTTGAAATTGTAACACAGACCGTTTACCATCTGTGGGAGCAGTTCGGCGGCACGATTAACTCAAAGGGCTATAAGGTACTTGATCCGCACGTCAAGGCTATCTATGGCGACTCTATCACGATCCAGCGCTGTGAGGCCATCTATAAGGAGCTGGAAGCCCACGACTTTGCCGCCTGTAATGTTGCGCTCGGCGTCGGCAGCTTTTCCATGCAATGCATCGAACAGGATGGTATTTTGAAACCGTTCACTCGCGACACCTTCGGCATGGCCGTCAAGGCAACGCATGGCGTTATCGACGGCAAGGAGGTCAATATCTTCAAGGATCCGAAAACCGACGCAGACCATTTCAAAAAGAGCCTCAAGGGTTTGTGTGTTGTCTTTGACGATCAGCAGGATGGCCGCATCCGCGTGCAGGATGAAATGGATCAGAAAACAAAGAACTTCTATCGTAGCGTCGATATGCTGCAGCCGGTGTTCCGCAACGGCAAGATGATGCGCCGCCAGACCCTTTCCGACATCCGCAACCGACTGAATCTGGAGGGAATCTGATATGTCTATTAAAATCATCGACGGTAATCTTTTTGACTCCAAGGCTAAGATCATTGCCCATCAGGTCAACTGCCAAGGCAAAATGAACTCCGGCGTCGCCAAAGAAGTTCGGCAGCGCTACCCGCATGTGTACGATGAATATGCGCGAAAGGTCAAAGAATGTCGCAAAATCAATAAAGAAATGCTTGGTATCACACAGTTTGTCCCAACTGATGCGAATTTCATCGGCATTGAACCCGGTGTAATCGGCTACAACGGACAGTATATAGCAAACTTGTTCGCACAAAAAAGCTATGGATATGACGGCAAATGCTATACAGATATTCTTGCATTGCAGAACTGCTTTACCATTCTTGCTAACGCTCCGTTTCGTAAAAACAATTTCTGTGGATGCACCATCGCCATGCCCTACAAAATCGGCTGTGTGCGCGGCGGTGCAAACTGGGATGAAGTGTATTCCATGATCGAAAAGACGTTCAAAAATGTAGCCGTCGAACTTTGGCGTCTCGATAAAGGCTAAGGAGGCCATTATGAATCAGAAAAATAGTAACGCTGTAAATCCCAAACCATATACTTTCGACGCTGTCAAAATCAAAAACGAAATCATCGGCTGGATCCGTGAGTATTTCCGCCAGAATGGTCCCGATTGCAACGCCGTCATCGGCATCTCTGGCGGCAAGGATTCCAGTGTCGTCGCTGCGCTCTGTGTCGAAGCGCTCGGTGAGGATCGCGTCATTGGTGTTCTCATGCCGGACGGGTATCAGAAGGATATTGGAGATGCCGAACAGCTGTGTGAACACCTTGGTATTAAAAGCTATGAAATCAATATCGGCAATGCGACTGAGGCAATCAGGGTCGCTATGATTGCCTGTGGCTTGGTTCCTTCTGTCCAGACCAAAACGAATCTACCTCCCCGCATCCGCATGGTAACTCTTTTTGCGGTAGCGCAGACATGCAACGGAAGAGTCGCTAATACCTGCAATTTTTCGGAGGATTTTTTAGGTTGGAATACCCTGTTCGGTGACAGCGCCGGTCAGTTCGCCCCTCTCGCTAAACTTACCGCTACCGAGGTTATCAAGATTGCGGAAGTCTTAAACCTGCCTGAAAATCTCGTTCATAAGGCTCCCGCCGATGGCCTGACTGATAAGAGTGATGAGGATAATTTCGGTTTTACCTATGATTTCCTTGATATCTATATCCGCACCGGCTACTATGGTGTCGACACCGCCACTGCCGCAAAGATCGATTCTATGCATGATCGCAACAAATTCAAGCTTGCTCCCATGCCGCACTTTGATTATTACCCGGAAGACCCTTACCGCTTTTAAGGAGGTTTTATGACCCAAAACGAACTCCACACTCTCATCAACACAAAGCCCTATGAATTTCTCTATACCGATCCGCACCTCGGCGAGCGCATCATGTTCCTCACCCTCGGCGGTTCTCACGCCTACGGCACAAATATCGAAGGCTCGGATGTGGATATCCGTGGCTGTGCTTTGAACTCCCCTGCTGAAATTCTTGGCTTTTCTCATTTTGAGCAGCGCGTTGATGAAGCAACCGACACCACAATCTACAGTTTCAACAAGTTAATTTCACTTCTCATCGGCTGTAATCCAAACACGATCGAGCTTCTAGGCTGCAAGCCGGAGCATTATTTCTATATCAATACCATCGGCAAACGTTTGATAGATAATAAGAATCTTTTTCTTTCTCAGCGTGCCGTTCATGCCTTTGGCGGCTATGCCAATCAGCAGCTCCGCCGTTTGCAGAACGCTTTGGCGCATGACCACTATCCGCAGGATGAAAAGGAAAAGCATATTCTCGGCACCTGCAAATCTGTATTTGAGGATTTCCGCCTTCAGCATAAGGATGTTCCCGGCGATGCGGTGCGTCTCTATATCGATAAAGGCGTCACGGAAGGAATGGATACCGAAATCTTCATCGACTGTGATCTCAAGCATTATCCGCTGCGCAACTTCAAGCAGATGAATTCCGATCTCGGCACGGTCATCGGTCAGTACGCAAAGCTTGGCAAGCGCAACTCTAAAAAAGACGACATGCATCTCAATAAGCACGCCATGCACCTCGTCCGGCTCTACCTCATGTGCTTTGATATTCTCGAAAAAGGTGAAATCAACACCTGTCGTGAGCATGACCGCGATTTTCTCTTGGAGATTCGTGGCGGTAAATTCCAAAAGCCGGACGGCACCTATTATCAGGAGTTTTTCGACCTCATCAACGACTATGAAAAGCGGCTTGAATATGATAAGAAAAACACTTCTCTGCCGCCCAACCCTGACTATAAGCGCATCGAGAAATTTGTCATGGAGGTGAATGCCGATGCCTGCTATCTTAACACGTGTCCCGCTGCCGCCTGACCTCGTCGTCCTTATGGACGTTCTCAATGCACGCGGCTATGAATCCTATTTGGTTGGTGGCTGCGTGCGCGACATCCTTCTTGGCAAAACGCCGCACGATTACGATGTCACCACGCAAGCAACACCGGAGCAAGTTAAGGAGCTTTTTCCTAAGACCATAGACACCGGCATCCAGCACGGTACAGTCACGGTCGTTATGTCCAGCAGTCAGTATGAAGTAACGACGATGCGTACAGACGGTACATACTCCGACAGCCGCCACCCAGACTCCGTAGTCTTCACCTCTGACATTGAAAAGGATCTCTCCCGCCGCGACTTCACCATGAATGCCATCGCCGCTAAGGTTGGTTCCGTCGACAAGGATGCTGTCAACCTGTCCTTGGTCGACCCCTTCAACGGTCGCCACGACATCAAGCGCAAGGCTATTGTTTGCGTCGGAGATGCCAAAACCCGCTTTCAAGAAGACCCTCTTCGCCTGCTCCGCGCAATCCGCTTCAGTGTTCAGTTGAAATTCCATGTTGGCATTGAAACCGAAACGCTTATTAACCAGATGGCTCCATCGCTTGTCAATATCTCAGCCGAGCGCATTCAGGATGAACTCCGCAAGATATTTCTTGCCGGTGAAAGTAACCTACACATGTTGTACTGTACACTTCATGCATATCGCCCAGTGTTCTGTCAAATCATCCCGGAGCTGAAATCTTGCATTGATTTCAACCAGCACTCATCCTATCACGCCTATACAGTTTGCGACCATATCTTCAAAGCTGTTGGCAAACTTTGTAACGCAGTTTCGTATGAATCTGAATTTGCCGCAACTGCACATGCCCACTGGTTTGAACTCTGCATGACGATGCTTCTACACGACATTGGCAAACCGCAGTGCTTCACACAGGATGAAAATGACATTGGTCATTTCTACGGTCACGCCAAGGTTAGCGCCGATATGGCCGACAGTATTCTCCGCCGTCTCAAGTTTTCCAATGCGGAGCGGGAGCGCATTGTAACCCTGATCGAGTATCACGATTACCAGTTTGAACCAAGCGCTCGCTGCGCCAATCGTCTGATTGCCAAACTCGGTGCAGAAAACGCCCAACTGCTTACAATCGTCCGCTTTGCCGATCTTTACGCCCATGGTGTAAACTATGCGAACTTCGGTGAAATGAATCCGCTTCGCAAAGCACAAATCACATACCTGTATCTTGCCACCGCTGTATTTGAAAAGCGAAAGTTTTCTCTCAAAGACCTTAATATAGGCGGTGTAGATTTGATCCACTGTGGTTATACGCCTGGGCCAGATTTCAAGCGCTGTCTGAATTATCTCCTCGATGAAGTCGTCAACGGAAATCTTACCAATACGCGCACCACACTTATCTCTGCAGCTAAAGATTATATGGAGGAATACCATGCATAAAATTCTCGTCGTTGTAGATATGCAAAACGACTTCATCACCGGCTCCCTCGGTACTAAGGAAGCACAAGCCATCGTGCCAAATGTCGTCGCTAAGATAAAACAGGCGCAGGCAGAAGGCACTCACATCATTGTCACGCAGGATACGCACGGCAAAGATTATCTCAGTACAAACGAAGGTAAGCACTTGCCTATCGTGCATTGCGTAAAAGGCTCCAATGGTTGGCATATTGAACCTTCTGTCTATGCGGCTGTAGATGCTGCCTATAAGGCTGAAGATAAGAATAAAAGCGTAGAACTATGGAGTGTCCGAAAGTGGTCTTTCGGTAGCTATGAGGTGCCAACTGAAATTGGCGTGTATGCAGGTCTCGCCTATGACCATAAAGAAGAAGTCGAAATCGAATTTATCGGTCTCTGCACAGGTATTTGTGTCCTCTCTAACGCTATCCTCACCAAGGCTAAATTCCCAGATGCCACCATCTCTGTCGATGCCTCCTGCTGTGCCTGTGTCACTCCGCAGTCCCATGATATTGCTCTCGACGCTATGCAGCTCTGCCAAATCGAGATTAAAAACCGCGGTCAGGAACCCTGGCGTAAATAACCACACTATATAATAAGGTAGGAGAAATCACCATGAACAACGCACGCCGTAAAGCCATCAGCACTATTATCCACAGTATCAATGACCTAAATGAAAAGTTCTCCGCCAGCGTGGACGAGCTGCACAATGAAATCGAAGCGGTGCAGGACGACGAACAGGAAGCTCTCGACAACATGCCGGAAAGCATGGAAGGCTCCGAGCGTTACTCAACTATGGAATCTGCAATCGAATCCCTGCAATCCGCCATGGACTCGCTGGATTATGCCCTCGCAGACTTGGATGAATCCGTGTCGGAGGCCGTCTCCGCCCTTGAGGAAGCCAGCGCCTGACCGATGATCTGTGTGTCTGTCAGCCCCAACAGCCAATCAGCTGATACATTCATCGCCCGGCACAATTCCGCTAACGCCTCACATCCAGGTGACCGTCTACCTGTCTCCCAGCACTGTAAGGTGTTACGCGGGCAACCAATTCTATCGGCAAGCTGCTGCTGGGTTACATAATGATCATAGCGCCACTGTTTTATGCGTTTGATTAAAATATCCATCTGAAACCGCTCCTATGGTGACATTTGTAGACTTGAATACAACCCTATGGTGTCATATAATTATTTCAACAACATAAAGATGTGTGTGCTTTCTAGGTCTGTACTTTTATTGTAGCATAAGATATGTCCTATAATTTGGACTTTGAATCTAAAAAGGAGAAAAAATGGCAAACGATATTTCTAAAACGATTTCTTTGCAAGAGCTGTATGCAATGATGCAGCCGTATAAAGAAGCCTTTATCTCTCTGTTCTCCGGGGATGAATCAACCGGTCTCTGTGCTACCATTCCCGTTAAAGCAATTAGCCTTTTTAATAACGCTACAAGTGTCTCTTGCCTGCTGTGTTCCGGTGGTTCTGGCTTTGTCCTACAGGCAGCATCCGTCAAGGTTTCCGCACCAGCTTTTTCCAGGGATTCCTGCTCTTTTACCCTCTCAAGCGCCGGTTTTCAATATAAAATCGTTCTCTGTGAATAATTTATTAACATTTAGGTTTTGCCCTTGAAATGTGTGTTGCGATGTGGTATAGTATAGTCACAGCAAAAGAATACCGCGAAACAACACGACTGCTGAATATGAAAAAAGGAGTTGAACCCACACCATGTTTACACCCAGTAAAACCACTCCCAAATTCGGGGAGATCCGCTGGGGGTATTTTACGACCGATACCGTCTTCCCCAGCGACGTTCACAAGTATGTCGGTGTCCATCCGTATCTCATCATCAGCAATGACCGTTATAATCAAGTCAGCGGCCAATGCGAAGCAATCGCCTTCACCACAAAACGATTTGAAAAACGCAATCCGGTTCACGTTGATTTTCAAATCGGTGAGGTCGAGGGTCTGGATATGCCGTCTACTCTTGCAGTCGAGAGCCGCATCACAGCCCGCAATATTCATTTTTCTGATCCCATCGGTACTTTTACCACAGAAAACTGGCAAAAGGCTGTCCCGGCTATTCTCCGTCAAAATCCCATTTTGCGCTATATGCAGCCGATCAATATGAAATCGGAACAAGTTTTGGCGTAAGGGCTTGCAAAAGCCTGTCTACATAGTGTACAATAAAACCACTAGAAAGGCAGGCTTACTATGTCTCACTCTTATGTCGCCGAATATAAATCCACCCTGAAATCCTCGTCCGCAATGTTTACCGTCCAGCAGCTAGAGCAGGAAACCGGGGTCAGCTTTCAGGATTGGAAAGTCGATACGGTCAATGATCTTGTAAAACGTCTTCAGGCCGATAATTACTATCTCAACCGCGGCAAACTTACCGAGATCAAAGGTTATCTTGATTATCTTTTAAAGAAAAATGTCATCACACCGCAGCAGCACGCGACCCACCCCTTCTTCTTTGTTGTCTGCAACGATGATAAAGAGATCAAGCGAACCTACGCAGAAGTATCCGATGATAAAATTCTTCGCAAGTTCTTTTTCTCTGAACAGGAATTTGCCGATTATCTAGATGCACTTTGTCCCGGTGTCTCCTACTCGATGAGCCGCGCCATTATGATTTTAGCCTGGGTCGGGTTGGATAAAGGTCAGATCCTCAATGTAAAAAAGAAGGACTACCACCAAAGCAGTGACCATTCTTCCGCTTATGTTGAGTTCCTTGCCAAGGACGGCATGAAACAACTTCTTATCCCAAAACGATTTATATCAGATATCGAACGAGCTGCAAAGAGCGATCAAGAAACCGTGTACAATGGTGCTTGTGACGGACTCAGACAATTAAATTATAATCCAGAGGACGATGATTTCCTGATCCGTGCCACTGTTACAGGTGCTCGTGTCACTAAGAAACGGTTTGACCCCGTAACAGATGATCGCATCTATTGTTCCTCTGTTCAGAATATATCAAGGTTTATTACCAACCAATGCAAAAAACTCACTTACGATAATCCCTTTAAGCAAAAAGACCTCGTAACCCTTCGTTCTATCACGAACTCGAATGAATTTATCAATAATTCGCAGGGCACAGGTGCAAAAATATTGACCAATGCCTATCGTCATCCTGTCTATCAACAATGGCTCCAAGTAAGAGATCTTGTACTGGCAGAGTGATTTGGTTTTCCGATTCCAGGGGGTGTAACTGCCCCCATTTCCTAAAGACTTTCACAACACACAATTCAAGTTTAAATTTTAAGGAGGCAATCCCAATGACTCACGAGAGCATGACCGTCCATCGCGCTATGGTGGAGCTTAAAACCATCGACAAGCGCATCGCCAAGGAGATCGACAACGCATCCTTCTGCACCAGCGCCAAGGCCAACATGAAAAAGCTGTTCGGACAGCCAGCCGAGGAGTTCTATCGTCAGGCGCAGAGTGATTTTGATTCCATCACGGGTCTTATCAACCGCGCAGCAGCCATCAAGGCGGCGATCCCCGTCAGCAACGCTAAGACTAAAATCAAAGTCAATGAGCAGGAGATGACCGTGGCCGAAGCTATCAGCCTCAAGCAGAACCTGATTCCGCTGCGCCAGAAATTGCTCAACGCGCTCAACATTCAGTATTCCGAGGCCATCCATGAGGTCGAGGATAAAAACGCCACGCTTGAAAAGCGCACGGACGCCTACATCGCCAGCATCTACGGCTCCAACGCTGCGGCCAAGGCAGCAGATGCCGAGGAGGTCAATAAGGCACGCGAGGCTTACGCCAATGCACAGACCTTTGAGCTGGTTGACGGCCTCAAAACCAATAAGAAAGGCATCGCAGATATCATCAAGGCTATGCAGGACGATATCGTCAAGTTCCAGAATGATCTCGATGCCGCTCTCTCGGTCAGTAACGCGACCACTGTTATCGAAATCGACTACTGATATTTCCTGAGTTCTAAACTCTTTTGAATAGATCTTGCCCATGCACTGAAAGCGATCAACCATCGACCGTTCTGTCTACTTCGGCGGTATCATGACAGAACTAAAACCATAAACAGGAATCCGCCTCATTATAAAATTATAGAGATAAGTTTGATCTTTATATACGCGGACGCAAAGATGATTTGTCTGCTATTTATAAAGATATTCGGGTAGAGACCCAAAGCCGAAAAGCTGAACGCTCAACGCTCAAATTTCAAATCTAAAGCTTCAAATTTTATATTGATCAAAGTTTATCGCTCAAGGTTCAAAGCGCAAATCTTCTCACAAATCCTTGGCGCAAGGTCATACGCATGGTCATGTCGGCGTTTCGCTCACCGCAAGGCTGGTGTATGGGCAACGTGCGAAGGCGGTAGCACGTAAATACAATCCGCCTTATTACGGAGTGTTCGTATAATGGCAGTACCTCTGTCTTCCAAGCAGATAGCGCCGGATCAGTACCGGCACACTCCTCCAGCTCCACTTCTTCGGCTGCGACCTGATCAGTCGTGCGCTAACTGTGTGGGGTAACGGAACACAGCTGCTCGTGGATGAAGCACTTTTTGGGTCCACCTTCATGGTGTATTCAGCGAAGAGAAATCCGCATGAATTCATGTTCCGTTTTCGCGGCTGGCAGCAAGGGCCAGGTTCCACCAAAAGGATGGGGATAGTGCCTCGCCCGGAGTCTACATAAACTCCGTCATAAAATATGTCCGTCAGCGGCTGCGGTTAAGGCCGTACACATCTAAAGATGAAAAGAGCGCGGTTGCAGATAACCGGCACCGACAAAGGTTTCGCCACTCGCATGTGGCCTGTCTGTAGTGCGTAAGATGACAGATATACCAACACCCATTTGACAGTTAGCTTCTGTCTGAATCCTGGCTATAATCGCGGGAGCCAAGAAGAAAACACTTTTCATCTTTTTTATCGAGCAGTAGCGAAATTGGTATCGCGCAGCGTTTGAGACGCTGAGATTACGGGATCGTACCCCGTCTGCTCGACCACCGGGTTTGACATGCCCGCATTTCTCCTATTCAGTACCCTATCTGCTTCCGAAACCGTCAAGGATAAAGACGGAACGATTTTATAAGGAACAGTAGCACAACTGGTCAGTGCGTCCAGCTCATAACTGGAATTATGCAGATTCAATTTCTGCCTGTTCCACCAGCTGTCGGGTAGCGCCCGAACGATGTGAGCGTGTATGGCATACCTCACCCAGAAATGAAAATGTCCGCTGAAAACGATGCAAGTCGATAATGTAAGTGGGAAGCCTACCATGCTCCCGTGGCGCAATAGGCAGACGCGGCAGATTTAGGTTCTGTTATTTGTGGATTCGACTTCCACCGGGAGCACTCAACAATAATGGCTAACGGCAGTTGCGCCATGAAAATGGCTGGACGGGTCGGGGCTGGCATAGAAAGGCCAGCAGGTAGTACAGCGGTAGGTAAGAAATCCGCCACGCGAAACTAAGTCTGGAAAACAGAATGATACGCAAGGGATACTTTCCATTATAAGATGGTCTGACATGGGACTCCAAGTTGCGGATAACGACCGCAGGACGCATGTCTGTAAAGTCACCGTGAAACTCGGTCATAGCTACCACATTATTGCTTTTATTATGCTGGATTAGTTCATTTGGTAGAACCCCGGTTTTGTACTCCGGTAAGGCGGGATTGTAGCCTGCATCCAGCACCATTTTTTGTACCCGTTTTTAAATCAACACAGAAAGGACTGACACAACACTTGGATGACACAAACATGAAAACGCTTTCCGGTACCCTCTCCCTCATGCAAACGCTGGAAATGCGCTATCAGGCAAACTTTTCCGGCGTGCATGAGCAAGACCTCATCACGCAAGACCTTTTACATAAGTTAGAGCTTGAACAGAACAACGCCGTCCAGCTTGTCCAACTCGCCAAACAACTCAAAGAATGCCGCCAGACGCGCCGCATGATGAAGGATGAAATCGAACTTATGCAGCCTCTTATGGACTTCATGCAGGACGGCCAAAACAAACGCTGCGTTCGCCAGCTGCAAGAAGCTCTCGGCAAAATGCGCGATGTATCCAAACACCATGAAAATCGACGCTATTACCCAAGAGTATTATAAACTACACAATTTTTCAAAGGAGACCGCTTATGACTATCATGCCATTCTATGACTTTCACAAAAAGTTCCTGGCTCATTTCAACTCGATGACCAAGGACGCCGCCGCACTTTACCGTGTCGATTTCGACCCGGATGAACTCTGGAACCTTTACCTCGATTCCTTCCCTGCCGGTACAAACCCCGTTTATCGTGTCCGGCGCGAATTTGACTGCTCCTGCTGCCGCCATTTTATCAAGACGATGGGCGGTGTTGTCGCCATTCGTGATGGCCGGATCGAAACCATCTGGGATTTTGACACCGCATCGCCGGAATGTTATCAGCCCGTCATGGATGCTCTCTCCGCCTACATCAAGTCCAAGCCCATCAAGGATGCTTTCTTTACCAATGAGCATACCATCGGCATTGCCCACAACTATGAGCGTGATGAAAACGGTCACAAGGTCCTGACATGGAACCACTTCTTCGTCAACACCCCGCGCTGCTCTTACACCACTCACGACATCAACACGGAGACCGCCCGTATACGGGATGACCGCAATGTATTCCTGCGCTCCATGAACGAGCTTACCGTCGAAGCCACCGAGACCGTACTGGAACTGATCGCACAAAACAGCCTCTACCGCGGTGCCGAGTGGAAAGATAAACTGGCAAAGTTGCTGACCTATCAGAAAGACTACGCCAAAATGAATCCGGAACAGCAGTCTCTCCGCTCCTGGCAAACCGTCATCGGTATGGACCCGGCCATCGCTCGCATCCGCAATACCAGCATCGGCACACTGCTCATTGACCTGTCGGAAGGCAAGGATGTCAACACTGCCGTCACTTCCTATGAGCGCGTGGTCGCCCCTGCCAATTATAAGCGTCCCAAGGCTATCTTTACAAAACGAATGCTTGAGGACGCCAAGAAAACCGTTACGGAACTCGGCTATATGGATTCACTACCCCGCCGCTTTGCCCGCCTCGATGATATCAGCGTCAACAATATCCTCTTTGCAAACCGCGACGCCGTCATGCGTATGAACGGTGCAGCCGCAGATCCCTTTGCCGCTATGGAACAGCAGGTTGCCATTGATCCAAAACGATTCTCCCATGTAGAGGAGATCGGTATTGATAAATTCATCTCTGATGTCCTGCCCATCGCCAGGGAGCTGGAATTGTTCATGGAAAACCGCTTTTCCAAGAACATGGTCTCGTTGACCGCCCCTGTCAATCCCGACGCCAAAACAATGTTCAAATGGGATAACGCTTTCGCATGGGCTTACACCGGCAATCTCGCTGATTCCGACATCCGCGAAAATGTCAAGAAGGCAGGCGGTAAGGTCAATGGCGTGCTCCGCTTCTCCATCCAGTGGAACGATGAACCCGGCAAATGGGATAAGTCTGACGAGGACGCGCACTGCAAAGGCCCTTGCGGTCATATCTGGTTTAGTGAAAAGCGTGGCTTTGCAGACGGCGGCAATCTGGATGTCGATATTATCCACCCAAACCATGGTGAACCTGCCGTCGAAAATATTACATGGCCTAATCTTTCCAAAATGAAAGACGGCCGGTATGAGTTCTACGTTCATTGCTACTATTGTGACTCCGGAAACAATGGCTTTATCGCTGAGATTGAAGCCAACGGTGAGGTCCATCAGTATGAATACCGCCACCCAATTTCTTCCGGCACGATTGTCTCTGTGGCCACCGTCACTCTCAAGGACGGCAAGTTCACTATCAAGGATGAACTCAAGTCCGCCATCTCCAGCCGCAACATTTGGAACATCAGCACGAATCAGTTTGTCCCTGTCAGCGTTGCCATGTACTCCCCCAACTATTGGGACGAACAGACCGGCATCGGCAACCGCCACTATTTCTTCATGCTCAAAGACTGCCAGAACCCGGACAAGCTCAACGGCTTCTATAATGAATTTATCAAGCAGGAGCTGCTGACACACAAGCGTGTTTTTGAAGCCCTCGGCTCTCAGATGTCCGTACAGCCTGTCGAAGACCAACTCTCCGGCGTAGGTTTCTCCTCCACCCGTCACGATTCCTTTATCGTCAAAGTAAAAGGCCAGACCGAGCGCGTGCTCAAGGTCGTAATTTAAACACAGAAATGAGGTAACCACTATGGAACTGTTTGAAATCGCAAGCCGCTATAAGTACCGTTTTCCCTTCAAGGGCTGGATCAGCACCGAGGATCTCTGGGATCTGAGCGTTCAGAACCTTGACGGCATCTTCAAGACCCTCAATAAAGAATTCAAGACCACCGGCGAGGAATCCCTGCTGGGCACCAAAACCACCGAGCAGAACGAACTTTCCAACAAGATCGAGATCGTCAAGCATATCGTCTCTGTCAAACTGGCGGATAAGGCCAAGGCCCAGACAGCCCGTGAGAATGCCGAGCGCCGCCAGCAGTTGCTCGAAGTCCTCGCCAAGAAACAAAATCAGGCACTCTACGATATGTCGGAGGCAGAGATTCAGGCCCAGCTCGCCGCTCTGGACGCCGAATGAGCCGTCTGCACGCCAACTATTACTCCTGCGGCAAGTACAGATTTGCAACACCGGCACCTGCGGACGAATCCGTTTTGTACAGCGAAGGCCGCTACAAGACAAAGCTGACAGCCCATGATATGCCGCCGTGGTATATGCGCGGTTTATACTACGGCTATGCAGATGGCTTTCTCAACACAAAAAATGTCTCCAAGCTGGTCTACAATCCAAATCTATGCTTCAACCACATGTTCAAGGATGACTTTTTATACATTTCGTATAATTCACCGTCAAAACGCCGAAAGATATTCAACGCAGAGGAACCTTACGACGAATATGTCTGGGGTTTCAACATCCCAAAATTCTTGTACATGGCAGAGCGGTACAGCGGCTATGATACCGCCCCCATTTGGCAGCAGATCGAAGAAAAGCGCCTCTGGTTCCAACACACATACCCGGATGACTACAAACGCGAGGTCGGTGATATAACAGACTATCGCGCTTATACACAGTCGCTTTACGAAACGATTTGATTTTACACCTATATCTTTGACTCTCATACACCCTGTAAACTGCCGGAGCACCGCCTCCGGAAGGGTGTATTTTTTGTGCCCATTTTTCGGGTATCCCGGTTCTGCTTTTCCGTTAGCAGGCCGTTTTGAATAGATATCTTTATCAAGATTGGAGTGTTTTCATAATGAAAAAGATGGGAGTGACCTGAAATGTTTCCGCCTGCTTTTCTGATCCTGATCTGCTTGGCCATGTTTCTGTTCTGGTGTGAATCCAGTACCCATTTTGATGAAATCGGCCAGAAGATCATCGACTTTTTTACACAGTTTAAGGAGAATAAAAAATGAGAAAATCTCTCGGCGGTATCGCAACCGCAGTTATTATCGCGCTCGTCGTCATTGTGCTGTTTGTATGCACGGTACGGATCCCTGCTGGTTATGTCGGCGTTGTCTATAACATGAACGGCGGCATTTCGGACAGAACGCTTACCCAGGGGTTCCATGTCATTTCCCCCACGCAGAACGTGACTACCTATTCCATCGGCATTGAGCAGTCCTACCTGACAGCCAGCAAAGACGGTGACTCCAATGATGATGAAAGCTTCGAGGTCCCCTCCAATGACGGCAAGGGTCTGACTGTCGATATGACATTCACCTATCGCTATGATGCAGACAGAGTAGCCGATACCTTTACCCGCTTCAAGGGTCAGTCCGGCAAGGATGTAAAGAATTCTTTCATCAAGCCCAATATCATGTCTTGGACTAAGGAAGTCACGGCCAAGTATTCTGTCATCGACCTGCTCGGCGATAAGCGTGCCACCCTCAATAGTGAGCTGACAGACTATCTCAAACAGAAGTTCGAGCCTTACGGTATCGTGATCGAATCCGTTTCCCTTATCAATATTGACCCCGATGAGGAGACCCGCTCTGCCGTTCAGAAAAAGGTCAACGCCCAGCAGGATCTGGAGCTTGCCAAGATCGAGCAGCAGACCGCCAACGTCAATGCCGAAAAGGAAAAGGAGGTCGCCATCACCAAGGCCAATCAGGAGAAAGAGACGGCGCAGATCAACGCAGAAGCCAAACTGATCGAAGCTCAGGCCCAGGCCGATGCCAACCGTCTGATTTCCCAGTCCCTCACGCCGGAGCTGATCCGTCAGCAGATGTATGACAAGTGGGACGGTAAGCTGCCGACAGTTCAGGCCGGGAATGATTCCTCTGTTATCGTGGACACCAGCGATATTCTGCAGCAGGGTGAGTAACATGATCGTGCTTTCCATTCCTGTTTTTCTGCTTAGTCTAGCCGCTTCCGCCTGGTTTGGTTTTTTCATCTGCGCAATCATGTCAAGCGGCAAGTGCTGAAACTGTTATATGCCATCATACACTCAACATGGTTTGGAGGTAACGCACTCAGATGAAAACACTGTCTACTCCCTTGTCCGTCACCCCGGATTCTGTCATTGAGTCCGAGTATAACGAACAGACCGCGAACTACCGCCATAAGAAGAAACCGCACAAGAAAAAGTCAGACCACAAGCATGCCTACGTTGATGCCTGGTATGAGGACTGGCAGTACAGTTACACACAGCAAAAACAAATCCTGCGCATCAATCCCATTGGTGTCTGTACCGTTTGTGGCAAGCTTGGGCCGCTGCACGACAAAAACATTCTGCCGTTAAAGGGTGGTTTCATTTTTCATCTTGAATATCCTGAGCCGCCCGTCAGCGCTAAAATCTATCGTACACCAAGACCTGCCGACACTGACAGATTCGTCTTTGTGGATAAAGTAAATTTGAACGACTACTATTTGAAGGAGTGATTTTATTGGCAAAATTCAAACCAGGCGACAAAACCCGCATTGTGTGCTTCAAGTATGGAAATAAGCGCGAAGCAAAATATCGAGTTGGTGACATCATTACAATCGACAAGGTGTATCACGATGGGCATTGCCCAACTTATGAAATTGTCGGAGATGATGACTGGATTTTCCACGAGGATGAACTCGAACTCGTCAAGTCCAACAACTGCAAGCATGATTGCTCAACCTGCACCTGTCACGATGACACAGTCACCATCAGTGTCGATATCCCGCTGAACAACAAAAAGGAAGCACACCGTATTGTCCACGCCATGGTAAAAAAGGCATATCAGGATGCTGCCACCGCTAAAGATAAACCACAAAATGCCCCTTGGACGGAGTATGAAATCGAATTCGCACGTGACCTCGTCTCGAATTGGGCTTATAACGTCATCCATAACGGCGGAGACCTGTACTGGCAGATCCAGCCGGAGGACGGTTTGGAAGCTATCGTCTATAAGTCTCTTAAAGCAGGCCGCTGTCTTTATGGTTATGCCGCGCCGCATCATTCGAATGAATATAATGTCTGGGTCGGCAAATGCGTCTCCCTCGCCAAAGCACTCGGCAAACCCATCCCGGATTTCATCAAGAACAAAAATATGGAGGACTGACTCATGCGTGTTCTTCTTCTTTTCCGCGGCGCACCGGGCTGTGGCAAATCCACCTACATACATGAAAACGGGTTGGACAGCTATACTTTGAGCGCAGATACCATCCGTATGCAGTATTCCTCCCCCATTCAGACAAAGAACGGCTCTGTACAGATCAGCGCAAAGAATGATTCCGTTGTCTGGGGTCTGCTGTTTCAGATGCTGGAACTCCGTATGCAGTCAGGCTGCTTTACCGTCATCGACGCGACCAATTCCAAGACAGAGGAAATGAACCGGTATAAAGCACTGGCCAAGCAGTACTGCTATCGTATCTATCTGATCGATATGACGGACCTTCCTATCGAGGAATGTAAACGCCGCAACGCCAGCCGTGCCCCGCTCAAACAGGTACCGGAGGAAGCCATTGATAAGATGTATGCCCGTTTTAAGACACAGAAGGTGCCGGGCGGCATCAAGGTGCTCAAGCCGGAAAACGCGCTGGCGGAAATCAGCTATAAGCCCTCTGACATGAATTCGTATCGCAAGGTCTACGCTGTCGGCGATATTCACGGTTGTTACACAGCGTTACAGGACATGCTCGGGGAGCTTGGCGGCCTGCAGGATGACTGTCTGTATATCTTCTGCGGCGATTATATTGACCGCGGCATGGAAAATGCGGATGTCGTCAAATTCCTGCTCTCTGTCAAGGATAAGCCCAACATTGTCCTGCTCGAAGGCAACCATGAGCGTTGGCTGTACTGCTGGAGCCATGATAAAAAGACTCCCAGCAAGGAATTTGAACTGCGCACCAGCCGTCAGCTGGATGATTCCGGTCTTGACAAAAAGGAGGTCCGCCGCCTGTATCAGCGTCTGAACCAGTGCTCCTACTTTTCTTTCCGCGGTGCAATGTATTTTATCTGCCATGGCGGCATCGCCGGAATGCAGCAGGACCAGCAGCTTGGCCTCATTACGATTCCCACCTTTCAGATGATCCACGGTGTCGGCGGCTATAATGAACTGCCTGATGTCGTGGAATCCTGGAATAAAACCGGCATGGTACAGATCGCAGGTCATCGCAATATTCAAAACTATAACATCCTCACGCCTCATTCCAACTATGTCAATCTTGAAGGCCGCGTAGAATTCGGCGGATCTCTTCGTGCGATCGAAATCGATTCTGACGGCAATCTCATTTCTCACAGCGTAAAGAATCATAAGTTCTATAAGCCGGAAGAACAGCCAATCGTTGAGACAAAGGAAGACTCCGTTTATCAGCTCGTCAAGGACATGCGCCGTGAGCGCAATGTCAAGGAGAAAAGATTCGGCTGTCTGTCCGCATTCAATTTCACCTCGGAGGCTTTCCGCCGCAGCAGCTGGAATGAATTGACCACCGTCGCCCGCGGTCTCTTTATCAATACAGAGGATCATACCATCGTCGCCCGCGGCTATGAGAAGTTCTTCCGCATAGATGAATTGGCCCGCGTCTACCATTATCCGCACAGTAATCTTGACTATCTCAAGGACAAGCTCAAATTCCCGGTGAATGTCTACCTCAAGGAAAACGGCTATCTCGGTCTGCTCTGTTACGACCCCGAAATTGACGATCTGCGCTTTTGCACCAAGGGCAGTATCAGCGGCGACTATACCGACCACTTCCGACAGCTGTTCCAAAAGAATGTCTGCGAAACCGGCTCCCCACGCTGGAATGAAATCAAGCAGTACCTTAAAGAGAATAACTGCACCATGCTGTTTGAGGTTATCGACCAGCAGTTTGACCCGCATATCATCGAATATGACACGCCGCATCTGGTCCTGCTGGACGTCGTCTACAATGAAATTGCGTTCCGAAAGATTCCGTACAGCGCCTGGATCGGGGACGACCTGATCGGCATCAGCCAGCGGTTTGATTTGAACCTCAAAAAATATGTCAACCAGTTTATGGATTGGCAGAAGTTCTATGATTTCTATATCAAAGCCTCCGCTCCAGGCTATGTGTACGATGGTCACTTTATTGAGGGTTTCGTCTTTGAGGATTCTGCCGGTTTCATGACCAAGCTGAAAACCGACTACTACTCTTTCTGGAAGCACATGCGTAGCGTCGCAGACGGCGTCCGTCGTTTCGGGTCTATCAAGAGCACCGGTCAGCTTACCGACGCACAGTCCAACCTGTTCTACGGCTTCCTGCGCGATAAGTACGCCAGCGATGAAGCGTTCCGCGACCGGCACAATGAAAACGGCTATGACATCATCTCCCTGCGTAAAGCGTTTCTGTCAAGTCAGGAGGGCGCATAATGAGCGGCAACTATGACTTTTCTATCCGCATCAACAACTTTATGCAGTGCCAGTGTCTGCAGGCAGTCGCACAGGAATGTGCAGATGTCATCGTAATTGATTGCAACGGCAGTCAGGCCAATGCAAAAAGCCTGCTCAGTCTTATGAGCCTTGACTATTCGCGCAAGGTTCGCATTATCACATCCACAGCAGAGGAGCTTTTTGCCCTGCGCAACGCTCTTCAGTTGAAATAAATTTCGGAGGTACATAATGTTTATCTGCAACAAGTGTAAAAAAGTGTTCCCTGATCTCGATGGCTATGGTATGCGCATCCAGTACACGTTTGGTTACGGCTCCAAGCGCGATGGCGATTTGTTTGACCTGACCGTCTGTAATGAATGTGCAGACGACATCGCAGATGCTGTAGCTAAGATCTGTGCGGTCAACCCCATCGTCTGTGTAGACTACGATGCGCTTTACGGTGATGATTTCGCAGAGCCTGATGATGATTCTGACGGCGATGCAAATATTTTTTCTTAACTTACACAACACATATTTCAAGTATTCTGGAAAGGAGTCTTTTTATGGCTAAAAACAATACGATCCGCTTTTCTTTTATCGGCACGCCCGTAATTTCCAAGGATGGCATCGTGGACGAGATTGATTCCAAGCGCACAGGCGGCAAGATGTACCGCCTTCACTTCGGCATCAAGGCTGGCAACGATACGGAGTTTGTCGGCCTGCTGGATGGCCAGCGCGACACGATTCGCACTGTTGATAGTGATTTCAACCAGATGGAAGTCGCGTGGGAAGACCGCGACGATGCCACTGTGCTTGCAAAGGTTGCCCGTCCCCGCCTGTACCGTACCAATGTCGGCTGTGAGGACGGCAAGATCAAGAGCTTTATCTCTGGCTATGATTTCATCAAGTATCTGGCGGATGTTCTGCCCGACAACGATAAGGATCTGACCGTCACGGGCACCTGCAAGGTTCGCTATGACAACAAGGGTATCCTGCGCCGCAACTATGATATTCAGGCTGTCTGGTATCGCCGCGACACTGAAAAGCCGCAGCTGGCTATGTCCGTGCCCCTCACCTACTGGAAGGACTGCGTCGATAAGTCTGACCTCAAGGAGACCGGCAAGATCAACATCAACGGCTATGTCCTCCAGTTCGCTACTAAAGAGGAGGGTGATAAGTTCCTGCCGTTCTCTGTCGTATTCGATACGACCAAGTACAATATGGAGATCCCCAAGCACAAGGCCCTCTATGAGTACAAGATGGAGTTTGTCGATGTCAAGGACAAGACGCCGCAGACCATGCTTTGGGATATTCGCGTCGTCAACGGTGCGCAGGAGGTCGAGTTTGACGAGAGTCAGCTGACCAAGCTGCAGAAGATGCAGATCGAACTCGGTGAGGCTACGCTGGATGATTTCCGTCCCCGCGGCCAGATCTTCGGCAACCGCCTCTCGGAGCTTCGCCTGAACAAGCCTCTCGCACAGGGCGATTTTGCAGACGGCATGGTCGATACCGGCTACAAACTCTCCGAGTTCGAGGACATGATTGCCGTTCCCACCAAGGATGAAACCGTTGCCGATATGGAAAAGTCCGCCGCCAAGCCCGATTCCACCAAGCCACCGTTCGAGGATGATCTGGAGCTGTTCTGATAAATCTTTTTTAAAGGAGTACATAGTTTATGGCATTTAAAATGAACAAGATCAAAGCATCGCTGAATAGCTATCCCCAATTTTGTCTGATGGGCACCCCGAAGATCGGTAAGACCACCTTCTTCCGTGACCTTGTCTTGTACGAGTATAAAGACCCATCCAAGGGTCTGCTGATTTCCTGCGGCAGTGAGGAAGGCTACCATGCTTTGGATCAGCTGCAGGTTGCCGTTGCGTCCAGCTGGTCTGGCGAATATGACGAGGATACGGATTCTCAGGGTTTGGTCAGTATCATCGATGAGGTTATTGATACCCGCAAAGAGACCGGTATTCAGATCGTTGCGTTTGACACTCTGGACACAATGGCCGACCTGGCAGAGGCAGAGGTCTGCCGTCTGTGGGCACGTGAAGCGAAAATTCCTATCAAAAATGTCACCATCAACTCTGCTTTTGGTGGTTATGGCAAGGGCCTTGATAAGGAAATCGATTTGATTCTGGAACAGATCGCCCGCCTGCGTGCTGTTGGTATCGCTGTGTTTATCCTGTCTCATACCAAGCTGAAGGAAAAGTCCGATATGTATTCAGGTGAAAAGTATGAACAGATCACCAACAACCTGCAGAACAAGCTGTTTACTGCCGTTGAATCCGGCGCACAGATGGTATGTACAGCCATTATGGAGCGCGACATCCAGAACGGTAAGATTACCAATGAGCGCCGCCGTTTGTATCTGGTCCGCACCAGTCAGGTCGATGCCGGTTGTCGTTTCCCCGGTATGCCGGAATCTATTGAGTTCACCCCGGAAGCTTTCATGAATGCATTCCGTCAGGGCGTCAAAAATGCCATGTTCACCAAGCCTAAAACAGATGAGCAAATTGATGATCAGGTCAAAAAGGAAAACGCAGCCATTGAGAAAAAGGCTGACAAAGCAACAGTGCGCGATCAGGAAGCACGCGAAGCTGACAACGCAGAGACACATCGTGTCGATTATATTGCCGCTATTCAGGCAGGCTTCTCCAATGCCTCTGATGACACAAAGGCAAAGGCAAAAGAGCTGCTGTCCGCTGCCGGTGTTGCCAAGTTCTCTGATCCTGAGCTTGATATTTTTGTCCTCAAAAAGATCGCCTCCCTCTTCGCATAAGGCAGGCAGCGCATGGCAAAAACAACCGCACCAAAAGGTCGCCGCGTTAAGTGTCAGGCAACCGGTGTATGGGGCACGACCCTCACCTACTATAAAGCCCCGGACGGTCACTGGTATAAGGACGAAACAACCTATCAGGACAAGCTCCATAAAACTGCCATGCATAAACAGGTCATCGCCGCACTCGCCGATGTTATGATGTTCGATCCATCAATGGCGTTCCCTACCATCATTCCCAAAAAGCTCAAGGAACTCAGCTTCTATGACGATGAAATCATTCTCGCAACGATTGAGCAATGCCGGGATAAGATCGGGTACGCCATGCGCACCAAAGAGTTTTCAAGCGAGTACGGCCGTGCCGCTTATGTCATGGCCATTATCAAAAACCATATTAACGATGTCTATAAGGCGGCAAAATCCAACGCCGCTGTGCAACACAAGCAGGAAGCAAAAGCGCAGCAGGTCCCAATTTTGCAGGATCTCGGGTTTGGGGCAAATACGCAGGATCACCACGCACACAGGGATATTTCAGACTTCCTGTTTGACGATGAGCAGGAATGAGGTGATTTCCTATCGAATTACAAGAAATTTTACATAAAATCAATGCAGACCGTGAACAGGTCGAAGCCCCGTTTGTATTCTGCCTCTGGAAGGACCCCTACCTTTATGACGAGTACGACCGCGTCAATACTGGTACGGATGAAACCATCCAAACCGATGATTCTAAATTCTACTTTGCTCTTGGCCGCGCTCTGTATGAGCAGGGCTATCGCAACTTCGACGCGATCACGCTTAACGCTTACCTCAAGGATAAGGATGAAACCCGCAAAGAGTTTGATAAACGCGGTGGCTATCGTGAGGTCGAAGCGCTCAAATCTCTTATCAACCCGGATAACGTCGATGGTTATTTTGATAAGGTCGTCAAGCTGAACTTGTTGTCCGACCTTGCCCGCCAGTTCTTCAAAAATTTTTCCAATACGTCGCGGTTCGATAAGATGTCAAACGCCGAAGTTTATGACTTCTTTGACTATCAGCTCAACACCATTTCCATCAACACCGCTAAGGACATGAAGGTGGAAGATGTCTGGTTCGATGATGCTTTTGTCGATGAACTCAATAAGGGCGAAGCGGTCGGCCTCAACTACGGCAAAAACTGCCCGCGCCTCAATTACCTGACATTGGGTGTACCGCTGGGCGATCTCACCATGCTTGGCGGTTTCTCTGGCACAGGCAAGACCAGCTTTGTATTTGAAAACATGATCCTTGTCATGGCCGAGGCCGGAATCAAGTGCTGCATTATCTCCAATGAGATGCAGGTCCGCGCCTATAAACAGCTGTTGGCTGTACATATTCTGACCAAAGATCTGGACTATTGGAAAATCACCCGCAAACACCTCAAGACCGGCAATTTCACTGACGAACAGAACGAAATGCTGCGCAAGGCTGCCAAAATCAGCCAGGAAAAGTACAAGAACATCAAGTTCGTCAAGATGTTTGATAACGATACTTCCCGCGTTGTCAAAACAATCCGCAAGTATTCCAAGCTCGGCTTCCAGATGTTCCTCTGGGACACAATGAAATCTGATGATGATGTCAGTATGGAAATGTACCGCCAGCTGCTTGTTGCCTCCCGCAAGGTGTTCCAGGCTGCCAGCCGCGAGAATGTTGCGGTTGTGTGTACTTACCAGCTAGCTCTCTACCTCTTGAATCAGCGGTATCTGGACGCCAACTGTCTGTCCAACGGCAAACAAATCAAGGAAGTCTTTTCCGAGATGATCTATATCCGCCCCCTCTGGGAGGACGAGTATACCGGCGAACGCTATGACTGTAAAGCCTACACACGCGGCAAAAATGCCGATGGTAGCTGGGAAAAGTTTACCACACCCATCACGCTTGACAAAACCAAAAAGTATATCGTCGCCTTTCTCGATAAGACCCGCAATGATGAAGATAAGCAACAGGTTTTGTACGAGGCTAATCTCACTTGGAATAACTGGCGCGAGGTAGGTTTCTGCACGATCCGCAACGAACACATTCAAACCACACGCTAAAGGGGGTGCTGCCACTATGAACGCGGCACTTCTGCAGCAGCATCTCTCCGGCAATTCCGATGCTCTTTTCCGCATCCTGGAAACGCTGGAATTTCAGCACATCAATCTCAATAACGCAAAAACACAGTTCCGCTTTTCCCGCCTGGAAGATTCCAACCCCACCAGTATGATGCTGGATGTCAACACCCTGCGCTACTACTGCTTTTCCACCAACGGCAAAGGCAATCTGTTCACCCTCATTATGGATCGTATCCATTGTACCTTTCCGCAAAGTCTGCAATTCGTGGCAAATATCCTGGACCTGGACACCTCTGATTTTAATGTTCAGGTCACTTATCCCTTCCATGGCTTCTATCGTAAGCTCCTGCCAGACCGTGACGATGATTTTACCCTGCCCACGATCCCGGAAAACACACTTGACCCTTACTTAGGTAAATTCAACACGATGTTCTTTCAGGATGGTATCGACTATAAAACACAGGAACTGTTCCAAGTCGGCTACGATGAAGAATCCAGCCGCATCACGATCCCGGAGCGTGACTTTAACGGCAACCTTGTCGGCATCATGGGCCGCAGCAATGACCCCACTTGTAAGCACGAGGAACGCTGGCTGCCCATTGTCCCTTGCTCTCGCAGCAAGACATTGTTCGGTTTACAGCAGAACTATCACAACATCATAGACCGCGGAAACATCTTCCTGTTCGAGAGCGAAAAAGCCCCCATGCAGGCGCGGTCGTTTGGATGCAGACTGGCGCTCGGCCTCTGTGGCTGTCATGTCTCCCATGCGCAAGCCACCATGATCGCTTCCATGCAGCCCAAAAATGTGGTGCTGGCTCTGGATGAGGGCTTGGATGAAGAGGCTGTGCGCGAGGAGGCCAAAAAGCTCGTGCAGGATAACATCATCGTCAAAACTAAGGTCGGATATGTCTGGGACGCCGATAGCGACATCATCCCCAAAGGCAGCAAGCTCAACGCGGCAGACCTCGGCGTAGACGCCTACAAACAAATCATGAGAACGAAAGTGAGGTGGCTGACATAGCCGAACGTGCAAAAGACCCCCGCTTGCAAGCCCTGTATGACGAAGGGGTCAATATCTATAGCTTTTCCAAGCTTGGAACCATCAATTCTTGTTTATACGGAGCGTGGCGCACTTACATATTACATGACCGCGGCCTTGGAAGCGTGTATACCGATTTAGGATCGGCCAGCCATGATGCTCTGGAAAATTTCATCGAAGGCAAATCAAATAGTAGCGAAATGCTTCAGACCTTCCATGATGCTCTTGTTCAATGCGAACTTGTCGGATATGACTTTCCGAGAGACTTTCGTGGAACGGACAGTATCAAAACGAAATACATAAAAGACATGGAAAACTGCTTCCAGACCTTTACTATGCCGAAAGGCAAATTCACGATTGAGGAACTTCTGATTCTGCGCGTCAGCCCAACCCGGGCCATGCAGGGGTATTCCGACCTGTTGCGCTGGAACAACGATGGCACAGTTACGGTGCTGGACCTCAAAACAAGTTCCGACTACGCCCAGAAAGACCTTCTCGATCATGGCCGTCAGCTTACGATCTACGGCATGGCGTTAGAGCAGGCCGGGTACAAGGTCAAATCCACCGCATGGATCATGCTCAAGTATGTCGTCATCAAGTACGACTGGTACGCTACACGGCGCAGCAAAAACAAGACCCCACTCACCCGCATCGTCAATCGATCCAAGATCTATGACACTATCAAGGACGCTGTCGAAGCCGCTTGCCATGAGGCTGGCATGGACGAAATGGATATCGAAATCGCCATGATGGATTTCGCCAAGACGAACATTCTGGGCAATCTGTTCCCGGCTGAGGTCAAGGCAAAGTTCTCCATCAAGCCCTATGTGCGGGAGTATCCCTACACCAAGGAACTTCAGGCCGAGGCACTGGATTACATCAATAAGACCGCCGACCTCTATGAGAGCCTGCCGCAAGACAAAGACCACCCATGGGAACCATGCGAAATCACGAAGGAGAACCAGTTTTTCTGCAACACCCTCTGCGGACACAGAAAGACCTGCCCCTACATAAAGGACTACAACGAACGCACCATGGCCGGTGCCACACAATCCAAAAAGGACGAGGAGGATTTGTTCTGAATGTTCAGTGATATGGATGATATGTATTTCACCAACCCCAGCGAGGCCGACTCTATCATCGACGAAGCCACAAACAGCCTTCGTGACCTTATCAAGGATGACGTTAAGTGCGTGATCGATGCATACAACAAAGCCCTGCGCGAAAAACACAATCTGGAAAGCGACATTGCCCGCCTCAACTGGGAAAAACAACACATTGAGGACGATATTGAAGCGGCCAAGGCTAAAGCAGAGGATGTAAAGAACAACTATATTCCATCTGCTTACATCAATAAATTTGTCAGCAAGCGTACAGACGGATATGGTCCAGGCGATAAAGTTTGGGCTGTTATACGTGATTTCAATTCGCACCCATGCGCATTCTGTGGTACAACCGGATATATCTCTGCCAAAATGGACGATGGGACAGAATTTAAAGCCATTTGTCCAAAATGCAATGGCAGGAAAACGGTAAAGAATAACAAATATTATGTTTCGCTTGACAAAATTGAATGTGTAAATATGAAACTCCATTTCAAAGAAAACGAAGTTTCCGAAAACTGCTGGGAGCCTTTGTCAATCGTTTTGGCTAAAGCTGGAAGTATCAACCCTGAGAGAATTTTTAGGACCGAGGCCGAGGCTCAGGCAGAGATGCACGAATTAAATAAAGAACTGTTGGGGCAAACTGATGGCTAAGGTCAAAGAATGTATCTCTCGCCAAGAACTCATGGATATGATTGAGGATTACGCCGAGCGTAATGATCCAAGTAGTTTACAGGAGTTAGTGGATTCCATGTATCTGAGGCTTCGCGTTGAGGAAGTTGTAGAATACGTCATCCAACGTAGCATGATTGACGGACGCACATGCCATCCGTTCATCGGCAAAATCGCCAACGGCTACATCCAGGACTTTCGCCACAGCTGGCCGTTTCAAGATGGAGGTGAATTCTATTCAAAACTACCATAAGCACACCTGCTGTTCCAACATCTATACACCGGACTCTCCTGCCACCTACGAACAATACGCCAAACGCGCCGTTGAACTTGGTCACAAAATCCTCTGTTCTTTGGAGCATGGTTGGCAAGGTAAATATCACGAGTGCCGAGAAATCGCTATCAAGTATGGCCTCAAATTCATCTTCGGCACAGAAGCATACTGGGTAAAGGACAGACATGAGAAAGACCGCACAAACTGTCACATCGTCCTGCTTGCCAAAAATGAGAACGGCCGTGAATGGATCAATGAAGTTCTGTCCACCGCAAACGAGGATGGCTATTACTACCGCCCGCGTCTGGATGAAGAACTTCTGTTCTCGCTGCCTCCTGACGATGTATTTGTCACATCTGCCTGTATTGCTTTCTGGCATTATGAGCCGGAATATGTCGAACAACTGGTTTGCAAGCTGCATGACTATTTCAAAGACAACTTCATGCTTGAAATCCAGGCACATAATACCGATAAGCAAAAGCAGCTGAACGCTCATATACTGGAGCTTTCCAAAAAGTACAGTATTCAGATGATCGTTGGTCTTGACAGTCACTACATATATCCCGAGCAAGCTGTTGAACGTGATGAGCTTCTTGCTGCCAGCGGCACACATTATGATGACGAAGATGGCTGGTATATGGATTACCCAGACGACGACACTATTCGTCAGCGCTTTGCGGAACAGGGTGTTATCCCCGCAGATGAAGTCGAAAAAGCAATGCGGAACACAGACCTGATTTGCGATTTTGAGGACTACCAGAGCGAAGTCTTTGAAACCAACCGCAAACTCCCTTCTATCTACCCGGACAAAACACCGGAGGAGAAATTCAAAATCTATAATCATCTCATCAGCCGCAAATTCAAGGAATACATGAAGCATATTCCCATGGAGGATTATCAGCGATACTACGATGGTGTCAAAATGGAGGTTTACACCTACAAAGACACTGGCATGATCGATTATCCTCTGATGGATTACGAGATCGTCAAGCGTGGTATTCAGTATGGTGGCATTATTACAAACACAGGCCGTGGTTCTGCTGTCAGCTACTTTACAAATACTCTTTGCGGCTTCAGTAAAGTTGATCGCTTCAAGTCTCCCATTAAACTTTATCCAGAGCGTTTTTTGTCCACAACTCGCATTATTCAAACCAACTCCCTGCCGGACATCGATCAGAATATTGACCGGCAAGAGCCTTTTGAACGGGCACAGCGCGAAATTCTTGGTGAGGATCATGCGTATCCTATGATTGCTTTTGGCACGTTGAAGAAAAAAGCTGCATTTAAGCTCTATGCTAGAGCAAAAAAACTAGACTTCAATATTGCCAATAAAATCAGCGACCAAATCGACAAGTATGATATGGCGCTGAAATATGCAGATGACGATGAAAAAGACGAAATCAACATTTACGATTTTGTAGACCGTGAATATCAAGACTACGTCAAAAAGAGCGAGGTTTATTGGGGGCTTATTTCTTCAAAATCGAAAGCTCCATGTGCCTACATGCTTTATCAGGGCAGTATCCGGCGTCAAATTGGCCTCATCAAATGCAAAAGTGATACGACGAAAAAAGAGTATATCACGACCGTAGTTGATGGCGCTGTGGCTGAAAAATACAAGTTCCTAAAAAACGACTGGCTTATCGTTGACACAGTAGCTCTTACAGATGCAGTTTTCAAACGTATCGGTATGGAACCTTTGACTGTCGATGAATTGTCAGAATCCGTTAAAAACAATCAACAGGTTTGGGACATCTATGCAAAAGGTCTTACTTGCGGTGTCAATCAGTGTGAACGCGCATCTACTACACAAAAACTGATGAGGTATAAACCTAAAAATGTATCAGAGCTTGCAAATTTTATTGCAGCTATTCGTCCCGGCTTTAAATCTATGTACTCCAAGTTTGAAAGTCGAAAGCCGTTTTCTTATGGCATTCCAGCATTGGACGACATATTGCAAACAGAAGAATTTCCCTACAGCTTCATTTTAACACAGGAACAGCTCATGTCTGTTCTTCATTTTGCAGGATTTCCCATGGACCGTTGTTACGGCATTATTAAAGACATCGCCAAAAAACATCCAGAAAAAGTTCGTCCTTTGAAAAGTCAATTCATTGATGGTATGTGTAAGAACCTTGCCGGTCAATGTCCTCAAGGTAAAACACCAGAAGATGTTTCTGCTGAGATTTGGCAAATCATAAGTGACGCGACGGCCTATTCATTTAATGCCAGCCATAGCTGCTGTATGGCCTATGATTCCCTCTACAACGCCTGGCAAAAGAGCACTCATCCATTCGAGTTCTATGAGGTCTGTCTACAACACTTCTCCAACAAGGGCAAAAAGGAAAAAGTCTCTGCCCTCAAAGCTGAAATGCTTCGCGGCTTCAATATTCATGAGGGGCCTATCCAGTGGGGACACGACAACCGCAAATTCACTGCGGATAAAGAGCATCATGCCATTGATCCATCTCTGGTTTCTATCAAGGGTCTGAGCCAAGGCTGCGCTAACGACCTGTACTCCATGTACCAATCCGGCAAATATCATGATTTCTACACACTCTGGAAGGATATGTCCCATACGCGCAGTCTGAACTCTGCCAAGATTGAAACACTGGTGCTGCTGGACTATTTCAAGCCATTCGCTGGTGGCAATAAAATCCTTAAATTTATCGCAGCCTGCGATGCCTTGTATGAGCGCACGCAATTCCCCAAGGACACTGACTCTCCATATATCGAATACATAAAAAAGTGCTCCACAACGACGGACAAGCTCAAGACCTATAAGGATTTTGACTACGATAAAGCTCTGAGAGGGATTTGGGATAGTCTGCCCGATGAACCGCTGACAATTTCTCAACAGCTCAAGGCACAAAAAGAATATCTTGGCTACCTTCAGTACGCCAATCCCCGCCTCGCCACCACCTACCACTACGTCCTCTCCATCGACGGCAAATACAAAAACAAAAACATCACCCTCTATCGCCTGTGCGACGGCGAGACCCTGACCTATAAGATCCGTCCCCGCACCCTCGATGATAACCCTGTCGAACCCGGCGAGATCATCAAGGTGCTCGATACCCACACCGAGGGCAAATGGAGCAAGGACGGCGACCAGTGGGTGCAGTCTACAACAGACTTCAACGACTTTCTTACGAAATATTCCCATGTGAGGTGATTCAAATTTTAAATACCATTTTACTTTTCTCGGAGCTTTTATCCATCCCCATCGCCCTGCTGGTCAGTTTCCGGACTGAAAGCAAATATGTAGAGATCAGCATGCTCAGTTACCTGCTGTTCTTGCTGTTTATCAGGTGCTATCAGCTGGAGAACCTTCAGCCCATCATCTGACGGAGGTGATTTTATCGAAGCAAATTTTGTAAAATCCACGTTGGATACCTTCACGATCCTCGTGGACTCACGTGAACAGGACACGCTCAAGTATCATCAGCGGTTGGCTCGGTTCAGCTGCTCTGTTCTGCGCACCAAGCTTGATTTTGGCGATTACTCCGCGCAGGTCACACTGCCAAGCGGCGTCACTTTCAGCCTTTCCGATAAGGTCAGTGTGGAACGAAAGATGTCCATAGATGAGAGCGCTTCTTGTTGGACTACCAGCCGTGACCGCTTCAAGCGCGAGTTCGAGCGTGCCCGTGCCAAGGACGCTAAGGTTTACCTGCTTATCGAGCAAGCCTCATGGGAAAAAGCCTACCATGGTTACTATCGCAGTCAGATGAAACCACAGGCTCTTGTTGCCAGCATGACTACATGGATGGCACGCTACGACACCCCAATCGTCATGTGTAACGCAGAAACATCAGGGCAGTTAATATACGATATTCTTTACCGCGAAATGAAAGAAGCTCTGATCAATCTATGAGCACGCCCTTTAAACCGCCTAAAGGCCAGCGCGTATGCCTGCAATACATACAAACAAACCGCGACGGCGAGAAAGAGCCTATCGCCATCGTCACTGAAACCATTATTCCCGGCTCCTTCTCGCTATTCCTGCCAGATGGTAAGACCTGGAAAAAGAAGCTGACGAAATCAGAACCGGACTTTGATAAGGAGGTGTGGCCGTCTTTATGAAACCGAATGTAAAGGTCGTTGACATGGTCCATATGCTGTCGGACTACCCGGAGCAAAACCACTTCCTGCTCAAGAACCACGACTACGAGGTCTGTGTTCATCTGCAAATCGGATACTTCGTCCTGTTGGCCGGTCGCCTCATCTTCCTGCCTATCGAGCTAAAGGGCTATGACTATACAGTCTATCAAACCACAAAGGAGTGATTTAATTTCACATGAATTTTAATAACCATCGTGAACAGAACCGTAAGGAGCGCGGTGTCAAGGAGCTGAATATGATGTGCGCTAGTTATGATTCCAAGTGTGCGCCTGTCTGCACCTTTAACTATAACGACCTTTCACCCGCTCAACAGCGTGCCTTCGCCCGCCGGGAGCCTGCAAAAAATTATCTGGTGGTGAAATAATCATGGGGTATGTCTTGACCGTAATCGCCTGTATCATCAGCTTTTCTGTCGGATATTTCATTGCAGAGTCAAAAGACGAATCAGAGACAAAAGACAAAAATGATATGTGTATGACATGTGAATATTGCGAGGCCATCATCACCAACGGAAATATGAAAGTCACAACAAACTGCCCACTATGGGGCGATACTTACAACCGCCCTGTAACTTGTGCCTACTACAAACCCAGAAAAGAGGAGATCGAAAATTGATAAAAATTAAAAACGTAGAAGTCGGCGGCCTCAAGCCTGCATTGCGCGGTATGCGAAATCCAAAAAACAGCTGGGCCAGAAGTGATAGCGGCCTTGGTTGTACGCATCGTAAGAACTGGAATAATGAGGAAGATGGTCTGCTTCTTTGCGAAAACTGTGGCCATGCATATGACGAACATGTTATCTGCGCAGGTCACCAACAGTATTGTATGGGTCCAAACGATCACGACCTTGCTACACGCCTGCGCAATGCCGGTACTGACCATAGAAAATACTTGCGCATGATCGTTGTTTGGTTTGATGTGACAGCCCCGCTGTATTGGTGGAAAGAAGCTGATACTTATAAGGTTGGCACGGTCGCGAACTCGTGTAGCACCATGCATAAGGTCGCTGATAAAGAATTCTCTGTAGACGATTTCAGTCATGAACACCTCACAAAATACTCGATGGAAAATTTGGATGACACTATTGCCCAGCTCAATTTCTGGCGTGGAATTTATCTGAATGGCGGTCAGGTTACGAATTTTGATGGCACTGATCGCATTTTCGAGCCGAAAGATAAAGATGCATGGTGGCAGCTTATCCAGCTTCTTCCGTCCAGTTACAACCAGCGTCGCACACTCATGGTCAGTTACGAGGTTCTTGCCAACATCTATAAGTCCCGCCGCGGCCATAAACTGGATGAATGGCGCAGGTTCTGTTATTGGATCGAAACACTTCCCTATTCTGAACTGATTACCGGCAAAGAGGTGGCTGCATGAAACCTCTAAATACCCCCAGCCGTCAGCTCAAACTTAGTCTCGTCTGGCTCATGGCTACTATCGCAATGATTCCTGTTCAGGGCTTTTGTATCTCAACCATCTGGAACTGGTTTATGCCCATTATCGGTTTGCCTACTCTCACATGGCTGCAAGCGTACTGCCTGCTTTTCGCCGTCAAGGTACTCTTTGGTAGTAAAAGTGAAACCGAGACAACAAAGACGATCAAAAGCATTATAGACAGCACCTGCACCGAGTATAACGATTATGACATTCCCGACGAGGTTATGATCATCATGCTTACGATCCTCGAAACCGTTATTGTATCCGCTCTCTATCTTATCATCGGCTGGTTTCTCAGCTGTTTTTTGTACCTGTAAGGAGGTTTTTACATGACCGATAGCGAACAGTTCAAGCAGATCGTCTGTACCATGTACGACACATTTTGCAAAAAGAATCACGACTACGGCAACAGCTTTTCCACTACATGGCAGGAGTTTGGCAGCCTTGGCCTTGTCACCGCCGTAGCCCAGATCAGTCATAAATACCATCGCCTGCTCAACCTGACAAAGGGCACACAGCCCAAGGTTGATGAGAGCATCCGCGACACGCTGCTGGACCTTAGTAACTACTGCATCCTCACCGTCATGGAACTTGATAAGGAAAAGGCGGAGGGTCGCTTTTGAAATAAAAACAGCCGCCAAGCAGCAACAGAAAAAAGGAGGTCTTTATGGCAAAAACACTTTCTAATGATGTTGATCAAAACGTTCAACACCCCATTTATTACGGCGGTGCCGATGACCCGTATGAGGCCATCAAGGTAATTGAGGCTTGGAATCTCGGTTTCCACCTCGGCAACACCGTTAAGTACATCAGCCGCGCAGGTAAAAAGGACGGTAATTCTGCTACACAGGATCTTATAAAGGCTCTGTTTTATTTGAATCGTGAAATTGAACTTCTGGAAAAGCAGAACCAGGTCATTGATGTATCCGACGCAATGGTAGCCGATACCGTATCAGCCGGGACGAAGTAAGGAGGAGCTATGGAAAATGTAATTCTCTATACCACGCATTGCCCGCGATGTCTGATTCTGGCAAACAAACTGCAGGAAAAAGGCATCCACTATACGGAGTTTACCGATGTACATAAAATGATCGAGATGGGCATGGATATGATGCCTGTTCTGCAGGTGGGCAAAAAGCAGTATGGATTTAAAGAAGCAATCAAAATCGTAGGAGGTATGTAATGGCTATCGAACAGTATGAAAAATATCAGCCGTATCTGGACTTTATCAAGGAGTATGCCGCATCCAGCAATGCAGCCACTGGCAGTAAGGTCGATGCGAACGCGAACGTGGAATGCAAGAATGTCACCACTTTGACTGGTGAGCTTTATAAAAAAGAGGGTATCGGCATCAACCGTCTACGCATGTGGCAAAAAATCAAAGAGATGTATGGCCAGGAGTATGCTGACAAATACATTTACCAGCTTGACCACCATTTTATTTACCGCCATGACGAAACGAACCCGTGCCTGCCGTACTGCGTCTCGATTACCATGTATCCGTTTCTGTTCAATGGTCTGGAAAGCATCGGCGGCGGCTCATCTGCTCCTCACAACCTTGATTCCTTCTGCGGTGAATTTATAAACCTGTGCTTTGCCATTGCATCTCAGTTTGCTGGTGCAGTTGCCACTCCTGAGTTCATCCCTTATCTTGATTACTTCATCCGCAAGGACTATGGAGACGATTATTACCTGCACGCTGATAAGGTGGTCGATCTTTCCACCCGTCATCGCACCATCGACAAGGTTATTACTGATCAGTTTGAGCAGGTCGTCTATTCTCTGAACCAGCCTGCCGCTGCTCGTAATTTCCAGTCCATCTTCTGGAACTGCGCATACTTCGACAAGCCGTATTTTGAGGGTATGTTCTCTGATTTCGTATTCCCCGATGGCACAGAAATGCAGTGGGAATCTGTGTCCTGGCTGCAAAAGCGCTTTATGGAATGGCTGAATCAGGAGCGTCTGAAGAAGATCCTCACCTTCCCTGTCGAGACGCTGAATCTGCTGGATGATGGCACTGATTATGTCGATAAGGAATGGGCTGACAATGCTGCCGAAATGCTTTCTAAGGGCCACAGCTTCTTTATCTATCGTTCCAACAGTGTAGATTCCCTTGCCTCCTGCTGCCGTCTGCGCAATGAAATGAGCGACAATACCTTCAGTTATACACTTGGTGCTGGCGGCGTGGCTACTGGCTCTAAGGGTGTTATCACCATCAATATGAATCGCCTGATCCAGACTGCTGTTGATGATAACCGTGATATTTGCGACGCCGTTCGTGAACAGGTCAAAGATATTCATGTCTACCTCAAGGCATGGAACGCGATTTTGAAGGACGAGTTCAATGCAAAGCTGCTCCCTATCTACGATGCCGGATATATCTCCTTGGATAAGCAGTTCCTGACCATTGGCATTAACGGCTTTGTTGAGGGCTGTGAATTCCT